CTACGGAGTGAGTATGAGTTACAGTAAAGAGTGTTTAGATTACATAAAAGAATGTTTAGTCAAAGAAGATCGTAAGCCTATTGGCATGTATGGAACGTGGGCATATTATGCTGCAAAGAAAAAAGAGTACGAGAAAAACAAATGCCAAGATTAGTTCTCATTACAGGTGGATTTGATCCAGTACATTCAGGTCACATAGAGTATATCAATGCGGCCAAGGAACTCGGAGACTACCTGTTTGTAGGACTGAACAGCGATGATTGGCTTACTCGCAAGAAGGGTAAGCCTTTCATGCCTTGGATGGAACGACATATGATACTATCAAACCTAAGGAGCGTGGACGATGTATTTGCTTTCGATGACTCTGATAACACTGCTATTGACGCTATCCGTCGTATTCGTGAAGAGAACCCAGACCAAACGATTATCTTTGCAAACGGTGGCGATAGAACTCAAGAAAATATTCCCGAGATGAGTTGTGGTGTTGATGATGTTGAGTTTGTCTTTGGTATTGGTGGGCAAGACAAGAAGAATAGTTCTTCTTGGATTCTAAAAGCGTGGAACGAGAGATGAAAACATTCAAAGAATATCTCAATGAGAATACGCTTGATGACGTTCATGCTTATGCCAAAGAAAAAGGTGTGCATTTAGACATTGATAAGTATCATCGCACAAATGCATATCATCTATCTTGGATAGATCGTGGTTCAGGTAACAAAGGTGCCGGTCGTGAAGTTATGAATAAACTGCACGATCACGCAGACAAAAATAAAAAAGAGATTCATCTTGTGGCACATGAATCTCATCCAAAGTTGATATCTTATTACAAAAAGATGGGATACAAATCACGTGGTGAAACAGATGATGGCACACTCATGGTAAGAAAGCCGAAAAAGTGAAAAAGTTTAAGTATGTTGATGGTCTGCCAACGCTTCATTCACTTGATACAGACGAAAGCACAGGCGAGAGATTCTATATCACACCTAATGGCGTGAAGCTGCCTTCCGTTACAACTGTTCTTGGTCATTTCAAGAAGAAGTCTCTCATTGAATGGCGCAATCGGATTGGAAATGAAGAAGCAGATAAGGTAATGTATCGTGCTTCCAATCGTGGCACAAGATTCCACAACATGATGGAAGGTTATCTCCGCAATGAGGATGACTTTCTCAATGGTGTAATGCCTGATATGAGACAAGCTTTCAACGATATGAAAGAAACGCTTGACTTGATTGACAATATACGCTATATTGAAAGTCCTCTCTTCAGTGAGAAGCTTGGTGTTGCAGGAAGAACAGATGTTATCGCAGAGTTTGCTGGCTTACCTTCCATCATAGACTTCAAGACTTCCACCAAAGAGAAGAAAGAACACTGGATTGATAACTACTTTGAGCAGGGCACAGCCTATGCTCTAATGTATGAAGAACTTGTAAAAGAGCCGATAAACCAGATTGTCATTCTCATATCGGTTGACTTTATGGAACATCCACAGGTTTTCATTCGTGATAAGAATCAGTATGTTCAAAACTTGTTGGAAAAAATTCACTTATACAAACAGGAAAAACTCTAATGTGGCTAGATACATGGATGATTGTTCTACTCATTCTTTCTTTTGGTGCGTGTGCCTATGTTAGTGGCCGTAGAGGATTTGCAGCAGGTGGTGAGTTTGCATTACAGTTGCTTGTAGAAAAGAGAATGATCAAGATTACAGACGAAGGTGAGATCCTTCGTTGGACTCCATATGATGATAAGCCAAAGAGGGCTACAAGAAAGCGAAAGTGAAATGAAACGTTATGTGATTGGTGATGTGCATGGTTGCTATGATGAACTTCATGAATTGATGAATAGAATTCATGATCATGCTAATGGTGAAAAGATCAAAGTGATTTTTGTCGGCGACTATGTTGATCGTGGTCCTGATTCAAAGAAGGTTGTTGATTTGATCATGTATCTAACTTCAATGCATGATCATGTTGCACTGATGGGCAATCATGAAGATATGTTGCTTGACGGCGATTTCACTTATGCTGAGGCTACGCTTCGCAGTTTCAACAGCAAGCTTACCCCACTTATGGAACTGCCTGATTATGTGACTGATTGGATGCGAACTCTGCCGAAGTATTATGAAGATGATACAATCATCGTTGCTCATGCTGGTGCAAACCCTGCATGGCCAATGGATCAGCAGACAGATCAAATGCTTTTGTGGATGCGATATGAAGAATATCATCACGCACAGTTGCCAAAGCATTTCTATCACGGTCATACACCACGATTGGGCAAGATTGAACAAATAGATGATCGCACAAACGTTGATACTGCTTGTGTATATGGCGGGCATTTGACTGCTGCGATTGTAGGAGATGATGGCAAGCCTGAAGGTTTCATTCAGGTGCCACAAAAGGGTGGTGTATATGATATGAGTGATGCTCAATCGAAAGGTTGGGAAGTCTAGTATCATATATACTATGTTATCGGTGAAGGAAAACGAAAAACGAACTGGACTGGGGTTCAAATCCCCACACCTCCACCAAAGACACTAGCAAGTGGCCATTGAGTGTTATGGGTAACACTCTTGAATAAAAAACCCAAGTCAAGCCGAGGGCGTAATGCGGCGACATATAAAAAAGGCTAGTGTCTCTGATGGGGGTGTTACTGGGAATCGACAGGCGTGGAATAGTGGACTGGAGATAACCGTAGGCGACTACGTACAAGCGCAAAACTCTAAATGCAAATGATAACAACATTGCATCTAAGGCTTACGCTCTAGCAGCGTAATACCTGTGGGTATGGCTCCACCTAGAAACAGAACGGGCCACCTTAACACACATGACACAGGAGAAATATCATGTCAAAGAACCCTTACGAAATCCGTCTAGAACTTCTTCATATTGCGCGAGATTTTATTATTGAGCAAAATATGAACGAACGCATCCGTCTTGAGAATGATTGGGGCCTTGAAAGAGAAAAGGCTTCCATTGCACTATCTCAAGGACAGGATGTAACGTTGCCTCCGTTTCCAAGCGTGCCTAATATGGACGCAGAAGCTATCATCAAGCTGGCTGAAAAGCTGAACGGGTTCGTATCCAAGAATGAATAGAAAATCAGAGGGGAGTATTGAAACTCCCCTCTTTTTAAGGAAGATAAAAATGAAATTCTTATCTGTAAGTCTACTATCACTTCTGCTTCTTGGTTGCAATAATATCTCTACAGTGAACATTGCTCAACAGGGTGTTTCTGGAACAGTGTTAATCAACAGCCAAATTGATCTTACCACAGGAGCAACAGGAACAGGATTCTTCATTGGTGATAATCAAATTCTTACGAATCATCATGTCGTATCAGGAAGAAGTGATATCTACATCTATTCAAGCAATAGCAACAGAAAGTATGCTGCAAAGATAAAGCATACAGATCCTGTTTCTGATATTGCCATTTTAGAATTGATTGATTGGGAAGTATTCAAAAGAAACGAACTTCCTAAGAATATGGAATTTGATAACAGTGACTCGGTTGGCGTTGGCAGTAAAGTTGTAGTTATTGGTCATCCTTCAGGTCTTGTCTGGAGTGTATCTGAAGGTATCATTTCTGGCGAAAATCGCAGAATTGGAATGAATCCTAAGTTCATGAATCAGGTAGATGCTAATCTTTTCCAAGGCAACTCTGGCGGTCCTGTATTTGGATCAAACGGAAAAGTTGTATGTGTAAGCACTATGATGCTGACAATTGAAGGCGGTTCTTATGGTTTTTGTATTCCTTCAAATCTTGTAAAGAAGGTTCTAAACGATTTTGAACTTTTTGGTAAAGTACGTTGGAGAGTGTTAAACATAACAGCAGGATTGACAGATGACGGATCTTCTGTTATAGTACAATCATTAGAGCCTGATGGTGCGGCATACAAAGCAGGAATTAAAGAGGGTGATAAGATACTGGAAATATACACACCAAAAAATCATCCTGGTGGTATCACGGTAAAAAACATGGACACTTTAGTTACTGAACTTGCTCTACTGAACGGCGATGATATTGATGTTAAGCTAATGATTGATAGGAATGGTAGCAAGATGCTGATTGATGTTACAACAAACTATAAACTCTCTTCTGATTATACGGCGGATTAATCATGCCTACAAAAGAAGAGATTACAACGTTCTCTCTGAAGATTGAAACATTAGTCTCAGAGAAGAACATTCCATATATGGACGCAATCGTCATGCATTGTGAAAGCACAGGTCTTGAAATTGAACTTGCTGCAAAGCTTATTTCAGGCGCATTAAAATCTAAAATTCAAATTGAAGCTGAAGAACTTAACTTCTTACCAAAGTCAAACACAACAAAACTACCTTTTTGAGCATGATATACAATCTGAGTCCTCTTTACAATTTGTCTGTTCCTAATATTGATACGTGGAACGAACGATTCTCACAATTCTTTAGTAATGAGGAATATGATCCTGTATTGCAAGACTGGTATTACAATAAACTCATTGACAATATGAGTGAGGTTGAAACACTATTGAATGCAGGATATTTCGTTGATCCTTACACTGGGTTGTTCTCAATACCATCACCATATATTGAGGCTACACACTCATTCAATCTTGCACACTTTATTGGTAAGCATCCACAACACTTCTTTGGTAAGAATATTCTGACTGTGTGTGCTGACTTTGGTATTCTGAATATACAGGCTAAAATGTCCGGGCTTAACATTGTCAGTTCTGTACAGAAAGAATATTACAATGTAGGAACAGTTCTGACTTGTATAGGTAACAACTCTCCTCCATATCCTATCAATGTCTTTGACTTTCCTGAAGAAGATGTTGTGTTTATGTCTTGTGTTTTTCAAGAAGATGACCTTGCATACAAGAATTGGGAAATGATGATAGACATGAGAATATCCGGAAAAGAGGTGTTCTTCACTTCCAATTCATATTTCTATCTTCGCAGATATATGAACTATGATAGAATAGAACTTGTAATTGATCCAAGAACAGTGTATAATGAAGAAGATTATGCAGACATAGCATATGGATACATGAACAGAATCTACAGGATGAAGTAATGGACATTAATGATGTTTTTAAGTCTTCTGAGAGGGACAAGATCCTGCATATGAAGAGCATGGCCAAGTCATATATCGGTATGATATTTGATTATGATATTGATGATTTTAGTCATTATCTTGTTGTGTCTGGTGGCGCTTTCCCTGATTGGTTTCACGGTAAAGATCCAAAAGACATTGATGTTTTCGTGCTGCATGATGACACAGCAAAGAACAAGCTCCGTTCATATCTTGGCGGCAGGGGCTTTGTACTTAAGAGTATAGACTATCTAAAGCAGACAAATCCTGGTGCTACTCATGTCCAAGAGATTTGGGAAGGTACTTCTCATCCCAACGGCAGAAAGTATCAATTCATCTTTACTGATTATTGGTCGCGTGAAGAACTAATCAAGGGCTTTGATTACAAGCATTGTATGGTGTCATATGATGTGGGCAAGAATCAGATTTACACCACTCGTCAAATCTATGATGCCATTGCTAACAAGCACCTCATTGTGAACAATCAGAACAGAGTTGCTGAATGGCGCCGCACAAAGTTCTTGGATCGCGGCTATACTGTGCCTGTAAGAGAAGTGGTTGCTTCTACAACTATGCAAGAATTATATGAAAAACATCGTGATCGTCTTATGAAGGAACTAAAAGTGAATGGACAATGAAGCTTACAGGATACGAAACGTACTGTACCTATCTTGCACTGAAGCAGCACTTTACCAAAGAGAATTATGACTACTTTCGTTACAATGGTAAGGTGCATGTCAGCAAGGAATCATTCCTGAACCGCAGAGATAGGTTTCAGTTTGAGAAGCTGGCCAGAAAGTGTGATGATGTAAAGTCACACATGATAGCTTGCTTCATGTGTGATAAGACATGGATTGGCGATATGTTAGATCATGATGCCTTTGAGTTTGCAAAGGGTAAAGCGAAGAACCGTCAGTCCATGTCTTACATTTTCAAGAATGAAATTGGACAATACGATGATCTCAGACAACTCTTCAAGAAAGAAGATGGAAGACCTGATGGTTATCCAATGATATTAAATGAATACATGCGAGGCGATGTGACACTGGAAACAGTGATCATTCTAGATCACTTCGTTGGGTTCATTAACAAGTTTGATGCTAAACTCAAGAACGACTTTCTGTGGTCTAAGTTTAGCTTCAAAGCACGGAAGTACGCGCCGTTCCTGCTCCAAGACTTAGACAAAAAAAAGTTTGCTAAGATACTAAAAGAGCATGCCAAAGCATATATATAGTTGACAGGGCGAGATTGTCCTGCTATTATATACAAATTATACGCTGACATACAACGACATATAGGAGAACATACAATGTCAAACTTTGCATCCCTCAAGAAGTCCTCAACCGATATTTCCCGCCTTACTAAGGAAATTGAAAAGATCAACGCACCGCAAGGTAATAACGACCGCGAAGAAGATACTCGCTTCTGGAAGCTGGATCGTGACAAGGCTGGCAATGGCATGGCTGTCATTCGCTTCCTTCCTGCGCCTGCTGTTGATGGTGATGATGCACTTCCTTGGGTACGTTACTTCGATCACGGCTTCAAGGGTCCGACTGGTAAGTGGTATATTGAGAACTCACTTACTTCTATCGGCCAGAAGGATCCTGTAGGCGAATATAACTCTTCTCTTTGGAATGCTACATCCGACGAGAACTCTTGGCAGCGCAAGCAGGCCCGTGAACAGAAGCGCCGTCTTCACTACGTTACCAACATCTATGTCGTAAAGGATCCTTCAAATCCTGCAAACGAAGGTAAGGTGTTTCTTTATAAGTTCGGTAAGAAGATTTTTGATAAGCTTACCGCAGCCATGAACCCTGAGTATGAGGGTGATACTCCAATGAACCCGTTTGATCTTTGGAACGGTGCTAACTTCAAGCTTCGCTCACGCATGGTTGCTGGCTATGTCAATTACGACACTTCGTCGTTTGACAATGCTTCGCCTCTTCTTGATGATGATGCAAAGCTTGAGCAGATTTGGAAGTCTGAATACTCACTCAAGGAGTTTCTGGATCCCAAGAACTATAAGACTTATGATGAGTTGAAGAAGCGCCTTGATGAGGTGCTTGGTGGTTCAGCGACTGGTGCAGTAAACGACCAGATCACTGATTCAGTGACTCAGAAGCCTTCGTTTGAAGCTTCAAAGCCGCGCAAGTCTGTTGAAGATACTGCGCCGTTTGATACAGACGATGAGGACTTGGACTATTTCAAGTCCCTTGCTGATCAATAAAGATGAGAGGGAGAGTTTCGGCTCTCCCTTTTCTTTTATGCTGTTCTTGATGACGGAGTAGAATATCCTGTATGATGAAAACCCTCAGGTAAGAACTTAATACGCGCAAATGCTCTAGGCTGGGTGCCTTGTTCATATTGAGCATTAGCTACTGTTTCTTGCCATCTCTTGTCTTCGTCCATCATTTTGTTCTCTACACGAGGAATAGGAATCTGTCTTGCTTGTGTCTGACTCTGTTCATTCTGTTCTTCCATGCCTGTTTCAATCTCATCCATTCTATCTGACATATCGTACATGTCGTTTAGTTCATCGGCCTTAAGCTTGGATGCAGATGTTATTTGTAGTGCAGAACCTTGCTTTATCAGCCTTTCATTGTTGTTTACCTGAGCGATAGGAATACCTGTCTTGGTATCCATGATTGTAAGGTCTTCATTAACACCATACATGTTACCACCAAGAAGCTTTTGTTCAACGGGTTGTTCTACGCTGGCTTGAGCAGTTTTATTCTCTTCATCAAGTTTTTTCTTGTGTATCATAAACTGTAATTCTTCGTATTTTCTGCCAAGTTCTGCATTCTTTTTTTGATAGCTACTATCTTTCAACTCATGTGTTTTTGATTCTTCATTATATTGCCAAAGTGCATCCATCTGTTTACCCGTATCAACAAATTCTTTTTGCAAATCTTTTACACTTTTATTAGAATATTTTTCAGATGCAGATGCTTGGCTGACAGCCTTATCATTTAGTTGCTGCAATTTTTTATCTAGAACAGCATTTTCTTCCTCAGAGTTTATTTCTGCCCTCTTCTTCTCAAGTTGTTTATACTCTTCAAATTCATTGTCTGATAGATATTCATATCGGATACTGTTAGGTGTATCTTCATAAGGAAAATCTGATGATTCACTATCAATTTTAGATGTATCTTCTATTGCTGTTGTGTCTACTTCAACTTCTTCATCTGATTCAGGATCTACGCCAACAGATTGAGGAACAGACATAGGTTCTTCTTGAGCAATCGCGGTTGTTCCATCTTGTGATAGCTTTAATGATGCTGCCTGTGACAATTCTGGATACAGTTCAGAGCCTCTTTCAGAAAGAAGCTGCAACTCTTTCTGTGATATATCATCTAAAACAGAAGGATCATCAGCAACTCTTTCTTGAAGGGCCAAATACTTTTCACGTAAAGCCATCTGCTGTTGTTCATAATCCTGCCAATAGTCTCTTGGGTTGGATCTGTAAAGAAGACCCTTCTCTGTCTTTGAACCCATACCAGCACTCATTCTGTACAGTTCATCGGCCGTATATTCTTTGCCGTTGATTGTCTTTGGTAACCACACTTCAGCATGAGCATGAGCCCAACCACTTCTTACGCCGGAAGCTCCAACCTTGAAAACAGTATCTCCTTTTTCAAATCTGCCTTTTTCTACGTTTTCATCATTGTGTGCATATCTATGAATTGATCCGTCATCAAATTTAACGTCGATATAATATCCATATCCTTTTCCTTCTCTACCAACACTATAACCACCACCAATTACTTGGCCGCCCATATGTGCTTTCCAAGGTGTTCCTGTTTTAAAACCTTGTTCTGCTCCGAAATCTGTTCCTGCATGTCCGGGCGTTTTATTATTTGGTCTAATAGGATATTGTTTTCCTGTTTTCGGATCAGTATATATTCTTCCAAATTCACGGCTTCCAACTGTATTACCGGATGTCGGTATTGCATCAATTTCACTTATTCCTCCAAGATACGTTTCTTCTTCTCCTGGTGCAAATCCTAAACCTTGAGCGGCAGTCTGAACTGGTGCAACTGTAGCCGTTTCTTGTTGTTCTATTTGTGTTTGTTCAGCAACATTTTGAACAACGTCCATCGCATTTGGCACTTCAGTAGATTCTTCTTCGTCAGCATAACCTGTGATATTTTCAGGATTTACTTCATTAGCATACTGATCCAATGTGTTAAATGTTACTGCATTTCCACCTATTGCTGTTGCTTGTTGTGAAGCAATGATAAAATTTCCGTCTTTATCTTTGAGATTGCGTCCTGATCCTAATTGATTTGCCATAAGCATAGTAAAGTTTTGATTGGTATCACCTTCAACTATGTTGGTTCTCGCTGAGAAGTTTACACTTTCTAACCAATCACCCCAGACCTTTGTCTGTTGTGCAGCAGACATTTTTAGATACTCACTTGAAGACAGACCTAAAGATTGAAGTTCTGTTGGGCCCATCTGAAATAGACCAGCATATCTACTATTGGTGCCACCCATAATGGCAGGATTCAGATTACGATTCTCTACTTTTAGAATCATGGCAATTGCAGCCGGAGTTATACCAAATCTCGCTGCTTGCTCATTTATGGCATTAACAAGATCAGGATTTTTAGCAAGTCCAGGAAGAATTGATGCTAACTTAGAAGCACTAGCCGTTACACTCGTTTTTCTTTGTGTAGAATCAACTGTACCAGCTAACATGGTATTTTCAACTGCTCTAAATTGACCCGCAGTTATCTTTGGTGGTTTTTTTCCAGGAGAAGCAGGTGTAGCATCAGGATCTAACGTTGCTGGTCCATCATATTCATGTGCAGTATACCCTTGATTACCACCGCCTGTCTGATTCCAAGACTGACCACGACCACTCAACTTGTTCTGAATGTTGGATGTAATGAAGTTTGAGATATCTGGTAGCTGTCTTCTGTAATAGTCAGGAAAAGCCTGTGCTATCTGAGATGGTGTCAGCGATGACATTATGGCCTGAGCAAATTCAGAACTCGTTGCAGCACCACCGACACGATTACCAATAGGTATACGCATCAAACTCTTATAGTCTATTGTGAGTGATTCGCTGGTAATAGGATTTACTGCCATTACTTTCTCTTCTTATGCTTTGCAGCCGCTGCGCGGTCGCGTCTGTCTTGCTCTTGTTTTCTAAGGAACTCGGTCAGCAAATCAATGTATACATACTTTTCCCATGGTATCATGTTCTCAAGTTCGGCTAGTGAATATTTATGATGCTGCATCAATGCAAAGTTGGTCTTGTAATAGTTGAAGATGCTATCATAGCCGAACATTACTGAAAAAAACTTATGAAGTCTTTATACCTCACAGTATGTTGTTTGCCACACTTGTTACATTGGGCTGAGGCTTTAACGACAAAGCTAGGGAAGTTCTGTGTGAATTCTTCTAGCTTCTGGTACTGCTGTTGTGTCAGATTTTCAATGAAGTTATGCAGTTCTTCTGGTGTGAAGTCTTTGCTGGTATAATACTGACCCTTTGTGAAGATCCTGTCCACACATGATGCAATAATCTTAATGTTATTGTCCAGTTTGTCAGCGTTCTCGTCTAGCGACTTCATGATTGAATATGAAGGATATTTCATGGTAAAGATAAGGTCATCATAGAACTTTATTGTGAGCGCACTCTTATCGTTGTTTGAGACTTCTATGTTGGCAATATCAAGCTTTACAGGGAATTTGTTTCCACACTTGCCGGCTTCTGTCTGATTTTGGCATATGAAATTTAATTCAACTGTTTCACCAACTGATTTAGCACGAAGCGCAATGAACAGATAGTCTATATCAAAGAATGGCAGTGTGTCCACGTTTATCTCTGGTGAGATGATGCAGTTAGTAATAACCTGCTTTGTCGCACGGATTATCTCTTGTGCATCATTACTCTTGACTGCCATAAGCAATAGCTTTTCTTCCTTGACAAGAAAAGGTCTGACAGTCACTTCCTGATTATTGGAAGGCAAATGAAGTGTGTATGTAGGTAAGTCTATCTTCGGTAACATCATATATTCCTTTGGTCAATTTTAAGCGATGATTATCTAAGTCCACCAGGTGTGTCAGAATTTCTGAATGTGTTTGGTTTACCTGCTACAAGATCAGGATTATTGCTGACAGACGGATCTCTTCCAACTCTTTTCCACTTGTGATATGTGAATGTCACAGCCAGTCTTTGCACTTGGTCATCGGCCCATGTTACCGGCTGTGGATTGACAAGGGTAGGATAAGCATTGAACAACGTGATCTTGTATGTTTCTTTTGGATATGTGGCTGGTGTCGTATTTGGACCAGAACCGGTTGAGATACCATATTCTGCATATTGCATAATTTCAATCGTTGTCTCATAATCTTTTCTGTAATTAAAGTCATATGTGTTGGTAGGATTTATTGCTTCCATCCAGTCATCAAAGAACTGTCTCTCATAAGACTCAGAACGGCAAAGAAAAGTCATTGTGGTATCTTCATATTGTGTCTGATATGGTAGCTTTTGATTTGGACCATAGTAGCGTACATCCAGACTTAGAAAACCACGACCAGGCAATTCAGCAGCTTCACATAGATAAGTGAAGTCGCGCATGATCTGTCCATAACTCATGTCTAAATGAACTCTGGCTGGCATGATACGAACAGCAAATCTTGTAGATTTGGCCAGTCCACCATAACGTGAACTTTCTGTCTTGAAGTCATTCATTGACAGCTTGGTTATTGGATTGGTTACAGGAAGCGAAGACATTTGTTACTAACTCTTTCTAATGAATAGTTCTAAAGATAACTGAGCAGCTTTGTCCCATTCAGTGGCTGGTATCTCAATAAATCTAGACCTAACATGGCCATAGAGATAACGCTTTACTGCTGGAGCCATTACTGAATTGACACTCTTAGATGAACTCAGTAGGTCATACGATATTTTCAGTCTGGTTCTTGGTGTGTATTTCTTGGATGTAGCGTATTCCTGAAGACGGTTCAAAAGACCTATTCTCGCACCGACATCCAGATAATGAATATTGATGCCAAGAAAGCCGTCGTGATAATCTTCCAGCGGAAATACCAGTGGATAAACGTCATATACAGGCAGCTTATCTTTTGTTTTGGGATCATACTTGAAAAAGACCATTCTACCTATTGTCGCATATGCTCTCTGTTGCTGTTGCATACGGAATAGATTATCACGCATAGAAGACGCGCTTCTTGCTTTTTCAGTCATCCAGTCAAATAATTCTTTGGGTGTATATTTCTTTGTGGCCATAGAAGTATTTATGTGAATTTACTTGACAAGTGCTTGACATAGCTGTAATATGGCTATGCCAGCGATGATAAGCACTACTGTTATATACCTAATTCATCTTCTGTAATCAGCTTAAATATCCAGCCTCTATCAAGACAGTATTCAGTGGCTGACTTCCATTTTGCAGTATTCTTACCCCATGTCATGACTTCAGTGATATACTGCTTTGTTATTCGCTTCTTCTTTTTAGGTTCTCTTGTTTCTTTCTTAGGCTTTACTTCCAGCATCATAGTCTGAGTATTTCCGTCTTTTGTTCTAGCCTTGACGATAAAATCAGGAAAATATCTATGTCTGCGGTTATCTGTTGGGCAGATATATGGTATTGCTATTTCCTCTGAACTCCATTCCAGTACACTATCATTGGTATCCAAATGCTTCATTACTCGCAACTCCCACAGAGAGCGATAAATGATGTTTGTTGGATCCCCCTTGTATTTCTGAGGATTCTTTGGAGAGAAGCGACCTTTGTATGTTTTCATATAAATATATAGAAAACAATCACAGGAACTAAAAATGACTGAACCAAGTACAACGGATGGCTTTGAAATTGTTGGAGGTGTATCTGATGTTAATGATAATCCATTTAGTGGGCTGACAGATGTTGCCAGTGAACTCGGCGGCAGATTTGTTGATATAATTACAGGACCACCTGAAGCAAATGATCAAGACTTAGAGCAAAGTAAGTATGATTTTACTTATCGTGTGTTTCCTGAGGATCTTACACTTTCTGACAGCGCACACTATATGGTCATCAATATTAACGTGCCAACAACCAGAAGCGGGCAGAATAGATCAGCTTTCTCACCTGGTGAATTATTGTCTGATGATTTCTCAAAGGTAGATAATCTGAGATTTAGTTCAGCATTTGCACCACGCACAAATACTCCTCAAAAAGAATTTCTTTCTATACCAAGAAATACTCGCAGAATAGCACAGTCCATTGCGCTTCATATGCCTAATGGTGGCTTAGTCTATACTGAAGATAACAAGTATGAGGAAGCGTCTCTGACTTCCATGGCAGGTAGTATTGTTGGTGCTGCTGGTAGTCTGCCAGGTAGATTTGGTGGTGCTGCGGGTATTGTAGGCAGAATAGGTCAAGCTGTAACTGGTGGATCTAGACTTGTTGGATATCCTGTTAATCCTCGCGTAGAGGTACTATTTGCAACAAGACCACAAAGACAGTGGATGTTTGAAGTGTTTTTAGCACCACGCTCAGTTGATGAAGCATTGACAGTCAAAGAAATAATCAGATTGCTCCGTTATCATGCTGCACCTGAACTGGAAGGAGCAGGCTTCTTCTTTATTCCACCAGCTGAATTTGATATTACATTTTATAGGCAGGGTGTGGAAAATCGCAATTTACCTCGCATCAATACATGTGTTCTGGAAAAAATTGATATTGATTATGCACCACAGGGAGTATATTCAACATTTAGAGACGGTACTCCTGTGGCTGTTCGTCTGAGCATGGGTTTCAGAGAGATTGAAATTGTTCACAAACTCAGAGTTTTACAGGGCTTCTAATGTCTAGATTTTTTGATAAGTTTCCTCTTGTTAGATATACAGTAGATAAAAAGCTGCTGAACGAGTATGATACAGTTCGCAATGTGCTGTTTCGTGTTGGTATCATCAAAGAGGTTATGGATAATAATATCGATTCCTATTATCTCTATACGATAAAAGACTCTGACAGACCAGAAACTCTATCAGATAGAATATATAATGACCCAGAAGCACATTGGATTATTTTATACGCAAATAATATATATGATCCATATTATGACTGGCCTATGGATGCGCGTACATTTGAGAAGTATATCATCAAAAAATACGGTTCCCTAGAATTTGCAAAGACAAATTATCATCACTACGAAAAAGTAATTACCAGAGAAAATCCAGCTGCTCAGGTTGTCAGCACTACAAGATTTGAAGTAAACGAGAAAAAACTGACAGATGGTATTTTGACAATTATTGATGCTGAATTAGACTATGGTATCGGTGAGATAGTCTATGTCGGTCCATCTAATGCATCAAATACATTCTCAGGCCAAGTGACTGCATGGAGTAATTCTAACGGGCGTATTGTTCTAGCCAATACCAATGGCACAGCCCTAGCATATCAGTTTCTTATTGGTTCATCTTCAGCAGTCAATGGCACAATTCTAAAGACTGATCTACCAACAGCACCTATGGATGCATATAATACGCTGACAGATACTACAGGTTTCTCTACATATACAGTAGCAGGACGCACCGTATTTGAGACTATTTCCCGTGACAAAATATCATACTTTGATTACGAGGAAAGAATAAATGAGGAAAAGCGCCTTATTCGTATAATCAAGCCTCAGTATTATCAGCAGATTACTGGTGAGTTGGAAGACATTACAAATCAAAGAACATTTTTCAGAAGACCTAGATAATGGAAGCACCAAGAGAAATAGAAAATCCATATTCGTATGATATTTCATCAACATCATTTGAAGTAAACTTTGATGGTGTGAGTGACCCTATTTTTGAAGACCTAAGCGCAAAAGAAATCACAATGACCGAGAGCCTTTTGACACCAGGTTTGCAGACAACGATCAAGCTCCATAGTTTTTTTCACAATCCAACAATCAAAGTATTAAATGAATTCAAGAACGCTATAGCTAATATCAAGGTATACAGACCAATTCTACAGCAATTTGGTATGATGGATGAGTTGAACGCATCAGCGCGAATTTATCGTCTGGACAATAGAAAGATGATTAATCATAACGTAGAAGAATTTACTGTTCAAGGTTGTGATGATACTCTGCTAAATGACGCAAGAAATCTGGTATCAAAGTCATGGAAATGCGTCAGCCCGTCTTCTGTGGTAGAAGAAGTATTAAGAACATGTGCTGGCGCAAAGACAATAGATTTAGAGAGTTCAGGTCCAGCGCGTGATTATATCGCTGAGAATATTCATGCGTTTCAGGTTGTCACACAACAGGCCGATGTTGCATTAGCTGGTGGTGATGATCCGTCATTTATTCATTACATGACATACAGAAATTTTAGTAAAGGTGATCCACGCGGTACACACCATTTTAGATCACTGAAAAGCCTTACTGCACCAAATAATGGTGTGGCCAGATTTTTCTTCCAAGAGACAGGTATATATGCAGGTATCGGTCATCCAGAATCAATTTTGACATATTCATTTCCTTGTGATTTTGATTATTTGTCAGATATTCTCAATGGTCTAAGGTCATCACTCGTTACAGTAAATCCTATGTTAAAAACATTAAGTCTGCTAGGTAATAAATCAAGCACATGCGGTATGGGTGAAGGCCAGTATATGGTAGCATTTACCAATTTCAATTCAGCCCAGCGTCAGGATTCATGCAATACAGATGTAGAAAAGCATTTGCTTCTTCGTCAAGCACGTATGGGATTGCTAGAACGCGACAAGATAGCACTTAGACTAACAGTACCATGGAATCCTGTATTACATGCTGGTGATATCATTGAAGCATATTTTATCAATAAAAACACAAAGAAATATGATAATTTTGGCACAGGTTTGTACTTGATACATAGTATGACACATAACATAAAAGCTGGTGGCTATGGCACAACGACATTGGATTGTGTGGCTGATACAGTAGGCGAGGGAATAGTATAATGAGTTATCCATATCAAGGTGAGATTTGCTATGGCATTGTGTGTGGTGGTAATTTAAATGACCCTGATCCAACAATGTCTGGTGGTGTGCGTGTTATTCAACCACACTTGCATAATCCAAAAAACGTAAAAATAAAAGACTTGCCTTTCGCGCGCACGATGGCACAGGGCACACAAAAGGGCATGACAAATATGAACATGCCAGCCGAACACGGCTCAGGTGTATTATGTCTAAAAATGCCCGGACAAGTTGGTACCGGACACCTAGCCGTTATATGTACTGTGTCGGGTGATATTCCTGAAGATATAGGTACACCAGGAAACAATAATCCATTTTCTGAATTTCTTCAAAAAGTTCTCAGCGAAAGTGCCGGCATTAATATTCCACCTAGCGTGGGTTCTGGACCAGCAGGATCAAAGCCTCCTGTAGAAAAAGGTGAAGAGTGGAAACACGAACTAACTAAAAATTTGCCATCTCATCTTGCACTCGCACCATTGATTGGCATCAAAATACCTCAGTTAAAGAATGTAGCGACAGCCATTCAATCATTTTCTAGTATATTGACTGGTGATATGCTGAGTAAATTACCTGGTGTTAATATGACGCTTGGTTCATTATTGACAAATATGCCAAGCAACCTATTAAATGATTTGGCTAAGAATATGTCACCAGATATGTACAGAGCCTTGAATTCCATGAATAAGCTAATGCAGACAATGGAAATTGTTGAAGAGGGTGGCTTTAATACAGCAGCAAAAATCAATCCAGATGTATTCTTCAATAATGCAGTAAATCTGTTAGTTGATGTTCGCACAATATATGATTTGGTTGGCTCATATCAAAAACTTCAGTATGATACATCGCTTTTTGGTCTGGAAAGCTTGCCGCCTGTAGACTTGTTAATGTCTGGTGGACCATTTGGTGATATACCTATGCAGTTGGACTCTTTTGGTAATCTGACAAGCAATGCACCAGAAGGTGTTCAGAAACTTATAGAAGCTTTCTCATCACTCATGAAAGATACTTCTGGTGGTTTTCCTGGTGTATTTCCAGATAAGAACATGTTTGGTGGTTCTGCTGGTGTATTGAATGATATGTTTAATAGACTGCCTAACGCTGAGTTAAATGAAGCTGTTCAGCAGATGCAAAAGCACGTAGCACCTGGAACAAATCCAAGAGACAATGGAAACAAGCTTGTGAGTACCACGATGAAAGCTGGTATGCTTGCATTATCACTATTAGACTCATTGAAATCTTAAAAAAGGAATAATATAATATGGCCATAGCTTATAAACAAGATCAAGAAAATACTGTGCCAAAATATGACACCCCACCGGACGCAAATGGTATAGACGGTGCTTTGGTATATCCTAACTTTACCTGTCAAAGAACAAGAGGTGGTCATACAATTACATGTGATGATAGTAAAGGTGCGGAAAGTATTACCATCAAGCATCGCTCAGGATCCATGGTCCAGTTTTTGCCTGATGGTGCTATTCACTTTGTATCACATAATGGCCAATACACCACAGTATTTGGTGAAAATCGTATGACTGTGACTGGTGCATTTGATGTTGTAGTACAAGGTGGTGGTTCATTAAAAGTAGATGGTGACTACAACATGACTGTCATGGGTAATCATAATACCACAGTCAATGGTGATATGAACGTTACAGCCAAAAACATGAATCAAGTTATTCGTGGTAATATGGATACATCAGCACAGAATATGACAATGAAAGTTGCAGGATCAACTGAAGTAACTACAGAGGGAGTAACAACCATTTCATCTGATGGCGGTTTGTCACTGGCCTCTACTGGTGCGCCTGCATCTATTCTTTCAAAAGGTGACTTAGGCATCGGCACAACAGGTAAACTCATGATACATGCTGGAGGTGCAGCACATATTAAAACAGACACAAACATGGTTATGTCATCTGGTGGTACATTCCGTATGAAAGGTTTTGGACAGATGGCATTTGATGGTGGTGCAGAAATTCGCATGAACGAAGGGATTGCAGGTGAAGCAGACAGTATGGCAATTAGTATGCCTGTTCCAAATAATCCTAATCCAATAGCCGGCGGCTCAACTGTAGCATAAATAAGAACATGGTAAACATAATCTCAAGAAAAAATGACTACTCAGATTTAGATTTGGACTTCATGCCACATCCAACAACAAAGGATGTCATGAAGAAAACAGGCATTGAAGCAATCAAGAGGTCAGTAAGAAATCTCATTCTTACAAACTTCTATGATAGACCATTTCAACCGTATATCGGTTCAAATGCGCTAAAACTATTGTTTGATAATGCAACACCAATTACAGCCAATTTCCTAAACAATGCTATTCGTGAGACAATAACAAACTTTGAACCGCGTGTTCGTTTAGAAGACTTGAGAGTTAACTTTGATCTTGATAACAATGGATATAACGTCACTCTTTATATTGTTATCCTAAACAGAAACGAACCAGCCGTCATAAACCTATTTCTAGAGCGTATTAGATGAGTACAGCAAACACTTCATTAAGAATAGCAGAGTTAGATTTTGATTCAATCAAGCTAAATCTAAGAAACTATCTTCGCAGTCAGTCTGAATTCCAAGACTTTGATTTTGAAGGTTCGGGTATGAATATTCTAATAGACCTATTGGCCTATAATACTCACTATATGGGTTATTATCTGAATATGGTAGGCAATGAATCATTTCTGGATACAGCACAGCTTAGAGAATCAATGATATCTGTGGCCAAGTTGATGAACTATGTTCCTAGAAGTAGTGAAGGAGCAACAACAAAACTGAATATAACAATCACACCAACAGCAGGTTCTGAAGATACAACAGCACAAGCAGTTACACTTGATCGCTACACAAAGCTTCTTGGCGCCGATATCAGTGGCGTAAACTATCCGTTTGTTACACTATATTCAAATACATCTATAAAGACAAATGGCAGCTTTAAGTTTGCAAATGTTGTTATCAAGCAGGGTGAAGTTGTTACACGCCAGTTTGAAATGGATGCTCAAAATACGCGCCGCAGATTTAAGATTCCATCTGCAAACGTAGATGTTTCCACACTGCAAGTCTCAGTTCAGGAATCAAGCACAAATACCTATACCACTGTGTATAATCTATATGATGACATTACTTTGGTACAGGGCAATACAGCCGCATACTTTGTTGAGGAAGACACAGACTCAAACTATGTTGTGTATTTTGGTGATGACATCATTGGTAAAAAACCAAAGAACGGTAACATCATTAATCTGACATATCTTGATACGGTTGGTTCAGCAGCTAATAGTATTAATGCATTCTCGTTCATAGACAGAATTGGTGGTAAATACAGCAGCAATGTCATTGTCAACTCAACTGGACCAACTTACGGTGCAGCACAGAAAGAGTCAGTAGAAGATATTCGTTTCCGCGCACCATATCACTATACTGTGCAGAATCGTGCTGTTACTAAAAATGACTATGAAACTTTAATTCTGAGAGATTTTCCTTTTGTAGATTCGGTATCGGTTTGGGGTGGTGAAGATAATGATCCTGTTGTTTATGGTAAAGTTTATATGTCTCTCAAACCAAGAACAAACTTCATTCTGACAACAGCACAAAAAGAAGAAATTAAAAACACTCTGATTAAGACCAGAAATGTTCTGACAATCATTCCTGAAATTGTTGATCCAGACTTTGAATATGTGACAATGATTTGTAGAGTAAAGTATGATCCAAAGAAGACCACGCTTACAGCCGATCAGATTTCTACTCTTGTTTTAGCTGCTATCTCAGATTATAACGATAGAGAACTTGAAAGATTTAACTCTATATTCAGAGAATCAAAACTTCAGTCTTATATTGAGAATGCAGAAAGATCCATTACTGGTTCTGACCTTGAAATCTATCTACAAAAGAGAGTTATTCTTCAGTTCAATAGACCGCAAAACCTTCGTGTAAAGTTTGACGTTCCTCTAAGAAAAGGTGACTTTCTGGCCAAACTCTTTACATTCCCGGAAGTTAAAATCTCAGATTTGGAAGGTGTTGTCAGAAACGCTTTTATTGAAGAAGTTCCAGAATCATTTACGGGTGTTGAAAGCATTACTATTGAAAATCCAGGCAGAAACTATTCATCAATACCAACAGTGAACATTCGTGGCGATGGTATCGGTGCTACTGCTGTGGCTAAAGTGGTTAACGGTAAGATTTCTACGATAGAAATTACAAACAAAGGTACCAACTATAACAGAGCCATCATATCAATTGAGGGCGGTGGTGGCACAGAAGCATCTGCTACCGCTGTTTTAGAAGCAAAAACAGGCACACTAAGAACATTCTATTATAGACCAAATGGTGAAAAAGTCATACTTAACGAAAATGCAGGATCTATTGATTATGATATAGGCGAAATTTTTCTGGAAAACTTTAATCCTGTTTCACTGACACCAAATGAATACTATCCTAATGATGTTCTAACATTTAATGTTCCTTCACAAGATGAAATTATTTATCCATTGAGAAATCGTGTTCTCTTGATAGATGAAGGCGACTCATATGCAACTCAGATTATCGTAGAACCAGAATAATATGGCAAATACCAATACGGGCATTTCTACTTTTGTTTCATCACAATCTCCTTTCTTTGTAAGGAACGATCATCCTAACTTTGTTCGTTTTGTTGAAGCATACTATGAGTATCTTGAACAAGAAGGTAAAACAATCAATCGTGCAAAAGATTTCAGAAACGCTTTGGATATAGACCGCAGTATTGATCTATATACCGAAAAGCTTTATTCACAGTTTCTTAGCAACATTCCAGAAGAAGTTATAGCAGATAGAAATCTAATTCTTAAACATGCTAAAGATTTTTATAGAGCCAGAGGTACCGAAAAATCAATTAAGTTTCTTTTGGCCATATTGTTTGATCAGGACACAAATTTCTACTATCCTAAAAGAGACATTCTAAAAGCATCTGATGGCAAGTGGTATCAGGAAAAGTCTCTTAAAGTCTTTGATGTTCAAGTAAATAATACAAGTGATCCTGGCATCTTTACTGTTAAGAATTTTACAGGTAGACAAATTCGTGGTCAAACATCCAATGCGACAGCTACAGTGGAATCTGTTGACGTTTACTATGAAACCGGTGTTGTTGTTAAAGAACTGAAAATTTCTAATCAGATTAGAGATTTTACAGCAGGTGAAATCATTCGGGCTAAATTTGAAGAAGAAGGACAAGTAAAAGATATATCTGCAAATGTGTTCTCAGGAATCATTGTTCGTGCAGATATCATTAATCGTGGTAACAACTATGTCGTAGGTCAAACAGCCAACGTTGAAAGCAATACAGGTTCAGGTGCTGTAATTGTTATTTCCGAAGTTTCAAGAGCAGCTATCAAGACCATATCGCCTCTTGATGGTGGTGCTGGATTCCAAAATAGCAATCTGATCCTTGTCAGTGGTGGTCTAGGTTTAGGCGCTAATGCAAACGTTGCTCTTGTTAACACAGATGAAACATATCATCCAAACACATACAACATTGGAATATCTCTGATTGGTTCGGAAGCAAATACAATTATCGGGAATGTATCAACATCAAATTACGAAACTTTTGCTTATCCTAACTTAGATGTTGTTCTGGTAACTGTTCCTGCAAACACTTCAAATCTTGTGGCCAACACAGTATCAGGTACGCTTGTTAGTCAGCTATATTTTGATCAGAATATTGCAAACTCAAACGTATTTTTCCAAACAGGAGATTCGTTAAACGTCTATAACGTTCTGACTGACTCAAACTATGTGCTTTACATTTCATCTAATACAGTAAGTACCTCAAACATACAGTTTACACCACAGATAGCAGGTAATCTTTCGTTTGAGCGTGTTGTAGTTCTTAAAGCTCCATTCTCTGCATGGTCTAATCTGACAATAAGTTGCGGCGCAGGCACATCAACATTATTAAATCTTTCAGCATGGAAAGCAAACTCTAACGTCTTCTTTGAGACATATGATAACATATTCTGTTTTGGCACAAATGTTATGATCATGTCTTCTAACAGTATTAGCAATACTATAACAGTAAGTCCTGGTTTGTCTGGTCCACTAGTAAATGAACCTTTCCAAGTAATAAAGAAGCCTAATGCATATACAACTTTGGCCAATTCAATGTTGTTCTTTACATATGCAAACACAGGTCCTATTCAGCGCGTTGTCGTATTGAATGGTGGTAATAACTACACAGGTAACATATCACTAACTGCTGTCGCAAACACAAGAGTAACCAATCTAGGTATTCTTGGTAGAATGGCAATTATAAATCGTGGTAGAGATTATGTTGTTGGAGATGAGATTGAATTCATCAATAAACCTGGAGCTACTATTGGTGCGGGTTCCGGTGCAAGAGGTTATGTAGCTTCTGTTAACGCAAGTGGCTCAATAGAAAGTGTAAAGTTCAAAGAAGTGCCTGGCAATTATATTGGCGGATCAGGATATAACATGCTTGAACTACCTACAGCCAATATCATATCTGCAACAGGAATTGGTGGAAATGTAGTTGTCACAGCAATATTGGGTGCTGGTGAAAAACTGGTTAGTACCTCTGATGATATTGGTGCAATTCTAAGAATTCAAATTCTTTCTGGCGGTTCAGGATATCTAACACCACCAACAATCAATCTTAAGGGATTTGGTTCTGGTACAGCACAGGTAGTACCAACTCTTGTACAGGGTGTGTTCTCTTATCCAGGCAGATATCTAAATGATGATGGGCATCTAAGCAGCTATAACTTCTTGCAAGATGGAAAGTATTATCATAATTATTCTTATGTTGTTCGTATACAACAAGCAATATCCAAATATCGCAATGCATTAAAGAGCCTTATTCATCCTGCAGGTATGAGTTTGTTTGGTGAGTATCTTAGAGTAGACGACGGCAATACATTAAACGTTCAAGTCAGATCAGTCAACAGTACATTTAAGATAATATACAATCTTGCACAGTACAATGCAAATCTCGGCAATATTCGTATACACAAAACAGATCATGGTTTAGAAAACGGAAACACTGTTTATCTAGAATTCCAGTCAGGAAATACTATAAATATAATGAATGGTATATTCACTGTTGCAACCTCAAATGCCAATACATTTTTTGTATTGCAGGCAAACACGGTTAACACTTCTGGTAATGTCTATTATGGAAAAACAATATAAGGTAGAAAATGGTCGTTTCTGTTTACTCTAAAAATTTAAACGTATTCAATGCCGAACAGTTTAAGGAATCTGTAGCTGAAGAGGCCAATAACAGCATATATTTCACTATCGGCAAGACAGAATCATGGGCAAATGATGCAGAACCGCTACAAGCGAACAGTTCCATAACATCATTATATGAAATATACAGAAACATGATTGGAGCAAAGAAAATCACAGGTAATGATCTGTATCACTGTATTCCAAGAATAGATTGGACACAAGGAACAATTTACGACCAATACGATCATTGCACATGTTCTTTGATTTTGTTCAATGCAAACACAAAATTCTATATTGTGACACCAAATTGGGATGTATATAAGTGCATATCAAACAACAATGGTGCTCCATCACAGAACGTTCCTATACAAAAAATAACAACAGGAACAGTTACAGAAGTTGATGGTTACACATGGAAATACATGTATACTATTACGCCAGCTGAACAGCTAAGATTTACAACAGAACAGTTCATACCTGTGAAAACACTTGAAAAAGACGATGGTTCACTTCAATGGGATGTTCAAGAAAACGCAATTAATGGTGGACTAGAATATATTGAAGTAAGAAATGGTGGAAGTGGTTATACAGATAACACAAAACTTTGGATATCAATCACAGGTGATGGAACAGGCGCTAATGCTTTTCCACAAACAAATGCATTGACAGGTCAGATATCAACAATTGTTATTGATATTCCAGGTTCAGGATATACATATGCAGATATTCAAGTCTATGATGATTCAACATCAGGCGTTGGAGCAGAACTGAGAGCAATCATAAGTCCGCCTGGTGGACATGGTTCAGATCCTTTGCGTGAGTTAGGTGGTAGTAACATTATAATAAACGCAAGACTGAGATATGACGAAGATGGTAAATTGCCAGTTACAAATGATTTTAGACAGATTTCTCTAATAAAAGATCCGATTGCATATGGTACAGAAGTGATTAAGACTAATACTGCAATTTCACAACTAACAACATTAACACTATCAGGTGTAGGTGATGATAACTTCATTGAAGACGAAACTGTATATCAAGGTCTTTCTGTTTCCAATGCTTCGTTTACAGGAACAGTTGTAGAGTGGACAGATACAAATCTGATTAAGTTATCAAACGTTACAGGCGTACCAGAAGCAAGAACGTTAATAGGCGACACATCAGGCGCGACAGGTACAGTTATTATTCCATATACTGTGCCTGAGTTGAAGTTGAATTCAGGACAGTTGCTATATATTGATAACATCAAACCTGTTTCAAGATCATCCGACCAAATTGAAGACTTTAAGATAGTATTAAAATTTTAAGAAGATTTAGGATATAAAAATGGCTAAGGCAAATGTAGCGAATACGCTTGTAGTTCCAACAGAAACAAAAGTATTTCCTTACTACGACGATTTTGACGAAGATAAAAACTTCTACCGTATTCTGTTTAGACCTGGATATGCTGTTCAGGCCAGAGAACTTACACAGCTACAAACAATTCTACAAAATCAGATTGAGAGATTTGGTCGTCACATCTTTACCAACGGATCATCCGTAATTGGTGGTGAAGTTTATTTTCCGCCTAACACATATGCAACCATAAATCTAAATCCTACTTTTGCCAACACTACAATTGACATTAATGAGTTTAACAAGAAAGTTGTTGTTTCTACCGACGCTGCTAATACAATTCAGTTTCGTGTTCTTGATGTGGCTGGTCCTACAGCCAATGATCCTCCTGTACTTTTTGGATCATATCTTGGTGATAAAGAATTTACAGAGAATCAAACTCTTGTTGTAAAGAACGGTACATTTTTTGCAAATACAGCTTCAGCAAACTCAGGGTCTTTCAGTAAGTTTGCAGGTATAAAAGATAGCATTTTCTTTTATAATGGATTCTTCATCAAAGTTCCTTCACAGACGGTCGTTATTAGCAAGTATGATGTTCTGCCATCATGTCGCGTGGGTCTTGAGATTGATGATGGTATCATTACCGAGCAGTCAGATTCATCACTTTTGGATCCTGCACAAGAATCATTTAACTATCAGGCACCTGGTGCAGCAAGATATAAAGCTGATTTGATTCTAACTTCTAGAACATTAGACAGTGTAGACGATAGTAAGTTCATTGAATTGGCCAGAATTGAAGATGGTGTAATCAAGAACCTTGTAAAGTATCCTGTTTATTCAGAAATTGAAGAGGTATTTGCACGTAGAACATATGACGAGTCTGGCAACTATGTTGTAAAATCATTTAACATTACATTACAGCAAAGCACAAGAGATCCGGAAAATAACTTTACCGCTGTTCTTTCACCTGGTAAAGGTTATGTATTTGGATATGAAATTGAGACAGCAGGCACAACAGAACTTGAAATTGAAAAGGGCAGAACACTCAATCGCGTTGATACCTATGATTTGAACATGAACTATGGTAACTATGTATACATAGACACACTTAGAGGTTTATTTGACACAACAGCCATGGATCTGTTTGATATTCATTGTGTATCTTGGCCACTGGTAAATACTACAAATACACAAACATATAACAGAACAAAGATTGGTACCGGTCGTATCAAAGATTTAGAATTTTTCTCTGGTGACGTTGATGTGGATGCTCGCAAGTATGAATTTTATCTATTTGATACAAACTTCATTAACATTACATCCAACATTGCATATTCAGACAATACAACAATAGTTAGATTATTTGCTAATAACTTGACAACAAACGTCTCAAATGCATATAGCGGTGCTGTTCTTAGATTAGTAAATGGACCTGGTTCTGGATATGCTTATACAATTGAAAGTTATGACGCAGCAGCCAGAGAACTAACACTGTCTACACCATTATTTGAGAACGTTTCTCCTGCAACAAATGCAGCAATTGAGTTTAGCTTTGGTAGTTCAGATTCATTTGTAAAGCAAGTACCATATACATCAGGTGCAACAACAAATGCTTATGCTGAAATATCTACTCTAAGTAAGTCGGGCGGCAGAGCAAACGGACTTGCATTTATCAGCGAATCTTCATTAGAAACACTACTATTTCCTCTTCCAGATGAGTATATTGCATACGGCGCAAACGGTCTGCAAAACATGACATACTCATACAGAAGAAAATTTACCACAACATTTACTGCTGGTGTATCAACACCTATTCAGGTAGACAACAATGAGGATTTTATTGGTACAACAGCATCAAGCAATATAGCTTCTACAATCACAGATAACTTTTTAATTATCTGCACAGACAAGCAAGTTAGTGCTAGAGCAAATGGCGACATTATTAAGCCAACTGTGTCTGTATCAGGTTCTCCAGAACAAGCTATATTTGACACTGGTAACACAGATCCAAACGATACATTTAGTGCTACTGTTTTTGCCAAAGTTGAATTTGATCCCGGTGTGGTTGCAAAACAGAAAGTTCTTCATCTGATGAACTATCAAACACTGACAAGCAATACACCAGTTACTTTGACAGGATGGAATACAGGAAGCAGTGCAAATGTTTACTTGCCTGATGGACAAGTTGTTATCACAAATCCGACAAGACAAATTGGTGTACCAGAAACTCTATACATATCGGATGTAACGGCAGTTCGTGTGTTTGATTTGAACGGATCAGCAGTTCCTTCTGGTGGTACTCTTCTATCAAACTACAATGATGTTACCAACAGATTTGAATTGGATAATGGACAAAGAGACAACTACTATGAACACGCTTCAATCAAGCTGAAGCCTAACTATGCTTCATGCCGTGGTCCTCTACTTGTCTGCTGCCGATACTATGAGCATTTAGATATTGCATCTGGTGGTGGTGGTTATTTCTCTGTAGATTCATATCCGGATTTGAATGTTCAGATTGTTGAAAACGAGGTTAACTTGGGTGATGGATATTCAATTATTCCTCAACATGTTAGAAATGATGGTTCAGTGCTTGAGTTAAGAGATTGCATTGATTTCAGACCATCTAGACAGAATGCATCCAATACATCTCCAAACTCTACGTTAAGAGGAGTGAAGATTCCTTTACCGACAACAGACTTTGAATTGGACTATGAATACTATCTTGGCCGTAGAGCATTGATTGCTCTTGACAAGACTCGTCAGTTCTTGGTAATCAATGGCATTCCTTCAAAGTTCCCACAGGATCCTTCTGCTCCTGCAAGTGCTATGGTTCTATACTCATTGGGCATTTCACCGTATACAGAATATCCAAGCAACGTAAAAGTTCGTTATGTGGATAACAGAAGATATACCATGCGTGATATTGGTAAAATTGACAAGAGAGTTGAAAATCTAGAATATTATGTATCTTTGAACACATTGGAAAAAAATGCTCTTGATTTGAACATTCCAGACGTTGATGGTTTGGATAGAGCAAAGTTAGGTGTGTTTGTTGATAGCTTTACATCACACTTGTTGGGCAATCCAACACTCGCAGATTATGCTTGCTCAATGAATTTCCAAGAAGGATGGCTACAAAATCAGAGTGAGACTGTTGGTGTCAAGCTTAAAGCCAATTCTTCTACAAGTTCAGATGTTATTATTGGTAAAGATAAGACAACTTTGAACTATTCTGAAACAGAATATCTTTCACAGAAATCAGCAACAAAGTTTTCACCTGTGGCTGAGTTCTTATATGCTGTTTTTGATGGTAATATCATTACATTGCCTGATGCTGATATTTGGTATAATACGAAACAAAGTCCAGACATTGTTGTGACAGATGAGGGTATTGATAAGTTTACTCTTGACAAGATATATCAAAGCATAGTCAACTCGCAGCAAAGATAGTAGATAAATAGTTAAAAAGGCAATTTTGACAAATGAGCAGTAAATCAACAAGAAATAAACTAGTAACAAGTGCTTCTACAAGTATACCTAATAAGCAACCAACACAGACGCAAACTCAAACTCTTGTGCAAAATGCACAGGTTGTAACAAATACTACGACCGTTACACCAACTAGAGTTGTTCAGACTGTAGTACCTTCAACTACAACATCAGCCAGTTCGTCTGCGACAACAGGTCAAATAGCATCTGTTGCTACAAAAACTGTTACTGAAACTGTAGTAGGAAATGTTCTAACAGATGTTTCTATTATTCCATATATGAGATATCTACCAATAGATTTTGTTGGTTACAGATTGCGTCCTAACAGACAGGTATGGTTTTATTTTGATGACAAGAGTGTGGATAAGTACATTCAAAAACCTAACATAATTGAGGTTAACACTTCCGCTCGCGTGGATGATATTAGAAGTGGCCCACAAAGAAACTTCAGAATTGGTTCTTCTACAGCTAGAATTCTACATGTAGAAAGAAACGAAACTTCAGGAAATACAAGATTCTATGTGTCTGAGTTTACCAATCCTGCGTCATTTGCTGTAGGAGCTTCTGTTACTGTTCCTGGTGTTAGCTTCTCGTCAACGCTAAAAGCATATGACCATTATTCAGGAATTGTACAAAGTGGATCATCAAATACAGCAATCAAGTTTACGGCCGACGCTAATGGCACAACGGCAGATTACTATGTCGGTAATACCATCACAATTGTAAATGGAACAAATGCTGGACAGACAGCAGAGATTATTGGATATAATGCTACAAACAAGACAGCAAACGTAAGTCCTGCATTTAGAATTTCTTCAAGAGAAGATAGACTGATCTATACAATTGGTGACTACAGAAGTTGGTATGCGGCCAATACATTCCCAGCTGGATTTGTAACATCAAGAGGTCTGATTTCAGGTGTATTTCACGTTCCAGATCCAAACAAGAATCCGAATATAAAATTTAGAACAGGTGATAGAATATTCCGCATTCTTGATAATCCAAGAAACGACACAAGTTCATACACAACAAGAGCCGATTATCGCTTCACATCCAATGCTCTAGATTTGTCTAAGGCTCAGATCATTGAACGTGATACAAACTATGATATCCCTATTGTACCTGTGCCTTCTCCTACTCCATCACCTACGAGAACACCAACGCCTACTCGCACACCTACTGCGACAAGTTCTCCTACACCAACACCAACATCTTCAAAGACACCGACACCTACAATTTCGTCGGCCGTTCCTAATAACTGTGCAGCACAAAGCACATCAGAAGCAAATGTTTTGAGTTGGACAAAACCACCTACTGGATACAAAGGATTTTCAATTCAGTTACAAAGAGACCGCGCAGCATATTGTGATAGAACTGGTGTTATCAGCACCACACTTAATACAACCGTTAGCGGCTCACCAAATTCAACACTGAATGGAAAAAGAAGAGTTGGTAACATTTCATCTGCAACTTCAGCTGGAACAATATTCAATACACCTACAGATCCTAATGGAAGAACATACATCATGTTCTGGACATTTGTGGGCAAAAAGTATGAAGGACCATTTGATGTAACAGGACTTTTTGTCTTTGAAGTTCTATATCAGACTGGCCTATCACTGAACTGTTTGAGATTGCCACACGATCCTATTGCACAGACATTCTATGTTTCTGCTGTTGATCATCCAGACGGTGTGTTCGTTACATCCGTTGACATGTTCTTCAAGAACAAGGGTGAATTGCTTCCAATTGAAGTGCAGTTGCGTCCAGTAGTTAATGGTGTTCCAAGCAGTAATACTGTTATTCCTGGAGCAACCACAACTTTGGATTCTGAAGATATTAACGTATCTAACTTTCCTGATGCAGCAAATGCAAGTACAAAAACAACGTTTAAGTTTTCAAGTCCTGTGTATCTCAACTCAGGATACGAATATGCCATAGTTGCCATTACTGATGATTTTGGATATGATTACTATGGTGCTGCTAAGGGTGAAAAGATAATTGGTACAGATAGAGTTGTTTCTATTCAACCTTTCTTAGGTTCATTGTTTAAGTCACAGAATCAAATGACCTGGACACCAATTCAAGATGAAGATATGATGTTCGTTCTTAACAGAGCAACATTTGATCCTCTTGAAGGTAGCGTTATCTTTGAAGAAGATAAAGAAGCATTGTATAGAGAAGTAACATCAAATACTGATTATAATTCATTTGATAGCATTAAGGCCAACACATACTATGATTCGTTTGAACTTAGATCAGATGCAATTGAGTTAAACAATACACAACTAGTTTATTACTATAAAGGTATGACAAATACCTCAAGAACAATGGCTACAGCCTATACAAACTTTTTACCAGATAATAGATTTGATTTGTCTGACAGAAATGTAATCATCAATCCACAACTTGATGAAAAGTCATTTGATATGCGTGTGGATCTAAAGACTAAGAATCCTGATGTATCACCTGTTGTATTCCATGAAAGACAGAATCTGGTTACAATTGAAAATCTGATTAACAATACAGGTTTGACAGCAGATAGATTTGTCATTACAAATCCTGGTTCCGGTTATACTACAACCAATGCTGCGATTACAATTACAAGTAATACTGGTTATGGAGCTAATGCCTATGCTATAGCTAATGCAACAACAGGAAACATTGTTTCTATTATTGTTGATAGTGAAGGCGTAGGTTATGTTGATGATGTAACAGCAACAATCGTTGGTGGTGCAGGTACAGGTGCAACATTGTCTGTATCAACTGAAACTGAAATATCTGGTGGTCCAGCTTTGGCCAGATATATTTCAAAAACAATTACACTTCTAGATGGATTTGATGCTGGTGATTTGAGAGTGTATCTAACAGCAGTAAAACCACCTGGTGCAAACGTAAACGTATATTACAAGGTTCGTAACTCTTTTGATCCTGCGCGTATTGAAAATCGTAAGTGGGTAAGAATGATTCAAAAGACAAGTGAGTTTACGTTCTCAACAAATAGAACTCCTGTTGAATATGAATATAGACCGTCACTTACTTCAAATAACATTACATATTCAACAGACACAACAACATACAAGACGTTCAATCAGTTTGCGATAAAGATTGTTCTTTCTGCACAAAATACAGTTGCTAACGCAATTCCATATGTTTTGGATGTCAGAGCAATTGCGCTTCCTGAGGACGCTTACTAATGAAAAAACTGGCCAAGATTGAAGAAAGAGAAGAACTGCTCAAGGACATAAATTCTGGTGCGGTTCTTCTTTCGGATAAAAATGTAATGAATGAATATCGGTCAAAGAAATCCATGATGAAAAATGTTCGGGATGTAAGTCTAGAACTAAATACAATAAAAGAAAGATTGTCTAAAGTGGATAAACTTGAAACCGACATGCAAGAAATAAAAGAACTTCTAAGAGGATTGACAAAGTAAAATGTCTATTGCAAACGTTACGCTAAACAATACATTTGATGAATGGCGCACAGTTACCAATCAATTAATTCACTTTGTCAATGATGTTGATTCAGGAAATCTTACTAAGTTTTATTCAAATAGTGCTGTTCTCACTGTTACCGAAAACGTTGCGCGTAATGGTAAAAACTTTATCACTTTAAATGTTTCAAGCAATGTTCTAGACACATCAACTTTAAATCTTGCGACAGCCAATGCTGTAAATGTTGTATTTGCTGCATTAGCCAATACAGACGCAACAATTGTTTTACTATCTGATGCTGCTAACGTTATTAATGATAAAACAAATTCAGCATTCATTGTATCCAATATTGCATTTGTACAGGCCAATACAGGCAGGGATCATGCTAATGCAAGTTTTGAGCAAGCTAATACTGGTAGAATCCATGCTAATTCATCTTTTGAACAAGCTAATACAGCAAGAGTTCATGCTAATTTAGGATTTGCACAAGCTAATACTGGTAGAATTCATGCTAATAATGCATTTGAAAAAGCAAACGCAGCTTTTACATTAGCAGAAGTTGCTTCAGGAAACAGTTCAAATACAATCATCTCAAATAAAGCAGCTTTTGATACTGCAAATCTTGGTTTCCATCAAGCTAATACAGCAAGAGTTCATGCAAATGCAAGTTTTGAGCAAGCTAATACAGCAAGAGTTCATGCAAATGCAGCATTTGCGGCCGCTAATAACGTTGCGCCTCAGATAACACCAACATTCATTCAAGCCAACACAGCGAGAGACCATGCAAATGCTGCATTTGCAGCCGCTAATACTGTTGCACCTCAAATAGCACCAGTTTTTTCTCAAGCTAATACAGCTAGAATTCATGCTAACAATGCTTTTGAGAGAGCAAATGCAGCCCTGCCAAACACATCTGGTGTATCATTTGCAGGTAATCTACAAATTCCAACAGGCAATCTTACCCTTGGCGCAGGAACAAATCAAGGTATAAGACTTCATGTAAATCATCTCAATACTGTTGCAAACGTTGATCCTCAGATAAGAATTCTAAACGGTTCACAGTTTGTAAACTTCAATGCAAATACCAGCGCTGGTGCATGGAATGATTTGATGTTGAATAGAGACGCATCAATCATCTATAGTAGAGGTACATCAGATGATGACGCAAATCTTGTAATAGGTCCATGGACAGATAGTTCGTTTGGTTATAAGCAAGATGGCGAAGGTCGTCATGGCTTCAATACACTCAATCCTAGATTTACGATTGATGCTAACGGCTCAGCAAACATCGCTGGCTCTTTACTTGTTGGAAATCAAAATGTTATTCCAACACTGACTGCAAGCTTTATTCATGCTAACACTGCACATGTTTCAGCAAATGCTGGACTTACACAAGCTAACACAGCGAGAGACCATGCTAATGCTGCTTTCAATAAAGCTAACTCTACTACATTTACTTCTAATGTAGTTATTAGCGTATCAGACAATGCAAATGCTGCTCTGAGAATTACGCAACTAGGCACAGGCGAAGTTTTAAGAGTAGAAGATGATTCTAATCCGGATGCTACACCATTTGTAATTGATGCAACTGGTAATGTGCTGATTGGTCGTTCTACATCAACTGTAGGAAATGATGTTAAACTTGATGTTGCAGGTGGCATAAATGTTGCTGCAATTCTAATCAATGGTTCATATTCTCAGAGCATTATAACTCTGAATGGAGGTGGTAGTGCAGGCAACACAATAGATTGCAGCATAGGCAATTATTTCCGTAAAAACGTTGCAAATGCAAACACATTCTTCTTTTCTAATGTTGTATCATCAAGAGCATATGCGTTTACATTTGAATTAAATTTGAGTGGTTCAGCCGTTATCACGTGGCCAGCAAGTGTAAGATGGCCTGGCGATGTTGCTCCAACTTTATCAATTGATAAAACTCACATATTGACATTCTTGACGGACGATAGCGGCTCAACATGGCGCGGTTCATCAATCTTGAACTATACAACATAACTTGGAAATTTTGATATGGAACCTACAGCACAAAGACTTATGTTTACATCGTCTGGAATTTCAGGCTGGGAAGTTATAAACTATTTACAAACAAACGCCGTGGCTGATGGTACAAACATTGATTTTCCTGTTGGTTATCAAGCAGGAGATTCAGTCTTTGCTGTATTTCTTTCTAGAGCGTCTAACGCATCTTCAACACCCTCTACTCCAACTTTACCTTCTGGATATAGAAACGTCCAAAATACAAGTTTTGGCGGTAGTGAAGGTAGTGATAGAGGAAGACTGACTGTTTACATGTTAAATGAGATAACAACAGAAACATCATTTCCATACACAGGAGACAACGGAACAGCAAATCATATTGTTTTGATTATTTTAAGAAAACCAGCAGATTTTGATTTAACTAAGATGGTTGTTTCTAACATAGACTATGCAAAATCGGTTGATATTGATGACCCTGACGAAGGAGATAATACGCCTACTTTACCATCAATAACTACCGATTTAGATGAAAATTTTATATTTGCAATAGGACTAACTACCGATACCGGTGGTGCAGTATTATCAACACCCACCAACTACACCAGTTTGGTAAGAGTAAGTTCCGGTATAGCTTATAACATTACATACAGAAACGGTGTTGGAATAGGCACTGTTAATCCAGCTGATATGACAGCTTCTATATCAAGAACAAGTGCCGATGCTTCTATAGGTTCAACAATTGCTCTTCGTTCAAGACTTTATGAATACAAAACAAATTTTACTAACTTTACAACTCAATCAGTAGATATTGGTGGAATTGTCCAAGAAAGCACACAACAAACATTTAATGCAGAAACACTAGATGATACTTCTTCTTCTTTTGCAATATCCATATCTGGCGGTAACAGTGCAGAGTATCAAATTAATGGTGGTTCATGGACTAGTTCTTCAGGAACAATAACAAAAGGCGATACAGTTAACGTTCGTCAAACTTCTGTTACAGGTACTTCAGGCACAACTACAGCATCAACATGCACTCTAACAATCAACGGATTGGACTACACATACACACTAAATACGCGAAGAGAACTTGTCGTCAGTGGTAGTGCAACGATTACACTTCCACTTCCTAACGGTGTAAATTCAATCTATGTTGTCGGTACCGGTGCTGGTGGTTCTGGCGGAGGCGCTAGTTCAAGTATTCGTGGTGGAGGTGGTGGTGGCGGCGGAGCAATGTCTATTATTCCATCACTCTCTGTATCAAATGGACAAAGCTTAGTCATAACCGCAGGCCAGAGAACCACTAGTGCAAATGGTAAAGGTGGCAATAGTTCCATAACTATTTCAAGCACGACAGTATGGAGAGCAGTAGGTGGTTGGGGTGGTCAGACAGCAAATTCTACACATGCTGGTGTTGGTGGACTAGGCGGAACAGCAGAAGGAAGTATAGGCACTATAAAGTTTTCGGGTGGCAATGGTGGTGATGGCGTAGTCTCTTCAAATACCGGCGCTGTTATCGGTGGAGGTGGTGGCGGCGCTGGAGGTTATAGTGCAAATGGTGGCGCTGGCGCTTCAGGCAATACATTACCTTCTAATGATGCGACTGGAGGAGTAGCAAACGTTACACCTAGTGCAGCAGCTACAGGTGGCGCAGGATCCGGAGGAGCATCTGCTTGTGGAGGTGGAGGTACTGGTATTTCCGGTGAAGGAACTTCAGGTGCGGCTGCAACAAGAGGTGGTAATGAAGGTTCACCTGACGCATATGCATCCTCAGGTACTGCCTTTGTTGGTAATGGGTCATCATACAGAGACGCTGGTGACGGTGGTTTTTCTGGCGGTGGTGGTGGTGGATCTCCTGATAGAGCTATAGGTAACGGTGAAGACGGTAGAATACGTATAACTTGGTAAGGTAGAAACATGAAATACGCAAAAATAGTAAACAAAAAGATAACAAAATATCCATATCTTAGTCTTCAGACTGATTATCCAAACGTCAGTTTTCCTTCTCCTTTATCGGAAAGTATTCTTGCTGAGTATGGTGTTTACATTGTTCATGAAACAGAAATGCCTGAAAAAAAGTGGAATGAAACTGTAGTAGAAGATATGCCTGTCTATGAAGGTGGTAAATGGATTCAGAAATGGAAAATACTTCCTATAGATAAGGAAGAAAGACAAAAGAGACTTGATAACGAACTAAAAAACATCAAGAGCATTAGAAACAAGTTGCTGGCCGATTGTGATTGGACACAGTTACCTGACGCTGACCTTTCAGGAAAGAAAAAAGCTGAGTGGTCTGAATACAGAAAACAGCTTAGAGACCTTCCTAACAAATCAAGTGTTATTAAAAATCCATTCTCAGTCAAGTGGCCTAAGGTTCCAGAGTAAATCTTATAAATACAAGAAAAAGGAATAAAAATGGCAGCGTATACCGAACTGATAATGGATCAAGGATCAACGTTCAATAACATCATCAATCTGACCGATGATGTTACAAACGCAACATTGAACATCATCGGTTATGAAGTTCGCAGCCAAATGCGCCGCTCGTACTATTCAGCAAATGCGACGGCAAACATCACTTGCACAATTACAGACTATGCAAATGGTGAAATAACCATGTCAATGACAGCAGCCAATACAGCAGCTATAAAAGCGGGTAGGTATCTGTTTGATTTGGAAACTGTTGACAGATTAAACACGACAGTAAGGGTTCTTGAAGGAATTATTACCGTAACACCTCAGATAACAAGGTAAAGAAACAATGGGAACAAAGGTAATAGTAAACTCAGTATCTCCAAACAGAGTTTCTATAAACAATCAACAGAGAACAACTATTAGAACAGTAGGCATATCAACTTCATCTGTCAGAAGAATTGGTGATCTAGTAGACGTTGATGTTTCTGATGCAGACAACAATGAAACTCTGGTATACGATAGCACAATAAATAAATATGTAGTAAAAACTTTACCGGGGATAGACGGAGGAACGTTCTAAAATGTCTAATACTTTAATTCAAATCAAGAGAAGTATAGTTACTGCTACTCCTCCAAACGGCTCTCTTTCTTCTGGTGAACAAGCATATTCATATTCATCAAACACTCTATTTATAGGTACACCAGATGGAACTGGTGTTATCGCTGTTGGTGGTAAATACTATCTTGATACAATCACTTCTGCTTTTGCTGCTGCCAATGCTGCATTTTTAGCTGCTAACTCTGGTGCAACAGTAAGTGCTGCCTTTGCAACAGCTAATGCAGCTTTTGCTGCTGCTAACGGCGCTTTTGCTTCAGCTAATGCGGGACAATCAACAGCTAATGCGTCATTCAATCAAGCAAATACTGCAAGAATTCATGCTAACGCTGCTTTTTCTTCAGCTAATGCAGGTCAAGCAACAGCTAATGCTGCTTTTGCTGCTGCTAATGGAGCATTTGCTTCAGCTAATGCGGGTCAAGCAACTGCAAATGCGTCATATGCTTTCGCTAACTCTGCTCACACAACAGCTAACTTAGCATTTACTCATGCTAACGCTGCGTATGCTAAAGCAAATGCTGCTCTTCCTTTAGCTGGTGGAACAATTACTGGTGACTTGTCTGTTACAGGAAATATTGTTATTTCAGGTACGACAACCTATGCTAATACACAGACGCTTCTCATTGGTGATAATATTTTTGTTGTTAATGCAGATTTGCCTAATAATGTTGCTCCATCTGAAGATGCAGGTTTTGTTGTCAATCGTGGCAATTCTGCAAATTCCGGTCTTATCTGGCTTGAAAATGTTGATAAGTGGGCACTTACAGATGGTACAGGCTATAAATATCTGGCCACAAATACAGATATTGAAGTTCTAACAGCGTTAAATATAGCATCGTTTGCTCACGCCGCCGCAGCCATGGCTACTGCTAATGGAGCATTTGCTTCAGCTAATGCGGGACAATCAACAGCCAATGCATCATTTAATCAAGCAAATACTGCAAGAACTCACGCTAATGCTGCTTTTGCTTCAGCTAATGCGTCATATGCTTTTGCTAACTCTGCTCACACAACAGCTAACTTAGCATTTACTCATGCTAACGCTGCTTTTGCTTCAGCTAATGCGGGTCAAGCAACTGCAAATGCGTCATATGCTTTCGCTAACTCTGCTCACAGAACAGCAAATCTTGCATTTACTCACGCTAACAATGCATATGCTCTGGCCAACTCTGCAACAGCACAAGCAGCTAATGCTGATTTTCTAACAAGCGGCACTGTCAATACCAATCGTATCTCTGGTTCATATACAGGTATTACTGGTGTAGGAACACTAACTGCTGGCACATGGAATGCTAATACAATTAAAGTTCCATATGGTGGCACTGGAATGGTTTCATTCACAACAAACGGTATTCTATATGGTAACAGCACAGGGGATTTGAAGGCAACATCTGCTGGCACAGAAGGTCAAGTGCTACAAGCATCCGATACTGGTATTCCTCAGTTCGGTATGTTAGATGGAGGGGTTTTCTGATAATTGAAAGGATACTATTGTTATGGATCAGAACAAGTTTATTAACACCTATATTGATATTGTCGTAGCTAATCTCGTAGAACAAATAAAGACTAATCTGCAACTACAGACACAAGTGAAAGTTCATGAGTTTGTAGTTGCAGATAAGGAACAAATCATTGCATCTCTATCTCAACAATTGAACGAGAACAGAATAGCAGAAGACTGGAAAGTTAAGTATGAATCTGCTGAATCAAACTACAATGCAATACTCGGTAAACTCAAGCACATGGACACACTGTTAGCCCAAGTTAATGATATGAAGAATATCATCATTGAAAAAGACAGTCAGATTGCGGTCTTGAAGAGTGAAATAGAAGAATTGAAATTTCCTAAGAAAGTCATAAATACTAAAGTAAAGAAGAAAGAAGAATCTTTATTAGTTGTACAAGATAAACCAACAAAGAATCCTTTAGATGACTTTTAATGGCCAACACAGTAATTGCACTTAAAAAATCAGCTACACCATCGGCAGCACCAGCTGACCTAGCAAACGGCGAGTTGGCTATCAACTATGCTGATGGTAAACTATATTACAAACATGCAAACGGTACGATTGCTGTTTTTTCTTCTGGTGGTGCAGGTGGAGATAGTTTTGGTACAGTTAATGCTGCTGGTACATTAATTGTTGCTGACACTGCTGGTGACATTCTTACACTTGAAGCAGGATCAGGTATCAGTATCACTGGTGATGCTATTAATGATAAGATTACAATTGCCGCTACAGGTGGTTCAGGTTCTGTAACAACATCTGATACAGCACCAGGATCACCAAGTGACGGTGATTTATGGTGGGACTCATCTACAGGCAAACTTTATATATATTATGATGATGGTTCATCTTCACAGTGGGTTGAAGTTTCATCTCCTTCTTATTCAGCTACGACTCAATCTGCATCCAACACTACAATAGGTTATGTCATTTCAGGCGGTGGTTCAACGATTACAACAGGAACCATTGGTCTTGGTCTTCGCGTATCTTATAGCTGTACTATAAAGTCTGTTACTCTTTTAGCCGATCAAACAGGATCAATCGTTATTGATATATGGAAAGATACGTATGCTAACTATCCTCCAACAAATGCTAATTCTATAACAGGATCTTCTCCTCCTACCATAACAAGTTCTAATAAGTCTGAAGATACAACTTTATCTGGTTGGACAACTCAAATCAATGAGGGTGATATTTTGTTCTTCAATGTTGATAGTGTTACCGATCTTCAGGAAGTATCGTTATTCTTAAAGGTAACAAAAACATGAGTATTAATGTTCAAGTTTTTACAACAGGTTCTGGTAACTGGACAAAACCAGCTTGGGCTAATCTTGTCACTGTCATTACAGTCGGAGGTGGCGGAGGTGGCGGTGGTGGTGATGTTGTACCTTTTGGTGTAAATGCTACAGGTGGAGCAGGTGGCGGAGGTGCAGCAAGAAATGAAAGGATTTATCTTGCTTCTGATCTTGGTGCTACAGAACCATATACTGTAGGTGCTGGAGGAAATGGAGGAATAGCAGGAATAGCAAATACTGGAGGCGGCACTGGTGGGCAAGGTGGCAATTCTACATTTGGTGGTAACGTATTAGTCAATATTCAAACAGGTTATGGTGGCGGTGGCGGTGGCGGTGGTTTTGGAGGAGCCACAATCACTTCTGCTGGTGGAGGTGGTGGAGGACTAGGTGGACCTGGTGGTAATGGAACAACAACCGTTGCCGGTACAGAGGGTTTTAATGGTGGCGCGGCTGGCGGTAGACCTACTCCTTCATCACAGAACAGTTTGGGAGGTGGTGGAGGCAGTGGATCAAGTACGTCAGTCGGTAGTCCATCCTCAGGCGCGAATGCTCTTAGTGGAGCAGGAGGTGGTGGATCAGGCTCTGATAAATCAACTACTACAGTACCTAGCGATGAGGGTGGAGGCGGTGGTTCAGAACTGGGTTTTGCAAGAGACACTAGAACTAGTAGTACCGTTCCTAGAAGCTTAAAAATTCCTGGTAGTAATGTTGACGGTTTAAACGGATTCAACTCATTAATCTTGGGTTTTTGTGGAGGTGGTGGAGGTGGCGGTGCTGCGTCAAATACAACACCCGCAGGAAATGGTGGTAACGGTGGATTTCCTGGTGGAGGAGCGGGCGGTGGTGGTTCTACTTCAACAGGAACAGCAGGAAATGGTGGTAACGGTGGAGGCGGCATTGTTGTCGTAATCAGTGAATGACAGAGAGTTCATCAGTAATAGTTACAAAACTAACAAGCGGTAATGGCACATTTTCAAAAAATCCCAATACACAAAAAGTAAGACTTGTGCTTATAGGTGCTGGAGGAAGCGGAGGCGGCGGCGGCAAAAGCGTTACTAATTCTGGCGCCGGTGGTGGTGGCGGTGGTGGCGGTGGTTTATTGGACATAACTCTTGAAGCATCACAGTTGAGTAATACAGAAAGTTATTCTGTGGCAGATTTTTCAATAGGTGGTTTAGGAGCAACAACAAATACCACTTCTGGTGTTGCTGGTGTTGCTGGTGGTAATACAACCTTTACAATATCTGGTGGAACAATAACACTTACTGCATATGGCGGCGGAGGGGGTGGTGGAGGTGGTACAGCCTCAGCCGCTGGAGGTCGTGCTGGAGGTGGTGCAGGAACTTCAGAATTGGGTGGAACAGCAAATGCTACTTTGGCAGGCACAGGAGGTATTGCTGATGGCACAAATGGAGGAACGGTTGGAACAACAGGCGTACACTGCAATACTTTTTTTGGTGCTGCTTCAGGAGGCGGTGGTGGTACAGGAACTGGTTCAGGTTCCAGAGGTGGCGATTCTGTTTTTGGTGCAAGCGGAGGCGGAGGCGGGGGTGGTCTTAACAATGGTGGAGATGGTGGAGCATGTCGTGACTTTCCGAGAGCATCAGGAGGAACAGCAAATGGAACAAGTATAACTATTCATGGTTCTAATGGAACATCAAGTTTTTCTGCTGCGCCAGGTTCAGGAGGAGGCGGAGGAGCTTTTTCTAATGGCTTTAACTCTTTAACGAAATCTGGTAATGGTGGACATGGTGGTATTCCAGGTGGAGGTGGTGGTGGAGGTGGCCGAGGACAAAATACAGCATTAACTGATGGTGGTGATGGCGGAAACGGAGGACGTGGTGAAATTTGGGTTATTGAATATACCTCATTATCAGTAGGAAGTTCAGCCGGTACATTTGGATACGGAACAATCTTCTAGTAATCATAAATAACATAAAACAGTAAAGTAAAAATGGCAATTAATTTTCCAAATACACCTATAGATCAAGAAACATACACAGAGAATGGAATAACATACATCTATTCTTCTGCTAAAGGTGTATGGAATATTGTTCAACAGACAGTAGCTATTGTATCTGCAAATACCCAAAACAATCAGATACTTTTCAAGAGTAACAGTGAAATATCTGGTTCAAATGGTATGATTTATTTGCCAGAATCAAATACAGTATCTGTAAATAATGTTGATGTTACTTTAAACGTTACAGCACAATATTTTTATGGTAATGGTGCTTTTCTCCAAGGTATTAGTGGTGATTTAGGTCCTGCTTTTGGTCAAGCAAACACCGCAAGAACACACGCTAATACCGCACATCTAACAGCTAATGCTGCTTTTGATAAAGCAAACTCTGCACTACCAAATACATCTGGTATATCGTTTAATGGAAGTCTTAATTTTCCATCAGGCAATGTTAATATTGGTACTGATTCTCCATTAACATTGTTTCAAGTTTCTACTGGTTATGATGCTGCTGCTGCTGGTAAATATCCATCTATTGTATCAAGAGGTGGATATGGCGGTGGTATCGGTTTCTACGATTCTCCTGTAATGTCTGGTATCTATGCAAAAGATACAGGAAGTAAGCTTGTATTCTTCGTAGGACAAACAGCATCAGATAGTGCAACATCTAAAGAAAAAATGTTTATTGATACCAACGGTAATGTTGTTATCGGTCGCACAGATTCTACAGTAGGTCAAGATGTTAAACTAGATGTTGCTGGTGCAATCAACGCTTCTGCTGTATTAGTCAATGGCACGCCTCTTACATCTGGAACTGGTGGTGGTTCTCTCAATGTTGCAACTGATGTAGTCAATGCTACTCGTTATTTGATGTTTGCTAACGGTGTCTCAGGTTCTGTTCCAACACTCAATGTAGCAACTGGTTTGACATTCAATCCATCTTCAAATACGCTAGACATTAATGGTCCAATCAACGCTATAACCAAGTCGTTCGTAATCAATCACCCAACCAAACCAGATATGAAGCTACGTTATGGTTCGTTGGAAGGTCCTGAGAATGGTGTGTATGTGCGTGGTCGTTTGTATGGACAGAGCATCATTGAATTGCCTGAATACTGGTGGAATTTGATTGATGAAGAAACAATCACAGTCAATCTGACACCAATAGGATATAGTCAAGACCTCTGGGTACAGTCAACGTCTTCTCATTTCATTCATCTCAATCAACCGGCAGAGTGCTTCTTCACAGTCTTTGCTGAACGTAAGGACGTTGATAAGTTAGTTGTGGAGTATTGGTGATGGGTGTTAGATACAATACATATTTTGATATGACCGGTCTTGAGTTTTATTATGATGCAACTAATACTAAATTGTATTCAGGATCTGGAACATCTCTAATTGATCTTGCAGGAAAGAACAACGGAACACTCGTCAATGCTCCTACATACACATCAGGTAATGGTGGATATTTCACTTTTAATGGAACAAATCAAGAGATAACAACAACAACAAATTACACAGGAACAGGTATTAACAGTGGCCCACTAACTTATGTTTGTTGGTTTAGAACAAGCACATCATCTGGTAAGAAGATTATAGGATTTCAAAACACCCAAACAGGCACAAGTGGTACAAATTTTGATAAACATGTCTATGTGGGCACAAATGGCCACTTATATCTTGGCATTTGGAATAGCGGCGGCGAAGCTATATCCTCAGGATTCAGCGTTGCAAATGGTATTTGGCGGTCTTTTGTTGCTGTTATCAATGATGGTGGAACAAGCAGTTTGTATGTTGATGGTATATTAAGAAATTCTTTTGCAAAAACTTCTGCTGATACTGAAGCATTCGTCCGTATATGTGGTTATAGATTAGGAACAAATTGGACAAATGGAACAGATGGATACTATACAGGAGATATCGCAACAATTGGAATGTTTAGAAGAGCGTTCAAGCAAGTAGATGTTACAGCATTTCATGAAACATTTCGTGGAAGGTTTGGTATCTGATGGGTCTTGCTCATTCTCCTCGCATAGTTACTGATGGAATGGTATTGTGTCTAGATGCGGGCAATTCCAAGTCGTATCCTGGCAGCGGTACGACATGGACTGATTTGAGCGGAAATGGTAATAATGGCACATTGATAAGTGGTCCAACATTCAATAGCGATAATGGTGGTAGTATAGTTTTAGATGGATCAAATGATTATGTATCTCACACAACTTCGGATGGAGATTCACTTGATCTTACTACAGAAGGAACTTGGGGTTGCTGGTTCAATGGCACAAGTATTGCTGTAGGAAGTATATCATCAAGTGCTGATTATCTGATTTCAAAAAATACAAACGGCGGATCTTTAGATCAGCAATTTTCTATTGCTATATCAACTACAGAATTTGTAGTTGCATTTCACGAAACATTCAGTAATGATGGCAGATACAATTTTTCCAATGGTATTTGGTACAACATGGTAGGAAGCTACGATAGTTCAACTATCAAAGCTTATGTAAATGGTGTTCAAGTTTTTGAACAATCAGCAGTTGGATTGAACGCTACACACAAAGCAAATTTTGCATTGGGTAGAAGAGCAGATGGTGGTTCAGGAACTTTTTATTTCAACGGTAAAATAGCACAAGCATCTGTGTATAATAGAGCATTGAGTGCAGCAGAAATCCAACAAAACTTCAATGCTCATAGAGGAAGATTTGGAATCTAAATAGTACCATGGCAAACACATATAAAAACATAGTTATTACACCTAATAGAGATACAGATGCGGCCGATGTTCCGTTCATTCGGTTCTCAGGTGGTGATGCTACAACAAACACAGATATCAACGTTAGAGTTTACACAACTCAGAGTGGAACATTGTCTTTTGAAGGTTCTGCTGGTCAGTTGTTCTCTATCACAAACGATTTGACCAACTCTATATTCTCAGTCAATGACGTTTCAGGTATTCCATCTATTGAAGTATTAGCAAACGGTGCGATTTATCTAGCGCCATATGGTGGCAATGTATATGTAAAAGGTGTTGAGATAGAATCTGGTTCATCAGGCATAACAACAGGTAAAGCCATCGCAATGGCAATCGTATTTGGATAAGAGGAAAATATGGCACAACCAAACATAGTGAATGTAGGAACCATTCGTGGCAATACTGCGGTACAGAATGTATCAACAGTTGCAACAGCAATCGTTACTAACAATGCTGCAAGTAATAAAGTATATAAAATTAATACATTATTGATTTCCAACATTGACGGTACAAATCCCGCAGACATTACTGCCGAACTTGTAAGAGGTGGAGCACCATATGATCTTGCTGCCACAATTACTGTACCTGCTGATGCTTCTTTGGTCATAATATCAAAAGATACATCAATATACCTTGAAGAAGGTGATAGTATCAGACTGCAAGCAAGTGCTAACGGAGATTTGCAAGCAATTTGCTCTTATGAAGAGATTAGTTGATGAAAAACAGTTTGCGTATGAATGGCAGTTTTATTGGCAAAAACAGATTTTTTGCCAATAACTTTGTTGATTCCAATACTTCTTCGGGCATTTGGAATATAAATGCGATTTATGAAAATCCTTATGTTGAAACAATTATACCATTTTCTTTTAATAGTGAAACGCCAGCATTTGAAGTTAACACAAGAGATGTATCATCAATTACAATTCCTGCTGGGGCTTCGGCAGGTCAACTAGCAATACTATTTTGTTCTATAGATGATCCTGCCTCAAGATCGCTGACTTCTAATTGGAATGTTATAATCAATGATGTAAATACAACAGGTGTTAATAACTCCGATGTAACGGTGGCATGGAAAATTTTGACTGCATCCGATCCCGGATCATCATTGACATGTTATGGTGCTACCAATTCAACATGGTATCTTGCTGTTTTTGATTCTAATTTGAGCAATGTTACCGTTGCTGGATTACAGCAACAGGTTACAACAGGAACAGCATCAAATCAGACTATTGCTGCTTCAACAGGAAATGCACCTCTGCTTGTTGTTGCTTTTAAGGTCGCTTCGCAAGATACAGCAGCAACAATATCTGGAATGACTGGATATACTGCTTTGAGTGGATCACAATCTACGAGTGAACCGGCACAACGTGTTAGGTTTAAGTATTATGCGTCATCACCATCAAATGAAACTATCACAACTGTAGATGATGGGTTTGGACAATTATTTGCTTCCTGGTATATGGAATTAAGTTGATGAGTAGAGGAAATTTAATAGGTAAAACAAATAGACCAAGTGCATTTACAGCCAATGGAGTATGGAATTTAATTGAGCAAAATAATGCAAGACTCATCAATTCATGGCCAACTGCCGATTTGTTATCTGGAGGAATTATAACTGAAACTGGTGGTTATAGATATCACACTTTCAATTCTTCAGATACGTTAGTTGTAAATGTTGCTTCTGCAAACGTTGAATATCTCATTGTCGCAGGTGGAGGTGGAGGTGGTATAGCAACTTTTTCCACTTTAGATAGAGCAGGAGGTGGCGGCGGCGGTGGTGGATATAAAACAGGTTCCATAACATTAACAAAAAATACATACAGCATAATTGTTGGTAATGGTGGTTCTGGTGCACTTTTTACCACTGGTGACGGTAGTGATGACCCAGATGTGAGAAAGGGAAACAATTCTTCTGCTTTTGGTATAACTGCTACTGGAGGAGGTGGTGGCGGCGCAGGTGGTGGCGGCGCAGGTGGTTCCGGTGGTTCCGGTGGTGGTTCAGGAAGAAACAATTCTACTGTAGCAAGTGGTATAAGTGGTGAGGGTAACAATGGTGGTGCTGGTGCAACCGGAGGAACAACAGGAATATACGGTGCTGGTGGTGGTGGTGGAGCCAATGCATCCGGTTCGGCAGGCACAACATCTGTTGGTGGCAATGGTGGAGCAGGTATAACAACATTCTTGACTACACACTCCGGCGGTGGCGGTGGAGCAAGACCTGATGGTTCACCAGGAACAGGTGGAACAGGAGGTGGTGGTAATGGAGCTTCTGGTACCAATGCAGGTGTTTCAGGCACACCAAATACCGGCGGTGGTGGCGGTGGTGGATCTCAGACACCTAGTACAGGTCCAAGAAATGGTGGTAATGGAGGCTCGGGAGTAGTGGTAGTAAGATATCCTATTTGATAGTATATTTTAGAAAAGAAACAAAAATAAATTAGGAAAATGAAATGACACTGTATTCATATCAGAGGCAATATCCAAAAGCAATACCATTCAGAATTAATCTTTCTGACGGTAGAACAAGAACCGATTCAAGCACATTTACAGCAGAAGAAATAGCTGATGCCGGATATACCGCCGTTGATGATATGCCCACTGTTTCACAGAATCAGATTGTTGCTTGGGATTCAACAAATATAAATTGGATTGTTCGTGATAAAACACAAGAAGAACTTGATGAAGAACTCAAGTTAAAAAACAAACAATTGATAGAAGAAATAACTGAATATAGGAATCATTTGATATCTGATGGTTTTGAATTCAATGGTGTTGTTTATGATAGCAGACCGGAAGATCAAAAGCGAATATCAGGTGCTTCTCTTCTTGCTTTCATGGCAATATCGCAAGGAGCGCAAGCTGGTGATTATCTGTGGCATGGCGGAAACGATCCATTTGTTTGGATAGCACAAGACAATTCAGTAAATCCTATGGACGCTTTTACCGTTATTGAATTTGGCAAAGCAGCAGCATTTCATGAAAGTTCACACATCTTTGCCGCTAGACAACTGAAAGATATGAATCCTATACCTGATAACTATACAGACCCGATGTATTGGCCATGAAATATCTTTGGAACATACTTATATCTGTAGATCAGCTTGGTAATACTCTTTTGGGTGGTGATCCAGATGAAACAATATCTTCCAGATGTGCTAAAATACTAAGCACATGTATTTTATGCAGATGGTTTTGTTGGATAGCTGACAAGATAGATCCAAATCACTGTGAAAAATCTATTGAGCATGACGAAGGTACATAAATACTCTAAAAAGGGGTATTGAATGTCAGTTCCAGCATCCAGAGAACAGCTAAAAGATTGGTGTTTGCGTCAGCTAGGCCATCCAGTTATTGAAATCAATGTTGATGATGATCAAGTTGAAGATCGCATTGACGAAGCATTTCAGTACATTCAGCAATTTCACTTTGATGGTGTAGAACGCTGGTATCTCAAGCATCAGTTTACACAAGAAAACATTACTAATGGTTGGATTCCTATCACAGATAACATCATAGGTGTTACTAGAATATTTCCTATCTCATCTTCAAACGCAACTATAAACATGTTTGACCTTCGTTATCAGTTGCGTCTTCATGAATTGTATGACTTTACTTCAACGTCATATGTAAATTATGTTTTAACAATGCAGCACATTCGCACACTAGATTTGCTGTTTTCAGGTGAAACACCAGTTCGTTTCAATCGTCATACAGACAGACTTTATATTGACATGAATTGGGGAATGATTAGTGCTGGTGAATGGGCAGTTATTGAAGGTTGGGTTATTATTGATCCAGACACATATCCTAAAATCTATAATGACCGTATGCTCAAAAAACTTTCTACAGCATACATTAAGCGTCAGTGGGGCAACAATCTCAAGAAATATCAGGGTATGCAATTGCCTGGTGGTATCATGATGAATGGTCAACAAATCTATGATGAAGCTGTGCAAGAAATAGCAGAACTAGAGCAGCTAATACGTGACACATTTGAAGAACCACCACAGTTTTGTTTAGGCTAAGACACTCGGTTTACTATATACTCTTGTAACAACAGGAGTAATAATATGGAAAAATACGGTTTTATATATCTTTGGTATGACAAGAAACATAAAATGTACTATTTGGGCTGTCACTGGGGAACTGAAAATGATGGATATATCTGTTCTTCTAATAGAATGAGAGATGCTTATAGAAGAAGACCGCAAGACTTCAAAAGACGTATAATACAAAAAAATATTCTTAAGGAAAATCTACTTTCGATAGAGCATAAATGGTTATCTCTCATAGATGAAAGTGAGTTACAAACAAAATACTATAATCGATATACAACAAATACTGCATTACGGTTGGCTTGGGCAGCTTCTAAAGGAAGAAAACAAACTCAAGAAGAAATATCCAAAAGAGTGACGTCTAATACAGGTAAAAAACGCACTGAAGAAACAAAACGCAAGATTTCTGAGAGTAATAAAGGCAAAGTTATGGGTCCTTTATCTGAAGAACACAAACAAAAGTTGAGTGTATCTTTATCTGGCAAAAACAATCCGTTTTATGGAAAACAACACGATCCAGAAAAGAAAAAAGAAATGAGTGCTAAAGCAAGCGCAACATTGAAAGGTAAGAAACCTAAAAATCTTGATATGTTTGTTGGCAGTTTTTGGTGGAACAACGGCATGATAAATAAAAGAAGCAAACTTTGTCCAGGAAATAATTGGACAAAAGGTAAATTAAAGAAAGTTTAGCCGTGGCAACGTCCGTATATCTAAACAACTACTCAGTTGGTGTAATCAACGAACAAAGACTTCTGGAAGATTTGATTACCGAATCAATTCATCTAATGGGGCATGACTGCTATTACATTCCAAGAGATTCCTACAATGGTGATGACGAGATATACGGTGAGACCATAAACGCAAAGTTCTCTCGCGCATACACAATGGAAATGTACATTGCTAACGTTGAAGGTTACGAAGGCGATGGTGACTTCTTCTCTAAGTTTGGCCTAGAAATTCGTGATACTTCAAATTTTGTTCTATCACGCAAGACATTCAATAAGTATATTCCAAGCAACATAGCTGCAAGACCTAGAGAAGGTGATCTGATATACGTTCCTGTTATGCGAAAGATTTTTGAAATCAAGTTTGTGGAAGAAGAATTGCTATTCTTCTCTATAGGTAAGCGTAATCCTTACATGTACGAATTGCGCTGTGAACTATTCCGCTTTTCTGATGAGAACTTTGACACAGGCGTTGAGGAAATTGATGATGTGGAATCAGAAAACTCATATACAATAGAACTGGCCCTTGGTACAGGCACAGGTAACTATCAGTCTGGAGAACTTGTGTATCAGGGTGCTAACGTTGCATCATCTAACACAAAAGCATATGTTACAGATTACAATCCAACGACAAAGAAGATTACGCTTCATAATATTGTTGGAACATTTGCAACAGCTACAAATCTACGTGGTGCTACATCTAATGCTGTATATGTTGTAACATCTACGGACGTTCTAGGAGACTATGTATTCTATGATCAATCTGATAACAAGAATTTCCAGAATGAGGCAGCATTGTTTATAGACCTATCAGAAATCAATCCATTTGGAAATCCATAATGTTCGGAACACACTTCTATCATAAGCTAATGAGAAAATACGTTGTACTTTTTGGCACAATGTTCAATAACATCACTCTTGTTCGTACTAATACAGATACAAACACTGAGATTGAACGAGTAAAAGTTCCTATTGTTTATGGTCCAAAAGAAAAGTATATCTCAAGACTTCGTTCTGATCCTGATTTACAGAAGCAAATTCAAGTAAGACTTCCACGCATGTCGTTTGAACTTTCCGGCATATCTTATGACGCATCAAGAAAGCAGAATTCTTTATTAAAAGTGGCTAAAAGTAGTTCTGGAACAGCAGCACAATCGTCTTACATGGCCGTGCCTTATGATCTAAATTTTGACTTGACAATGTATACTAGAAACATAGATGATGGCAATCAGATTATAGAACAGATATTGCCAATTTTCAATCCTGACTATACAGTTACCATAAATCCTATTTCATCTCTTGGTGTTCTAAAAGATGTTCCTATCATAATGAATTCTGTGTCAAATCAAGTTGAATATGAAGGAAACTTTGACAGCGTTAGATTTGTGTTCTGGACACTATCATTCACAATGAAAGCACATTTCTATGGGCCAGTTACAAATCCAAAGATTATTCGCAAGGTCATCGCAAACATATTCAACGATCCTACACTACAGGCTGGCTATGTTACAAGACTAAATCTTGTCAGTGGTAACAATGGTAAGTTTCTGCAAGATGACATTGCTTATCAGGGAGATAACTACAACTCTGCAAACGCATACGGCATTGTATTGAGTTGGTCAGCTAATACAGGAAAACTTGCATTGGGTGGTGTGCAAGGACAGTTCAAGTTAAATAATACCATCAGAGGACTATCATCTAATGCTGCATTTCAGTTGGACAGCTTTGATATCGCACCTCTCAAACTTTCAAAGATTACTATTCAACCTGATCCTATCACTGCTGAACCTGGTGATGATTATGGCTATGATATTGACATTGAGGAATGGCCTGACATAAATGAGTAAGACAGATAAAGCACTAAGCGAAGCACTTGGTATTGAAAACGCAATGGAAATCATACCACCAAAGCAAGTAGAAGTCATCAATACTCCACATGAAGATGATGATATCAAAGCTGACTATAATCTGTCTCGCAGAACTTTTAGGTCGCTGATAGATAAAGGCAATGCTGCTATGGAAAATCTGACTGATCTGGCCAAAGAATCTGAAAGCCCACGCGCGTATGAAGTTCTAGCTACCATGATGAGAACCATAGCTGACACCACGAAAGACCTTTACGATTTACAAAAGAAAACAAAAGATTTGAAATGTGATGATAAAAAAGAACAACCAAATGTTACAGTGGAAAAAGCTGTGTTTGTCGGTTCACCTTCCGATTTGTTGAAAAAGATTAAGGAAGAGCAAAAGTCAAGTGAGTAAAGGTTATAACAATAATCCGAATCTCCCGCGCGAAGACTTTTTACACGCATTCACGCAGGCTGAACTAGACGAGTTTATCAAGTGTTCACAAGATCCTGTGTACTTTGCTTGCACATATATGCGTATTATCAACGTTGACCGCGGTCTTATGCCATTTGAGATGTGGGACTTTCAGAAAGAAATGCTTACCACATTCCATGAAAACCGCTTCTCTATCTGTAAGCTTCCGCGTCAGGTAGGTAAGACTACAACCAGTGTTGCATTTTTGCTACACTTCATTCTCTTCAATGAAAATGTCAATGTAGCCATTCTTGCTAATAAGTCCGCAACAGCAAGAGAAATCATGGGCAGACTTCAGCTTGCCTTTGAGTATCTACCAAGATTCCTACAGCAGGGTGTCAAGGAATGGAACAAGGGTTCTATTGAACTTGCTAACGGTTCACGCGCGGTAGCTGACTCCACATCTGGTTCGTCTGTTCGTGGTAGATCGTTCAATGTCATTTTCCTTGACGAGTTTGCGTTTGTTCCAAACAATATCGCAGAAGCTTTCTTCATGTCTACATATCCTACCATCTCATCTGGTAAGACAACTAAAGTTATTATCGTTTCTACACCTAACGGTCTGAATCTGTTCTATCGTATGTGGATTGAAGCACAAGAACAGCGCAGTCTATACAAGCCTATTGAGATCCACTGGAGCATGGTGCCTGGTAGAGATGAAGAGTGGAAAGAAGAGACTATTAGGAATACATCTCCGGATCAGTTCCGTCAAGAATTTGAGTGTGAGTTTATAGGTTCTACAAACACGCTTATTCATCCCGTCAAGCTTCGCTCACTTGTCTGGCACAATCCTATTCGTCAGGAAGGCAAGCTGGATATCTACAAAGATCCTGTACCAGGCAGAACTTACACAATGACAGTGGACGTGGCCGAGGGACAAGGCTTAGACTATTCTACATTTTCGATAATAGACGTTACGGAAATACCATATCGTTTGGTAGCAAAATACAGAAACAACCAGATTTCACCACTGCTGTTTCCGACTATCATAGTACAAACAGCAAAGCTATACAATGAAGCTTTCGTATTGGTAGAAATCAACTCCATTGGCCTACAGGTTTCAGACATTATTCATCATGAACTGGCCTATGAAAATCTGATCAAGATTGAAATGAAGGGTAAGCAGGGTCAGCAGCAAACACCCGGTTTCAAGAAGAAGATAGCATACGGTCTTAAGACCACCAATCAGTCTAAGATGATCGGATGCACGAACCTGAAAACGCTCATTGAGAATGATAAACTGATAATCAATGACGCTCAGATGATTACCGAGTTGACTACGTTCTCAGCAGACAAGAAGACGTTCAAAGCCGAAGAAGGCAACAACGATGACTTGGTAATGACACTGGTACACTTTGGTTGGTTGTCAGCACAGAAGTATTTCCGTGAGAACATCAATAATGACATTCGTAAAGTCCTACAGCAGGAACAGCTTAATCTGATGGACCAAGACATTGTACCTATTGGAATCATAGATAATGGAATAGATGACCCATTTGATGAGAATATGGACAAAGACTTGTGGGTAGAAGATAGGAAAAAGCTATTTCCATTTGATGATTACAACTGGTCATCCAAGCTATAAATACTCATTTTTCTAAATAATGTAGAGACTTGAATTACTTTTCTTAAAGGAGAAACACGATGGCATTTCAATTGTCACCAGGCGTAAATGTATCTGAAATTGACTTAACAACTATTGTACCTGCTGTAGGTACAACCGAGGGCGCTTTTGTAGGTAACTTCAATTGGGGTCCTTTAGAAGAAATTCGTACTATTTCTTCGGAAGTTGAACTAGTGGATACATTTGGTAAGCCAGATAACAACAATTTCGTAGACTTTTTTACAGCGGCCAACTTCTTGGCTTATGCTCGTAATCTAAAGATAGTCCGCGCTGGTGATAACTCATCAGCTAAAAATGCTTCTATTGGTAATGGTATTTTGATTAAAAATTCTGATGATTATCTTTCAAACTATATCAATCAGGAAGCAGCTAATACTGCTGGTATGTTTGCTGCTAAGTTTGCTGGTGATCTAGGTAACAGCTTGAAGGTTTCTCTATATGCAAATACAGATTATGTAGAAAGAGTAAATTGGAATAGCACAAGATGGACTTATGCTGAACAGTTTAACGGTGCACCAAATACTTCTGTTTATGCTGCTGGTGTAAACGGTTTAAGAGACGAAATGCACATTATTGTTATTGACGAAGACGGTAGATTTACAGGAACAGCAAACAGCATTCTAGAAAAGTTTGCTTATGTATCTAAGGCTTCTGATGCTGTCACAAGCGATGGTTCATCAAACTACTATGTAAACGTAATTAATGAACGTTCAAAGTACATCTATATCATTAATCATGCTCTAGATGTTACAAGTAACGTAACTGATACCTCTACATGGGGATCATCTGCTGTTGGAACAACATTCACTGAAGGAGCAAGCAGCTATACAGTATCTCTATCAGGCGGTACAAATGGCGAAGTAGGTGATGATCAACGCATTCTTGGTTACGATAGATTTACCAATGCTGAAGAAGTTGATATTTCACTTGTTGTAACAGGTGGTGCAAACTTGGCTGTTGTTCAGCACTGCATTGACAATCTTGCAGAATTCCGTAAAGATTGCGTTGTATTCTGCTCACCAACAAGAGCAAACGTTGTTTCTGTAGGTATTTCAGATGCAGCAAACAATGTTATCTCATACCGTAACGCAATGGGACGTTCAACATCATATGCTGTCATGGATTCTTCTTGGAAGTATCAGTTTGACAAGTATAACAACGTATATCGTTGGGTTCCAATGAACGGCGACATTGCTGGTCTATGTGTAAGAACAGACTTTGAACGTGATCCATGGTTCTCACCAGCTGGTTTCAATCGCGGTCAAATCAAGAATCTTGTAAAGCTTTCATTTAATCCTGATAAGACAGATCGTGATGAACTTTACAAAAATGGTATCAACCCAATCGTTACATTCCGTGGAGAAGGTACAGTTCTATACGGTGATAAGACAATGCTTACTCGTCCATCAGCATTTGATCGCATCAACGTTCGCCGTTTATTCATCGTACTTGAAAAGGCCATCGCAAGAGCAGCCAAGTATAGCTTGTTTGAATTCAATGATGAATTTACACGCGCACAGTTTGTTGCTTTGATTGAGCCATATCTACGCGATGTACAGGGTCGTCGTGGTATCTTTGATTTCCGCGTAGTATGTGATGAAACTAATAACACTCCTGAAGTAATCGACCGTAACGAATTTATTGGCGATATCTACATCAAACCAGCCAGAAGCATCAACTTTATCCAGTTGAACTTCATTGCTGTAAGAACTGGTGTTGCCTTTGAAGAAGTTGTAGGCAGATTTTAATTGATAAAAAGCATATAAATATTCAGAAGGAGTAAAAACAAATGGCTTCATTTAACGTACAAGAATTTAGAGCGCAGATGACAGGTGACGGTGCTCGTCCTAACCTGTTTAACTGTGAACTACCATTCTTAGGAAATCTATTAGGCACAGCAGCAGTTAAGTATAACTTCATGTGCCGCGCCGCTCAATTGCCTGGTTCCACTGTGAACCAGGTTCCTGTCAACTACTTTGGCCGTGAACTAAAGTTTGCAGGAAACCGTACATTCACTGAATGGACAGTTACAATTATCAACGACGAAGACTTTGTTATTCGCAACGCATTTGAACTATGGATGAGTAGACTGAACTCACACGTATCAAATCTTCGTTCTTCCAATTTTATTAGCCCAGCACAGTACCAGCAAGACGGTATTGTAACTCAGTTTGGCAAAGCTGATGAAGTGTTGAAACTATACAAGTTCATCGGTATGTTCCCAATTGACATTTCTCCAATTGAACTTGATTGGGGTGCAAATGATACAATTGAAGAATATGCAGTGACATTTGCCTATCAGTGGTGGGAATCAGATACAACAGACAGTATTGCAACTTCTGGTGCGCCTTCTGTTCGTACTTCATTTACACCGCCGCTAGTTGGCTAATATATAAAAAGGAGGGGGTTTATTCCCCCTCCTATAACATGGAGAATTGTAGGTGGTCCAACTTTTTGGCTTTGAACTCTCACGTAAAAAAACGAAGCAAGAGCAAAATGCTTCACAACAGGATTCTAATAAGTCGTTTGCTTTACCGCAAAACGATGACGGTGCTGTAACTATTCAATCAGGTGCCTATTATGGCACCTATGTTGACTTGGACGGTGTTGTTAGAAACGAAATAGAACTCATTACACGCTATCGTGAAATGTCAATGCAACCAGAGTTGGAAACAGCTATTGATGAGATTGTAAACGAAGCCATTGTAAACACTGCAAAAGACAAAGCAGTTGAAATCAATCTAGATGATTTGAAGCAACCGGAATCGGTAAAGAAGAAAATTCGTGATGAATTTGATATTGTTCTAAAGCTTCTTAACTTTGGTAACATGGGCCATGAGATTTTTCGTCGCTGGTATGTTGACGGTCGTATGTTCTATCATGTTATCATTGACGAAGCAAGTACAGCTAAAGGCATTCAAGAACTAAGATACATTGACCCTCGTCGTATTCGCAAAATCCGTGAAATTCAAAAGACAAAAGATCCAAGAACTACCATAGACGTTATCAATAAGATTAACGAATACTATCTCTATAATGAGCGTGGTATTATTGGCGCGCATTCCAATCTTGGTGCTAAGATTGCCATTGATGCAATCATCAACATCAATTCAGGTTTGATGGATTCCAAGAGAGCGATGGTTCTCTCATATCTACACAAGGCCATCAAACCACTAAACAACTTGAGAATGATTGAAGATGCGACAGTTATATATCGTCTATCACGCGCTCCCGAACGCCGTATATTCTATATTGACGTTGGTAACATGCCAACCATCAAAGCGGAACAATACCTAAAAGATATCATGACCAAGTATCGTAACAAGTTGGTTTACGATAGCACAACAGGCGAAATCAAGGATGATCGTAAGCATCTTTCCATGCTTGAAGACTTCTGGTTACCTCGTCGTGAAGGCGGCAAAGGAACAGAAATCACAACTCTTCCTGGTGGTCAAAATCTAGGTGAACTGGAAGACGTTAAGTATTTTGAACGTAAGCTATACAAAGCACTTGGCGTTCCTATTGGCCGTCTAGAACAGCAACCAGGTGGTGGTATTCTAGGTCGCTCAACTGAAATTACCAGAGACGAATTGAAGTTCTCAAAGTTCATTGATAGACTACGTAACAAGTTCTCAACTTTGTTTGATGATATTCTTCGTGTCCAACTTATCATGAAGAAAGTTTGTACAGAAGAAGAGTGGAAAGAGTTCAAAGAAGATGTTTACTACGATTTCAAGAAAGACAACAACTTTGATGAGTTGAAAGAGTCTGAACTATTAATGAATCGTATTGCTACGCTACAAGCAGTAGATCCATACGTAGGTCGTTATTATTCAATGCAGTGGGTTCGTAAGAATATTCTCATGATGGATGACGATGAGATTGAAGAAATCCAAGGTCAGATAGAAGAAGAGCAAGCAGCCAATACTCCAGTTGATGATCAGGGTAATCCATTGCCTACAGATGATCAAGGCAATCCATTACCACCACAAGCACCGCAACCAAACATAGTTCCTCCTACACCAATTGAAGGAATGCTGCAACAGCAAATGTCTCAGCAGGGCGCACAAGCTGTTTATCAAGATGGAACACAAAAAGACACCATGGATCCATTAGAGATGGGGCAAGCTGCTAATCGCAGAAGATTTGTCAATGATACTATGGAACCAGTAAGATGATGAAGTTTGGTAACTTTATATCAGAATCGTTAGCTGCTGAAATCAAATCAGAGCCAAAAACAAACGCATCCAGAGAAGCAAGAAGACTTGGACTAACTTATATGGGTTTTGGCAGATATGCTGACTCTAAAGGTAAAATAGCATATACAGTAGATAACAATAGACTTGTGCCATACAAACATATAGAAGAAATTCAAAGTATGCATGACAAAGCTAGAAGCACAAGTAATCCAAATAAATCCAAAGAGTTGATGGCTCAAGTTGATACTCATTCAAAAGTTTTATCAAAAAGAGAAGCAGAAGACAATAAGATACTTAGCAAAAAAAGCAAAGAGATAATGGCTCTGAATAAAGAACTATACAAGTTCTATAAGCCTGGAATGTATGATGACGAAGAAATACGAGCAATCGAAGAATACACTAATGATGCTTTTGGTCCTATAAATAGATTTCTTTACAAAGGTCATGATCCAGACACAGAACCAGAAGACGCTTCTTTTATAGAGAGTATGGTAGAAGCACTAGATTCAGCTTTCGAAGAAACACAAGCTCCATTTGCTTATACTGTATACACAGGTCTGAGTGAAAGATATAAAGCTGAAAAAATAAAACCTGGTGGTGAATATATCTTCAGAGGTTATTTGTCTACTTCTATAGATTTCAATACAGCCATTGGTGGATTTACCGATTCGGACTGGGGCAATAAAAAACCTGTAGTTCTTCAAATAGATATTTCGAAGGGTCAAAAATCTATCTATGTTGATCCACTTTCTTCAAATACTGGTGAATTGGAAACTATGTTGCCTAGAGGATCAAGAGTAAAAATTATATCTGGTCCACATCAAATTGATTATGGTATACTAAATCCAGAAGCAGATCCGGTAACGATAAATCTTTTCCATTGTGTATTGGTCGAAGATTTATAAATATAAGAAATACGTAGGAGTTAAAACAAATGTCAGTTAACAAAGCATTAAATAACATTCTAGAGAACAATCTAGATGAAATGCGCCAAAACTTTTCCGCTGCTCTTTCTACAAAAGCAGTAGAAAAGCTTGAAGAGCGCAAGATGGAAATTGCCAAGAATTACTTTGGCCAGGTAATGGAATCAACAGAACAGATTGATGAAGCTTTACCAGTAAAGTATTTTGATCGTCCTTTGCCAAATAAAACGCCGCTTGGTAAATTTGACAATGTTGTAAATAAAGCGATGAAGAGTGCAAAAAGTAAGAAAATGACTGCTGTAAAGAAGAAGTAATACATCATGAAAAGCATCAAAGGCCTTAGAGAACAATACGATCTAATCACAGAGAAAGAAGAAGCAGAAGTTCGTAAACTTTCTGCTCTTGTTCGTGCTGGTCTTTTTGATGCTAAGAAACTAACATCACTGAAACGCGCACTGGAAAAACCAGTTGATAAAATGACAGCACAAGAAAAGCGTATGCTTCTTAACTTGCTGGATTCACTTATGTCTGAGGTTCTGTCCAATCAGCCTGTGTATCAAAAGGTCAAGCAGAATGTGATGAAGGAAAACAAGGATAACTTTGTAAGTGACCGTAGATTTGGTCGTGGTTATCCTTCTCAGAAAGATATGCCTTCCGTATTGTTACTAAAGCGTAAGGCTATTCGTGTATTTCCTGATGGTCAAAAAGTAGGACTATACTACGCTCAAGCGATAGACAAGTATGTTACCATACCATTCAGTGAAATTGGAATAAACGAAGAGAATGAATTGGATGAGATAGCTCCCGCTCTAGTTCCTCTTGCAGTAGGTGCAGCTAGAGTTGCAGCTCCTATAATTGCACGTAATGCTTCACGTATCGGATCAGCCGGCAAAAAAGCATGGGATGCTTGGAAAAAGAGTAGAGCAGTCAAAAAAGCTGAAAAGGCAAAAGACAAAATATCTAGAGGTGGCACGATAACAAATGCTGATAGATTGGCCAGAAGAAAAGCCATTGCCAAAGGCATAAAAAAAAGAAGCAGTAGTGCTGGTGGCAGATGGAGAAATATAGGGCGCCGCACTGCTGAATTGGGTGCAGGAGCTGCCGCAGTCGGTGCAGCACTATCTGGTGGTTCAGGTGAAAAAAAGTATTTTACACCAATGTCTCCTACACTAAAAGCTACTACAGTAGGACCAAAGAGAGAAGGCGGTTCAGATTCGAGAGCAGAGCGTGAGAGACAAGCCGCTTTCAGAGCATCAAAATCCATGGCTACAAATGAGTCTGTAGAAGTAAATCTAGATGGAAATCTATTTGAACTAAATAATAAGGCAGCAAATAAAATTACCAAACTCTATGAGTCATTGAACAATAAGAACAAACGCAAGATGATTTCCATGATGAATGAGAGTGGAGAAAGCCTCAACAAGATTGTATCATTTGCATTAGGACAGAAATAAGACATGGCAAACGTAATAAGAGAACAAAAGCTTATTGATTCCAACAAGCGAGCATTAATTAAGTATGTGATACTTTCTGATGGAACTAACGAGGCAAACACACGTTTGCTTGATGCGTCTTCATTAGCATTTGCACTAAACGCAACAGGTGTAATATCTCAAACAGATCCAAAGTCAAACTACAGATCAACAATAAGAAAAGTAAAAGCTTACTCTAGAACAGGTGGTTCTTTTATACTTAAGTGGGAAGGTGATGCAAACTCAGAGATTATCACGTTTGGTTCAGGTTCCGTAGACTTTACATTTGAAAACGATGGTGCAATCATTCAAAATCCAGAAGCAAACGCAACAGGTGATATTCTTCTAAGCACAGCTAATCTTGTTGCTGGTGATACAACAACGATTTTCCTAGACATAAGAAAAGACAGTTTGGATTATGATGCTGGTCAGACAGCAGATCCTTACGCATTCAACGCAAAAGGTCCATTTCCATGATTAACCTAATAAATTCCATTATAGATAGAGACTTCATAGAGGCAGATTTTATTTTGGAAGAATCTGTTCAAGTCATCATGAGTCGCAAGCTTGAAGAAGCAAAGAAGATGTATGCTGCTAAAATGGCAGAACAGAGTCATTCTATGAATAGAACAGCGTCTAAGCTTGTCAGACTTGGTGTTGTAGAAGAAGACAACATTGAAGAAATGTCAGGAAATTCAGGATTAGTTGTAAATAAAAAACCAGAATCTGCAAGTGGAAAAACAGATTTGGGTGGACCAGCACCATCTAATTCAAAAAGTATTAGTGATACGGAAACAGATGATCTAATTAAAAGAAATACAGAAGGTCTTAAGAGAGCAAAACAAAGAGGAATGTTACCTCCTGGTCATCCTATAACAACAAGAATGGAAGAAGAAACTCTTGAAGAAGCACGTATCAATATAATCAAGGCCCGTATTCGTGGCGGTAAAATTCAACGCCGTAAAAAAGTTTCAAACGTTCCAGGAATGACTCTACGTGGTGGTAAGTTACAGCGCATGTCAGCAGCAGAACGCCGCCGTAGAAAATTAGGCGCAAGAAAAGCAGTTCGTAAGAGAATGCCAAAAATGAATCGCGCATTGATGAAGCGCAAGAGATCATTAATTAAAAGAAGGGCTTTAGGTCTATGAAGCTTATAAAAGAAGAAGTAAACGAAGTCCGTTTTCTCACAGAAATGAACGAGAAGACAGGACAAAAGGAAATGTTCATTGAAGGTATCTTCATGCAGGCCGAGACAAAGAATCGTAACGGCCGCGTTTATCCTTTTGGTGTCTTACAGAAAGAAGTTGACAGATATAACAAAGATTATGTTGACAAGAACCGTGCTTTTGGTGAACTAGGTCATCCTGATTCTCCAACTATTAATTTGGATCGTGTATCACACATGATTACCAAGCTTTATCCTGATGGTAATAACTTCATAGGTAAAGCAAAGATTATGGATACTCCTAACGGAAAAATTGTGAAAAGTTTACTAGACGGTGGTGCTAGTTTGGGTGTTTCTACAAGAGGCGTAGGGTCTCTTAAGCCATCAAATGGCTATCAACTTGTTCAGGACGATTTTCATCTTGCGACAGCCGCAGATATCGTTGCTGATCCATCTGCTCCAAATGCTTTTGTTCAAGGCATTATGGAAAATGCGGAATGGATTCTTACAGAAACAGGATGGAAAGAAGTTCAGTTTGAAGCAGCTAGAAAAGAAATCAAGCAAGCTTCAAAAAATGATATTGAGGCAGTAGCACTGCGTCTCTTTGAGAATTTTATCTCTAAACTTTAAAAATTATAAATAATACAAGAAAAAGGAGTATACTCATATGGGTAAGTCATTAACAGAAGTAGCCAAGTCAATTCTCATGAATGAGAATGCTAACATGGCCACACTAAAGCCAGGTGGTGGTGCAAAGGATGGTGTTGAACCATCTCCAATGAGCAATCAAGCTACGTTAGTAGGTGATGCACCGAAGAAGCCAGGCGAAGGCGACAACGTTGGCGCTAAGGCTGCTACAATGAAGCAGGATACATCTCAAGCTTCTCCATCTCGTAAGGGCGTAGTTCCAGCTATGCCTCCTCAGAAGGAAGTAATGGAAGAAGATGTAGAGATTGAAGAAGAAAATATTGAAGAAGCTATGGGCGATAGCAATGTTCGTGCTGGTATAAAAACAGTTCAAGGTAATGCAGCACCAAAGTCACATCCTCTTACACCAGCAATAGGTGAGAAATCAAAGATGGGTTCTTCAAGCACTCAGTCAATGAAGGAAGAAGAAGAACTGGAAGAAGAAATTGAACTTTCTGAAGAACTAGAGGCTTTCATTGATCAGTGTCTAGAGGAAGGTCTATCAGAAGAAGAAATCGTAGCAGCTATCGATGAAAACTTTGAACTAATTTCTGAAGAAGAACTAGAAGAAGAAAAAGTTGAGTATGACTACGAAGTAGACATGAACGAACACGTAGAGGCTCTATTTGCTGGTGAAGACCTATCAGAGGAATTCAAGCAGAAAGCTGTAACAATTTTTGAAGCTGCTGTTGTAGCAAAGATGCAGTCAGAAATTGCTCGTCTAGAAGAAGCATATGCTGCTACTCTAGAGGAAGAAGTAGAAACACTTAAGGAAGAATTGTCATCTAACGTTGATGACTATCTAAACTATGTGGTTGAACAGTGGGTATCTGATAATGAAGTTGCTATTGAAGCAGGACTTCGCACAGAATTGACCGAAGACTTCATCTCAGGTCTTCGTCAGCTATTTGCTGAAAACTACATTGATATTCCAGAAGACAAGATTTCAGTCGTTGAAGAATTTGGATCTAAGATTGAAGAACTTGAAGCTAAGTTAAACGAAGAAATCGCACGTAATGTTGAACTTACAAGCATTCTTTCAGAAAGCAAAAAGACAGAAGTTCTTCATGCTATGACAGAAGGTTTAACAGCAACTCAGGCCGAAAAGCTTAAGCAGCTTGCAGAAGGCGTAGAGTTTGTTGATGTTGATACCTTTGCTACAAAGGTTCAGACATTACGCGAAAATTATTTCCCTTCTTCAGTAAACGCTCAGACTGAATTGGACAAGATTGAACCTGGCACAGAAGGCCAGACAATGATTTCGGAAGAGAATAACCCAATGAGCAAGTATGTTCGTGTACTTGGCAAGACTCTTCCAAAGAAGTAAAAACTATAAATAATACTAAGATATCTCAAAAGGAGAATTTAAATGTATCTTACAGAACAATTAGAACAGAAGTGGTCTCCAGTACTGGACCACGAAGGTGCAGGAAAGATTAAGGACTCATATCGTCGTGCTGTTACAGCTATCATTCTTGAGAACCAAGAAAAGGCTATGGCAGAAGAAAGCCGTGTTCTTAACGAAGCTGCTCCAACAAACGCAACTGGTTCTGGTATTCAGAACTATGATCCAATTCTTATCTCATTGGTTCGTCGTTCGCTACCAAAGTTGATTGCTTATGACGTTTGCGGCGTACAGCCAATGACTGGTCCAACAGGACTTATCTTTGCTATGCGTTCACGTTATGACAATCAGGCTGGTACAGAAGCATTCTTCAATGAAGCTAATACCCGCTTTACATCTTCTAACAAAGCTGCTAACACTGTTGGTGGTTCACTACAGACAGGTACAGATCCAGTATCAAACGTACTAAACTCTGCTCTATACACAACAGCTAACGGTATGTCTACCGCTGCTGCTGAAGCACTTGGTGATTCAGGTGCAAACCTATTCGCTGAAATGGCTTTCAGCATTGAAAAGGTAACTGTAACAGCCCGCTCACGCGCTCTAAAGGCTGAGTACACAATGGAACTTGCTCAGGATCTTAAGGCTGTTCACGGTCTAGACGCTGAGACAGAGTTGGCCAACATTCTGTCAACAGAAATTCTTGCAGAAATCAACCGTGAAGTTATTCGTACAATCTACGAACAGGCTGTTGTTGGTGCTGCATACGGTACTACAACTGCTGGTACATTTGACCTTGACACAGACTCAAACGGCCGTTGGTCAGTTGAAAAGTTCAAGGGTCTTGTATTCCAGATTGAACGTGAATGTAACGCAATCGCTAAGGCAACTCGTCGTGGTAAGGGTAATACCCTAATCGTTTCTTCTGACGTTGCTTCTGCTCTTGCAATGGCTGGCGTTCTAGACTACACACCTGCTCTTCAGGTTAACCTTGAAGTAGACGATACTGGCAACACCTTTGCTGGTACAATGCACGGCCGTGTAAAGGTCTACATTGATCCTTACTTCGGTGGTTCAGCATCTGGTAACGAACTAGTTCTAGTTGGTTATAAGGGTACTTCTCCTTATGACGCTGGTCTATTCTACTGCCCATACGTTCCTCTACAGATGGTTCGTGCTATTGGTCAGGATACATTCCAGCCAAAGATCGGCTTCAAGACACGTTACGGCATGGTAGCAAACCCATTCGCACAGGGTACAGATGCTGGTCTTGGTGTTCTTACACCACGTACCAACAACTACTACAGAATATTCCGTGTCCGCAACCTCATGTGACATATTGTCGCACTTTGCGATATAAGTTTGGGGAGCTTCGGCTCCCCTTTCTTTTGTTACTAAATACATAAGATTATTAGTTATAGGAAATAAATGTGAATGGGTATCATCTATCTTTGGACTAACAAAAATACCAACAAACATTATGTTGGACAAACAATACATCCAGATCAGCGCAAACGCAATCATATACATGAAGCTTTTGTTCGTGGATCAGATTATTATTTTCATCGTTCATTACGTAAACATGGTTTAGATGCTTTTACATACATCGTACTTGAAGATAATGTTGACAGAGACAAACTCAATGATCGTGAAAACTTCTATATCAACAAATACAATACTATCTGGCCAAATGGCTACAATGAATGTGAAGCGAATAGTCTGTCTCAAGATTCCATTAGAAAAATGAGTGAGACTAAAAAACAACAGTGGCAAACAATGAGTGATGAAGACAAAATAAAATGGAAACAAGAGCGTGAAAACTTTACTATGAAAGGTAAAACTCAAACACCTAAACAAAAGAGAGCCGCAGCAGAAGCTAATCAGAAAGAATGGTTGATTACCTATCCAAATGGCATCATAGTAAAAATAACAAATCTTCGTCAGTTTTGCATCGATGAAGGACTAGGTACAAACGGCCAGTCAAATCTTGTTAGAGGTTCTTACAAAGGATATAAGGCCATCAAAGTATAAATAGTGTTAGAGGTAATCAATGACAACAGAATCATTTCTCACAACTATACCAGACAATACTAGTTTTCTTCAGACAACTAGATACACTTTTGTTATACCTAACTTGCCTTTTGCAAGATACTTTTGTCAGAGTATCAATCTTCCTGGTGTCACATCCAACGAAGTTGAAGTTCCTACTCCATTCTCAAACACGTTCAGACATGCAACCAAAATGTCTTTTGAGCCATTCTCTATTACTTTTCTAATAGACGAAGACTTGAAAGTGTGGGAAGAAACATATAAATGGATTGTATCTCTAACTCGTCCTGAAAGCAACAAGCAATACATCAAGTATAGAGATGAAAACGCATCACCTTATCAGGACGGTATATTGACGCTCAATACAAACGCAAACATACCAAACATGAGAATCAAGTTTAAAAACGTCCATCCTACTTCTCTCAGTGGCATACAGTTTGGCACAATAGCATCCGCTGAAACTACTCCTACAGCAGATCTTTCTTTCAGATACGATTTACTTGAGATTGAAAGATTTTAGTTGACAGGAACTTAATTTCCTTATATACTTACAATCATTTTTTGTAATGGAGATGTAATGAAACCGCCAGTGAACATTGACACACTCATGGAAGAATGGGTCAAAGACTCAGCATGGGATGAAACTGAACCACAAAAAGCCATGGCTAACATACCAAAGCTTCATGCGAAGTATTTGCGTATCATGACACATCACAATCTGTTAGTCAAGAAGCTTTATGCTGAGTATAACACTCGGCGCAAGATCAAGTGGGAATACTACAGCGGTGATCTGAACAATCCAGAAGACCTTGAGAAGTATGGCCTTGAACCTATGATGAAGAAGGTATTGCGCGCAGACTTGTCTCACTATCTTGATTCAGATACTGAACTAAATAACATACTGTTGAAGAAAGTGATACATGAAGAGATTGTTGAGTTCTGTAAGAATGTATTGAAGGAGTTGAACAATCGTACTTGGCAGTTGAAAGAATACATGTCATGGGAAAGATTTGTTGGTGGACAGTAATAGTAAAATAATAGATCCTTTATCAGAAGCCTTAGGTATTGAATGTTCTATTGAAATAGATTATTCAGATTGTGTAATCTTTGATCCTGTTACTAACAGAGAAGAAGCTATAAAGCGTAATGCTGAAATAGTTGAATGTGATAGGTGTGGAGTAAAAGGCAATAGACCTAACATGATAAGGTGGCATTTTGAAAATTGCACAACTAAACTAAAAAAATGTAAGCAGTGTCAGAACATTATACCGAGACAAGGCATTAAGGACAGTTTGTATAAAGATAAGAAATATTGCAGTAGAAGTTGTTATATGAAAACTAAGATTGGTAAAACACCAATCGTGATGACACAAGAAGTCAGAACAAAGATATCAAAATCTGCTCTAAGCAGGTCTGAACAATTGAGCGTTAGAATGAAAAACAACATTAGTCAACTGGAAAAGTTAACATGTTCCAATTGTGGTAAAACCATGAACAAAGGAAACTTTATAAAATGGAATCATGGAGAACAGTGTGAACAATAGATTGATTGTTATGAATGTTGATGAGGCTTATGTCAAGGTTATATGTGATGACGGTATCGCATATGAACTACGTGAAGCATTCAAGTTCAAAGTTCCTAACTATCAGTTTACACCCCAGTATAAGGCAAGACTGTGGAGTGGTGATATTTTTCTTTTTGATGTGCGTAGTAGGCGGCTTTACAGGGGTTTAGTTCCCTATCTGTTTAAGTTTGCCGAAGAAAGAGATTATGATATTGATTATGAAAACGAAGACTATGATGAAGAGTTTTCGTTAGCGGAAGCAAAAGAGTTTGTAGAACTAATAAGGCCGAAACATGCTCCAAGAGATTACCAGTTGGATGCATTCGTTCACGCTATTCGCACAAGGCGCGCTTTACTACTTAGCCCCACTGCAAGTGGTAAGTCTCTTATTATTTATTTTCTTACTCGTTTTCTGGAACACAGAGGTTTAAAACGAGGTTTGATAATCGTACCAACTGTTTCTCTTGTAGAACAGTTGACAAGCGATTTCAAAGATTATAGTGAAACGAATGGATGGAACGTTAGCGACAAAGTACATAAGATTTATCAGGGTCAGGAAAAGTCTAGCGATAAGTTTCTGACGATTTCAACTTGGCAGTCTATCTATCAACTGCCGAAGAAGTATTTTATTGACTACGATTTCGTGATTGGTGATGAAGCACATCTATTCAAAGCCAAATCTCTAATAGATATTATGACGGGATTATCTAATGCAAGATATAGAATCGGAACTACTGGAACTTTGGACGGTACAAAAACCCATAGATTGGTACTTGAAGGACTGTTTGGCTCAGTTCGTAAAGTTATCACCACCAAAGAACTCATGGATGCAAAGCACTTGGCTGAGTTCCAAATCAAGTGCTTACTACTTAGACACAGTGAGTCTATCTGTCAAGCATCAAAGAACTTTACCTATCAGCAGGAGATTGAATACCTTGTCCTTAACGATGCCAGAAATCGGTTCATCTCTAATCTGGCTGTCTCACTTGAAGGAAACACGCTCGTTCTCTTCCAGTACGTTGACAAGCACGGACGCATTCTACACAAACTCATTTCTGACAAATTGGGAGTGGACAGAAAGGTATTCTTCGTAAGTGGTAAAACAGATGTGGACATACGTGAAGAGATTCGTAAGATCGTTGAACAGGAAACGCAGGCTATTATTGTTGCTAGTTTTGGCACTTTTAGCACTGGCATCAATATTAGAAATCTTCATAACATTATCTTTGCTAGCCCGTCTAAGTCTAGGATAAGAAACTTGCAATCCATTGGTCGTGTATTACGTAAGAGTGAAACAAAAGATTCAGCAACTTTGTTTGATATCGCCGATGATATGAGATACAAAAAGCATGAGAACTATACATTGAAGCATTTTGCTGCCAGAATACAGATATATGGTGAAGAAAAGTTCAAGTTTAAAATATACAAAATCGAATTGAAATAGACATTTGAACATCCTTTGTTGTCTAAATAGTAGAAGATAAAGGAAATAACTATGGATATCATTAAACTCAAAGAAGCAAAAGACAAAGGTTTAACATACTACTATACAGGTAAACCTTGTAAACATGGTCATGATTCGGTCAGACTTGTAAAAGGTGGTTCTTGTCGTGAGTGTAAAAATTTAAAGGCAGCAATAGAACGTTCTAAACCAGAATACAAACAAAAATCTGCAAAATATCACCATGAGAGACATAAAAAGTTATATACAACAGAAAAAAGAAGAGAGAAATATAACAAAGACATAGTTGGTGCTATGTGGTATAGAGCAAAGAAACGTGCTGAACGTCGAGGTATTGAGTTTAGCATAAAACCAAGCGATATCATCATACCTGATGTATGTCCTATTTTAGGTATTACTATAAACAAGATTATTGACGGTAAAAAAGAGACATCTCCTTCGTTAGATAGAAAAGATGCTAAAGTTGGTTACACAAAAGAAAACATCGCTGTTATATCAAATAGAGCAAATCGCATAAAAAGTGATGCTACTTTAGAAGAAATAACAAAGATTATGGAATACATGAAAGGAATACAGTGATGGCGAGGAAAAGTTCAAGTTCAAAATCTACAAAATCGAACTCAAGTGATATCAGATTTATCAGACTTGTTACAGGTGAAGACATTGTTGCTGAAGTTACTGATGTTGCTAATGGCAAAATGATCATAAACAATCCATTGAAGATAGTCTATGCTCCTTCTGTACAAACAGGCTTTCTTTCAATATCACTCATGCAATGGGTATTTACTAGAATATCAAGAAACCAGACATTTAACTTGGACTTACATAACATTTTAGTTATGACGCAAGCCGACGATGCACTTGAAAAACACTACAAGGAATCTTTGGATACCTTTGATACTAAAAATTTTGAAACAGAATATAATGATTATACTGAAGAATCTGATGAGTTTGACACTCTTGAACCTGATAAAGGACTTGAAATGTTGAAGAATCTTATGGACAAGATAAAGAACAATAAAGGAAAGTTACACTAATGGCAAAAGAAACTATAACAGAGTTAGATGAATCTAACGATTTTGGTTTTTCATTTCATGATGAAGAAGAGATTGTAACATCTTCTGGTGTTACTAATGAAGTTGAATTACTAAAGAACAGATTGAAGACCATAAGAAAGACATATCTTCCTTTGCTTCAACATTTAGCAAAAGATCCTGATAAGCCTATGATCAAGTGGCCTAACAGAAAAGACATACTGGATAAGCAGATCAAGAAGATGATTGAACTGACAGAAGTATAATTAAAGGTATTCATATCATCGCTGGCATAGCTAGAATACAGCTATGTCAAGCGTTTGTCAAGAGGAAAGTGCATGACCAAACAAAATAATAAAGTACACTACGTAGATAATCAAAAGTTCTATCAGGAAATCTTAGAACACAAGAGAAAGCTAAAAGAAGCGAGAGAACAAGGTAAAGAAGATCCTAGATTGTCCAACTACATAGGTGAATGTATATGGAAGATAGCAAACAAGCTGTCATGTAAGCCTTGCTTTATCAACTATTCCTACAGAGATGAGATGATTTCAGATGCCATAGAAAACTGTATACTATATTTCAATGACTATGATCCAAATAGAGGTTCCAATCCATTTGCATACTTTACTCAGGTCATATACTTTGCTTTCCTGAGACGCATCAATAAGGAAGAAAAGAACAGATACATCATCTATAAGAATTTCCAAGAGACTGTTATAAACAATGGACATGCAGGATTCCTCGTAGATGGAGATGACAATCACTTGCTTTCCGTAAATCTTTATGATAACATAAATGAGTTTATGGAAAAGTATGAGAAGAAAGAAGCTATCAAAAAGCAAAAGCGAAAAGAACAAAAGTTAGGTCTAACAAAGTTTTATGAGGAAGAAAAAGATGAACAGCGAAGTACCGTTTCAAGTTGAACACTTGATTAATAGTCTTCTGAACCAGAAAGAAAATATCCATATTCGTGGAAACTATAGAAACAGACTGGAAACGATAAAAGAAGCTATTGACAAAAGCATCCGTTTATACGATAATGAGTTATATATGTCTAACAATAGAAAAAGGAAGGCATAAATCATAGGAATGATAAATAGATGTGGGTCGCAGGACGGGAATCCTCACCCACTCTAACGCTATGAAGGAGCGCCAGCATGTCTATTTATACTTACCGCATAAACAAATCTATTTCTGAAGCTTTAGGAATAGAATATCAAGAAATTCCAGAACTATCCGATCAAGAACTGAATAAATTTGAGATTTCTGAAACAGAAAGTATTCCAGGTCCAAAACATTGTGATGAAACCAAACTAAGCATTTCACTTAGTAATAAGGAATACTACAAGACTGATAGAGGTTTGAAAAGACGCAAAATCATATCAGAAAGAAATAAGATTATCAAGTCTCAAGAAATGAAAAGTAGATGGGAACAAAACTATGAACAACTTAGAGAGTTGACAAAGAATAAAGGACGAAGAAAAGGTTGTAAAGACTTACGTAAGAGAAAGCAAAGAGACCTTAGAAAAGTTCAAAAAGATATGATACAATATAATGATGTGTATGCTGCTGCGTCTGTTCACTATAAAGACAATCCAAACGGAGCGCATTATATAAGACGAATGTGTAGACTACAGATTTCAGGATGGAAGTATAATGACTAAAGTTGCTATGATAACAGATTTACATCTTGGTGTTAGAAATGACAATCCAATCTTTTATGAATACTTCAAAAAATCGTTTGATTGGTTTTTCAATTACCTTGATGAACATAACATCAAAGATTGTATTGTGTTAGGTGATCTTGTTGATCGCAGGAAGTATATCAATATACTTACTGCTAATCGACTTAGGGAAGATTTTTTAGAACAACTTGAAAGTAGAAATATCAAAACACATGTTATTCCTGGAAATCACGATTGCTACTTCAAGAACACTAATGATGTAAACATATTGGAAGAAATAATCGGTAATCGCTACCAGAACATCAATATATACTCAACACCAACAGAGATTGAGATTGATGGTTGTGCATTCTTTCTTTTGCCTTGGATCACAAAGGCCAATGAAAAGGCGTGTTATGAAGCTGTAGAGAATACCAAGTCACTTATTTGTTGTGGCCATCTTGAACTTGATGGGTTTGAGATGCAGAAAGGATTGTTATCAGACCATGGCTGGAATCATAAAGTGTTTTCACGTTTTGATCATGTCTTTACTGGTCATTATCATCACCGTTCCACTCGGGATAATATTTACTATATTGGTGCTTTTTGTGAGCATATATGGAGCGATTACAATGATCCTCGCGGTTTTATTATCTTTGATACAGGAACCCGTGTTGTTGAGTTTCTTCGCAATCCTTTTCGTATTTTTCATATGGTGGCTTATGATGATGTGAAGCATCCTGATATTCTTGAGAAGATTAGTGCAACTGACTATTCCAAGTTCAAAGATACCTATGTAAAGATTGTGTGTGTGAATAAGACTAATCCATATGCGTTTGATGTTTTACTTGACAGATTGTATCAAGCACAAGCAGCAGACATTTCCATTGTGGAAGATATCAATTCGTTCACTGACAATAATGCAGATGAACTTGTAGACGAAGCACAAGACACATTGACGATCCTAGATAATTTTATAAGTGGGTTGACATTACCTGTAGAAAATGATAAAATGAAACATTACATGCGTGAGGTATATACCGAAGCACTGTCGTTGGAGACTATAGAATGAAGTATAACATTGGTAACAAATTCTGGCGTGTGAATAAGATATTCAACCGTCTCACAGGCGTACAGAAGAAGCTGAAGATGGTTGATGCTGATGGTATTGAATGGTATCGCTATGATAAGGATAGTGTCGATTTTGACTTGATGGAAGTCGAAATTGTAGGTACATTCAATGCTGTTGTCGAAGGGCACAACATTTGGAATGAAGAAGAGTATTGTGACCGCTACTGTATGAAGATCGGTGATCACTACGATGAAGTGTGGGAAGATGAATTTGATGGTGAACATCGCGGACACTATACTTCTTATTTCCATACCAAAGAAGAAGCTGAAGAATACATCAAGGAACAGCGTGAGTATCACAACGCACTATGATTACATTTGAACTGATTAGATGGAAGAACCTTCTTTCTACTGGTAATGCGTGGACTGAGATTGAACTGAATTCCTCAAAGACAAACTTGATAGTAGGCGCGAACGGGCATGGTAAATCAACCATACTTGACGCGCTTACTTTTGTTTTGTTTGGTAAACCATTCCGTAAAATCAACAAGCCTCTACTTATAAACAGTGTGAATAACAAAGACTGTAAAGTTGAGATTGTATTCAAGGCCTACGGCAAAGACTACAAGATTGTGCGTGGCATTCGTCCTAATATCTTTGAGATATGGGTTGATGGTTCATTGTTGAATCAGGACTCAGCTTCCAGAGACTATCAGGAATATCTTGAAAAGTTCATTCTCAAGATGAACATGAAGTCCTTCTGTCAGATTGTCATTCTTGGTTCAGCATCTTTTACACCGTTCATGCAGCTAACACCTGCTGATCGTCGCACTATCATTGAAGACTTGTTGGACATTCAAATCTTCTCAGTAATGAGTCTATTGGTAAAGCAGCGTTGGCAAGAAAACAAGGAAAGTGTAGAGAAGAACCGTATGCTTCTCAAGTCTGCACAGGACAAGAGAGACTATGTTGAGCGTACACTTGCCAATCTAAAGCAGAACAATGATGACAGACTGCTTGAACTTGAAAAGCAGCTTGCAGATTTTACACAGCAAAAGAAAGATTTGTTAGAGAAAGTGAAAGGTCTTCTGGATGAAAAAGAAGACCTGATGACAGATGTTCTCACACTGACAGATGTTCGCAATGACTATTCAAACTCTATTGTATCGCTCACAACTCAGGAAACAAACATTCAAAGATGCGACAAAGAGATTGAGTTTCTGACTGAACATGATGAGTGTCCAACCTGTAAGCAGCATATTGATGAACACTTCAGAGCAAGACGAAAGATCAAGCTTCATGAAGAAGCAGCAGAAGCACAGAAGTATGCTGATCTGCTAAAGAAGTATATGGACGATCTTCTCACAAAGATCAACAATCTTGAAGACAAGTCTAAGCGGTCGCATTCTATCTCTGCTGAAATCAAGTCCAGTAAGCAGACAATGATGCATATCGTTTCCATGATGAACGACATTGAAGACAATATGAATAAGATCCGAAATGCAGACAAGCTTGTAATGGACAGCGAAAAGGACTTGAAATCTGCTGAAGAAGAAATCTATCGCATGGAAGGGTCTTTGCAGTTCCGTCTAAACGAACGTACCATGATTGAAACGGCCATGTCTCTACTCAAGGATGGTGGTATCAAGACGAAGATCATCAAGCAATATATTCCAATCATTAACAAGCTTGTAAATAAGTATCTTGCTCAGATGGGCTTTTTTGTCAACTTCAACATTGATGAGAACTTCAATGAGGTAATCAAGTCTAGATATCGTGATGAGTTTTCATATTCCAATTTCTCAGAAGGTGAGAAGACACGCATTGATCTTGCATTGCTGTTTACTTGGCGTTCCATTGCAAAGATGAAGAACAGTGTGAATACCAATCTGCTTATTCTGGACGAGATTCTTGATGGAAGTCTTGATGCAAATGGTACCGATGAGTTCCTCAAGATCATTCAGACATTGACAGATGACACGAACACCTATATAATATCACACAAACAAGATCAACTCTTGGACAAGTTTGATAAAGTATACCGCTTTGAGAAGCAAAAGAATTTTAGTAGGATGGTATAATGACAAAGACACCCGTTGAAGAATCTGCACCATATGATAATTTCATTGGACAAACTACTGAACCAGTAGTGCCTGAAGAGCCAACTCTTGCAGACTTTCTTGGTATGGAAGATGATGAGGAAAGTGAACGTGAAAAGCTTTGGGTAGGAATGCCTGAGTTTGTTCAGAAAGACAATCCTCCATTCAAGACAATATATTTGCATTTCCGCAATCAGCAAGACTTTGATGAGTTTGTCTCTAAGTATAAGTCGGTTGATGATGAGCAAACGATTTCAAAGAAGACAAAGAGCATGTGGTATCCTCACCTTGACAAGGACGAGAACTCTTTGAAGAGATGGTTTGAAGAATGACAGTTAAGACAGTAACCTATAGAGACATCCAAGCAGAAGTAAGAGAAGGCACCTCAGATGAATTTGTAGTTCATGAGGTGTTTTCTGGTGAGTACAATAAGCTACAGATAAAGCCTGATGATGTTGTAGTTGACTTTGGTTTGAACATCGGAATGTTCACAACATTTGCATTGAAAAAGGGTGCAGCACTTGTTCATGGATACGAACCTGATATTGACAATTATAATCTCGCATGTAAAAATGTGGCAATGAATATTCCAGATACAAGCAAGTATGTACTACACAACGAAGCTGTTGTAGGCAATGATGATAAGACCCGCGACTTTTCTATTAATCTCAAGAAGAACAAAGGCGCACACTCACTTGTTGCAAAGCGAGGCAGAGATACGGTTACAGTCAATTGTACCAATATCAACTATGTCTTTGAGACAGTTCAACCAACAATAGTCAAGATGGACATTGAAGGTGGTGAACTAGAGTGTTTGCCTGCAATCAATAATTGGTACAACATTCGTGAGTTTATTATGGAATTTCATCATGCACATTTGAATGATCTAAAGACACATGAGAAGTATAATGACACTCTTGATCTTCTTCGCAAGCAGTTCAACTTTGTGCAAGCCAGAGAAGACACAAAGGGTGCATGGGTAAACATTGTATATTGCAGGAATGATGTATGACGAATCCAAAATGGCCAGTATATATTATATCAAAAGGTAGACATGAAAGCATGTTTACCTCACGCTCACTCGCGCGTATGAAGATACCACATTACATTGCTATTGAACCACAAGATGAAGAGAACTATGAAAATGCGCTGGATAACTTTAGCATTCGCGATTATGTTACCCTTCTTATTGCTCCTTTTTCTAACCACGGTGACGGTCCTGGTCGCGCAAGAAACTGGTGTTGGGATCACTCAATCTCTATAGGTGCTGAGAAGCATTGGGTGTGTGATGATAATATTCAAGACTTCTACAGATTGAATCGCAATCAGCGTATTCGTGTAGAATCTGGAGTGATGTTCAAAGCGTGTGAAGACTTTGTGAACAGATTTGAGAATGTGCCAATCTCAGGGCTACAGTATCGTTTCTTCATTGCGCCGAATCAAAGCTATTATCCTTTTGTGCTGAACACTCGTATCTATTCTACTCTGCTAATCTCAAACGATTGCAAGCATCGTTGGCGTGGCCGATACAATGAAGACACTGACATTTGCCTTCGTGTATTGAAAGATGGCGATTGTACGATTCAGTTCAATAACTTTCTGCAAGGCAAAGCGGCAACGCAAACAGTCAAGGGTGGTAATACGGCCGAGTTCTATCATGCAGAAGGTGATCTTGACAAGAGCAAGTGGCGTGATGGTCATTTGAATGCAACGGGCACAATTAACAAATCCCAGATGCTGGTAGACATGCACCCAGATGTGGCTCGAATCGCATGGAAATATGGACGCTGGCACCATTATGTGAATTATGAGCCTTTTCAGAATCTCAATCATCCGTTGAGAAGACAGCTTGGTTTAGGACCAGAGGATAATAAGCTGAGATTAAAACCAGGGGTTGATTTGAAGAGTTTCCCTAAGGTCAACAATTATGGGATGATTCTGCGAAAGATATCAAAGACTTAGCCGAACCTAATAAAATCAATGACTTAGCCAACCAGCTATGCGTCCAGCGTATGGCTGGTATGCATTTGGGATACTTGTAAATCCGACTTGCAATACCCATATATAGTATATGACAACGGAGACCTGTATGACCATCACTCTCAATCTGAACTCTGAGCAAGCAGCCATGCTTTCTCATGCCATTGTTGAGTTTCAAGATTCTTTCCACCGTCTTTCTCATGAAGATCATATGATCATTGAAAAAGACGTTTCCGATCTTGAGAAGCTTGTAATGCAGATTCTCGCTCAAACTAAAGTTGAACCCAATGTTCCTGTCATGCCCTCTGCTTTTGATTCAGATGAATTGATTGCAGAATGGAACGAGTGCTTTCATGAAGATCGAATCGGTTGACATGCATCACATTTCAGTCTATGATATGTCCATAATCAAGAGGACACTATGGAAGTAGTACACAATCACAATGCTAAGTCCCAGCTAGCCAAGTTGCTGGCTACGGAAAACATTACGGTACAGCACTCGGCCGCCGCACAAACTGCTATGTTTGATGTGGTTAAGCGTGTTCTGATTCTCCCTGTCTGGCGCGAAATGTCCAATGACCTGTATGACATGCTGGTTGTTCACGAGGTTGGTCATGCTCTTGACACACCCTCTGACGGCTGGCTTGACGCATTGTCTGACATTGCAAAGCGAGTCACTGGTGCGGCTTCCAATCGTGCTATGGGTGCAGTCAAGGGCTTTCTAAACGTCATTGAAGACGCCCGCATTGACAAGCGCCAGAAGCGCCGTTTCCCTGGCTCTCGCCGCAACTATGTCAAGGGCTATGCTGAACTCATTGAACGTGACTTCTTTGGCACCAAGTCCAAGGACGTTAACTCTATGGCTTTCATTGACCGCTTGAATATCTACTTCAAGGGCGGTGCAATGTCTGGTATCAAGTTCTCGGCCGAAGAAAAGGCTATGGTTGCTAAGGTTGAAGCGGCTGAGACTTTTGATGAGGTGCTTGCACTCACCGAGGAAATCTTCGGTTGGTCTAAGTCTAAGCAGGAACAGGACGAGCCTGAAACTGACTCGGACGATATTAGTGCTAAGGGTGGAATGTCCGACGAGGACGACTATGACTTTTCCGACGAGTCTGATGAGGAAGATTTCGGCGATGATGATGAGGAAGAAAACTATACCTCTGGTCGCGGCGATGACGACTCTGATGATGAGGACGAGGATGAAGACGGTGAGTCTGACTCGGACTATGATGCCGAAGCTAATGACGGCGTTCTCAAGCGCGACTCTGATGATCCGATAAACGTCGGTGCAAAGTCTGATGATGACATTCCCGAGTCTGAAACTGAAAAGGCTTGGCAAAAGAATCAGGAAGACTTGGTAATCAAGTCGGACGAGGAATATGTCTATGTGAAGATCCCTCGCCCTGTCAAGTATGAACAGGTTGTAAATGATTACAAGATTGTTCTGGCGGATCAGCGCAAGTGTATTGCTGGCTTCTGGAACCAGGATTGGCTCAAGGCTGTTCGGACTGAACTCCAGAAGTTCAAGGCTGATGAAAACGCATCAATCTCTTTCATGGTTAAGGAGTTTGAAATGCGGAAGTCGGCTGATGAATACAGCCGTACCAGCATCTCTAAGACTGGCGTGATTGACACAAACAAGCTTCATTCATACAAGTATAATGATGACCTGTTCCGTCGGATCACCACTGTTGCTTCTGGCAAGAACCACGGCTTTGTCATGTTTGTTGACTGGTCTGGCTCTATGGACATTCATCTTAAGAAGACTGTAAAGCAGCTTCTTTCGCTGACCATGTTCTGTAAGCGGGTTCAGATTCCGTTTGAGGTCTACTCGTTCCGTAGTGTCACTGGCTTTGATGTTGATTCTGGTCGTATTAGTGGCAATCTTTTCACTACCAACCAGAATGAACTGTTCTTTGACAACTTCGTGGCCCGTAATCTGCTTTCATCGCGGATGAATGTTGCTGAATTCAATGATGCAATGTTCCATCTTTATGTGATGGCTTGCGGCGGTCATATTCGGAGCGATAGTCTCCAGTCCACTCCTCTTAACGAGTGTATTGGTGTGGCTGACATGATTGTCAATCGGTTCAAGGCTAAGTCTCAGGTTCAGATTGTTAACACAATCTTCCTGACTGACGGCGACTCTGATCCGATCCATGCTGTTAACGGTCTTATGTCTTCCTGGAAGTCCCGCAAGTATATTCTGCAGGATGAGATTACCAAGAAGACCTACGATATCCGTGCTAACAAGGACTCTTATCGGTATCGTGATCCTTACTCTGATAAGGAGATGACCAATCTCCTGCTCCGTGTTCTCAAGGATCGGACTGGCTGCAATCTGATCGGCTTCTATATCACCTCTTATGGCTTTAATTCAGCATATGACCGTGTGAACGGTCAGTCTGGCGAAGCGCAAAAGAAGGCTTCGGCCGATTGGCGTGATAATGGCTTCTTCGGTGTGTCAACTGCTGGTTATGATGAATACTATATTATCAACCAGAAGACGTTTGATGTATCGTCTGGAAATCTTAAGATTGATTCCAAAATGACCAAGAACAAGATGGCCAAGGAATTCATCAAGTTTTCGGAAAAGAAAGCTGTGTCCCGCGTCTTACTCTCTCGGTTTGTCAAGCGAATTGCCGCTTGACAACCACCTCTTCCTAGACTATAATATACACATAATCCAAAACACACACAAAGGAAAGTTCTAATGGCTAAGTCCGTTGATAAGAGTGCCTTTTTTGCCGCTGTCAAGGCTGAGTATGGTGATATCAAGACCATCACTCGCCAGCAGCTGGTTCATCTTTACGAGAATTGCAATGTTTCCTATCCGACGTGGCTTGTCAAGGACGATTCGCGGCGTATCGGTCGTGGTGTTTACTCTCTTGATGACTCTGGTATTAATGTCCAGACTGTGGCTAAGGCTGCTTGGATTGTGAAGCGGGCTAAGAATGTTATTGCAGCTTCCGACATTGCTTCGGAAGTTCCTGTTGCTCCGAATACTGCTATCTCGGTGGCTAACCAGTCCGATCTGAGCATGGCTGCTCTCCATGCTTCAGAAGCTATTACTCTGGTGCCTTCCAAGGCTAAGGGTTACGTTCCCTTCGGCCACTTTGCCGATGTTCGCATGATCATCAAGTCTGGTAAGTTCTATCCGACTTATGTGACTGGTCTGTCTGGCAACGGTAAGACCATGATGATTGAACAGATTTGCGCCCAGGAAGGTCGTGAACTGGTTCGCGCCAACATTACCAAGGAAACGGACGAGGATGATCTGATCGGTGGCTTTCGTCTCATTGACGGTAAGACTGTCTGGCAGAACGGCCCTGTTATCGTGGCTATGGAACGTGGTGCGATTCTGCTTCTGGACGAGGTTGATCTTGGTGACGCCAAGCTTATGTGTCTCCAGCCTGTGCTTGAAGGCAAGCCGATCTATCTCAAGAAGATCAATCGGGTTGTGACGCCTGCCGCTGGCTTCAACATTCTAGCCACTGCGAACACCAAGGGTAAGGGTTCGGACGATGGTCGCTTCATCGGTACCAATGTCATGAATGAAGCCTTCCTTGAAAGGTTCAGCATCACCTTTGAGCAGGAATATCCGCCGCTCAAGACCGAAGCCAAGATCCTTAACAATGTGCTTCAGGCATCTGGCATTGAAGACAAGGACTTTGCCGACAAGCTTGTCAACTGGGCTGACATGATCCGCAAGGCGTTCTATGATGGTGCGGTTTCCGATATCATCTCGACCCGTCGACTCGTCCACATTTGCGAAGCGTTCGCAATCTTCGGCCGTGACCGTGAGAAGGCAATCAAGCTTTGTCTGAACCGCTTTGATGTTGATACCAAGAACGGCTTCATGGATCTCTACCTGAAGCTGGACGAGACTGTCAATCCTCAGCCGGTTAAGACCGAAGAAGCTGCGGTTTCCGATGCTGAGATTGCTTTTTAGTTGACAGAGGGACTATGTCCCTCTATAATAATGGGATGGTGGTAAGAGTCACACACCGTCCCATTATCTTTGTTTGAATGTGACTCGTTTATTATGGAGTGTTTGAATGTCTCAGTTGTCTAAGGTTGCTAAGGTTCTCCGTCAGAATAACAAGGGTGCAGGTATCACTGTTGCTCAGGTTGCTCGTCTGACTGGAATGCCTAAGGCAAGCGTCTCTAAGCGTGTGTATGATCTACGCACTCTTGAAGGCAAGACCATTTACAGCAACTACCGTACTGTGAATGGCAAGCGCAAGATGTTTTATCGTTTTGCTGCCTAACTTTTACTAACATCGCTAAAAGGGATGCTATATAGTTCTGTAGCGTCCCTTTTTTTATCATGGAGTTTAATTATGCAATTACAAGTAAAAGTGGAAGATTTGAGAAAGTGCAAACTGTTCGTTGCTACACCTATGTATGGTGGTCAATGTCACGGTATGTATTCCAAAGCAAGTCTTGATTTGCAAGGACTGTGTATGCAGTATGGCATTGATGTCCGATTCTCATTTCTATTCAACGAATCTCTAATCACTCGCGCACGAAACTATCTTGTTGATGAGTTCTTGCGCTCAGATTTTACCCATCTGCTATTCATCGACTCTGATATCTGTTTTGATCCACAAGATGTTTTAGCCCTCATTGCACTGGATAAGGATGTAATTGGTGCACCATATCCAAAGAAGTCTATCAACTGGCGTAACATTGCTCTTGCTCTTACAAAGAATCCTGCCATGAATGCTGGTGATCTTGATGCATTAACAGGCGATTATGTCTTCAATCCAGTTCCTGGTACAAAGTCATTTCGTGTTACAGAACCTCTTGAGGTAATGGAAATTGGTACAGGCTACATGATGGTCAAGCGTCATGTGTTTGATAAGTTTAAGGAAGCTTATCCTAATCTTACATACAAGCCTGATCATGTGGGTCAAGCACACTTTGATGGCTCACGATACATTCATGCATACTTTGATACAGTGATTGATCGTGGTGAACCCTTTGATAAGGTCCATGAAATGATGGAAGCTGCTGCAAAGGGCGAGAATGTACAAGAGTTGGCTAAGGAACTCCTTGATAAGGAAACAAATTCTTCTCACCGATATCTGTCAGAAGATTATATGTTCTGTCAGTATTGGAGAAAGATTGGTGGTTCAATCTGGCTATGTCCTTGGATGAGAACTACACATATGGGTACATATGCCTTCAACGGTAATATGCCCAAAATAGCCGAGTTGACAGGAAATCTCTAATGATCATTGGTGTAGTTGGTTTTATTGGATCTGGCAAGGGAACGATTGCTGATATCCTTGTACAGAAACATAACTTCACAAAACTGTCCTTTGCAGACTCGCTAAAAGACGCTACAGCGGCCATCTTCGGATGGCCGCGGCATCTTCTAGAGGGCGAGACTGCTGAAAGTCGTGCATGGCGTGAAGAAAAGGATGAGTGGTGGTCTGAGAAGACTGGCAAGCATATTACTCCACGAAACATGCTCCAGATGATGGGTACAGAAGTCGGTCGTGACATGCTTGATCCAAACATCTGGATATATTCACTTGAGCGAAAGATGGATCTTTATCCGAATGTAGTCATCGCTGACGTTCGCTTTCCAAATGAAATCAAGTTCATTCAAGACAAGGGCGGATTTGTTATTCGTGTGAAGCGCGGTGCTGACCCTGAGTGGTATGATACTGCACTTTCTGATAACAAGAATGGATTTGAATCAGAAGTATCGCAGATGTCCATTTATTATCCAGAAGTTCACTACTCAGAGTGGGCATGGATCGGACAGAATTTTGACTACCAATTGGACAACATAGGTCCACTTTCCATGCTGGACGGTGATGTACAACATATGATTCGTGTCTTTACAGGCCCGCAAAAGCCTGCTACAATAGCTGCCTAAACTGAAATAACTTGGAGATTATATTATGAAGTTGAGTGAAAATACCCTGAGTGTTCTGAAGAACTTTTCCGCAATCAATTCTGGGCTTGTGCTTCAGAAGGGAAAGACTCAGAAGACTATTTCCCCTGAGAAGTCCATTCTTGTTGAGGTAGAACTTGATGATTCTCTGCCTGAACAGTTTGGCATCTACGATCTAAATCAGTTCCTTGGTAATATCAGCACATTGAATAGCCCAGAACTCACGTTCTCGGACAGTGCTGTTATCATGAATGATGGTGAGATTAGCTTTAACTATTACTCATGTTCTACCAATCTAATCGTATCACCGCCTGACAAGGAACTCAAGCTGAAGCAGACGGATGTTAGCTTTACTCTAACGAATGCTGTTCTGACAAAGCTTCTTCGTCTTGCGTCTATGAACAATCTTACTCATCTGTCCGTTGTTGGTCAGAACGGTGAGATTCGTTTGCAGACACATGAGAAGGCTAATGACACTTCCAATCATGCGTCATTCAAGTTGAACGATTACAATGGTGAAGACTTTACCGCATCGTTCAAGGTTGATAACATCAAGTTGATCCCAGGAGACTATGATGTTGAAATTCAGCTTGGTGCATTTGCAAAGTTCACTGCATCGGCTGGCTCATTCAAGGACAAGATCAAGTATTTCATCGCCCTGGAGAGCAAGTAATGGCTGGTATCGGACACAATCAAAACTTCGTTAGCATTAACTCCCTTTCTGACACTCAGAAGAAGGAACTCAAGGAAGCTATTGTTCAGTTGAATGATAGCCTTACGCGCGTAGCTTCTGAGCGTGACTATCAGAAGGACTCTATCAATGCAATCTCTGACAAGACTGGTGTTGATAAGAAGATTATTCGTCGCATGGCTAAGGTATACTTCCGTGCAAACTACACTCAGGAACAGGAAGAGAATCGTCAGTTTGAAGACTTCTACGATGGTGTCATGAAGTGACAAAGAAGGACAAACAGGATATTATCCAACGTATGGAAGAACTCATGAGGCCTATTGACAGGCAGATCATGATGTGTGATAATGTTGAAGACATACTAATGTTAGCTTCCAATATGCTGATTACCGCCAAGAGTATCTACGTACAGAACCTTGTCGGTGCTGGCGCTAAAGAACTTCTTCAAAGAATGGTAGATGAAATTTATGACCGAATCCTTCCTCTGGACAGAAAAGTTCCGCCCGAAGACAATAAGTGATTGTATTCTTCCTGATCGGCTGAAGAAGCCATTTCAAGAATATGTAAACAACAAAGAGATTCCAAATCTCATGCTGACTGGTACAGCAGGTGTTGGTAAGACAACTGTTGCACGGGCCATGTGTGATGAGATTGGTATCAACCACTTGTACATCAACGCCTCAGAAAATCGTGGTATTGATGTACTGAGAACGACAATTCGTAACTATGCTTCAACCGTGTCTTTGACTGGTGGCAAAAAGGTCATCATTCTAGACGAAGCAGACTATATGACTCCAGATGCACAAGCAGCCATGCGTGGTGCAATTGAAGAGTTTGCTGCAAATTGTACTTTCATCTTCACTTGTAACTTTAAGTCTAAGTTGATTGAAGCCATTCATTCACGATGTTCAGTGATTGACTTTGCCCTTCGCAATGATGAGAAGGCAAAGATGGCTTCACAGTTGATGAAGCGTATGGAATACATTCTCACACAAGAGAATGTGACATACAACAAAACGGTTCTAGCTAAGATCATTGAAAAGTATTTTCCTGACTATCGCCGTACTCTCAATGAGTTACAGCGTTACAGTTCTTCTGGTTCTCTTGATGCCGGCATTGTTGCCCAGCTTTCAGATGTAAGAAAGATAGGTGATCTTGTCAAGCATCTAAAGGACAAGAACTTCAGTGAAATGCGGAAGTGGTGTGTAGCAAACTCTGACATTGAGCCTGCACGAATCTACCGCAAGATTTACGATGGTCTGTATGAGTATATGAAGCCACACAGCATTCCGCAAGCTGTTGTGACTATCGGTAAGTATCAGTATCAGTCTGCATTTGTTGCGGATCAAGAGATAAATTTGGTTGCATGTCTGACCGAACTTATGGTAGAATGTGAGTATAATTGATGGAAAGTCAAAGGCACGGATTTGACTTTGAAAATGAAGTGATATATCAGATCACTGGATTCTTCAAAGAGGAATACGAAAAGAAAATTACGAATAGCTATACTTCTTCGATGGACATTGTGAAAGGTGTCCATAGTGAATATGATTATTCTATTAAGGTTAGTAAGAATGGACGAGGAATAGGCGGTGGTGATATTCTAAGATTCAACAAACATTGTGAGAAGGGGTTCAAGCTTATCGTTGGTTGTTGGAATCAAAAGAATTCTTCCATCAAAGTTTATGACTGTATCTATGAGTTCACAATCACACCTAAAGATTATAAGAAACTGTGGGGATCAATACCATTAGATGAACTAAAAAACTTTGTGAACTATGTGAAATCAATCCCTTCAGGCAAAGAAGCACAAAAGAAAAACACTCTTTTGTGGAAAGAAAAAAGAGATATTTTATATCATACATATGATAAAGGTGTTGTTGATATCGCAGCAAAAATTGATAGTGTATCTCAAAGAAGAGTTCAGTGTTCAATGAGACTTGAAGAATTGATTTCTTCTGGTATCGATTATGTGAAGTATACAAAGTCTTATAAAGGAATTAAGTTACCATATGAGCAAAAAAGCACATCAAGAAAATTCAAGAAAGCTTGATCAATTCTACACTAATCCTGAGTATGCAAAAGCACTATATAGGATTATTGAATCGAAGTATGAATTGTCTTCATTTGATTATATTCTAGAACCTTCAGCGGGAACTGGAAGCTTTTATAATTTGATGGATCCAAATAAGAGAATTGGATTGGACTTAGATCCTAAAAGTCCTGGTATCATCAAGCAAGACTTTCTAACATGGACAGCTCCTCTAAATGTTAATATGATAGCAATAGGCAATCCACCTTTCGGTAAAAACTCAAGTCTGGCTGTAAAGTTTTTTAACAAATGTTCAGAATCATGTTCTGTCATCGCTTTCATTGTTCCGAAAACATTTAGAAAAACCAGTATCATCAACAGACTATCATTTCATTTTCATTTGATTCATGATGATGATTTACCAAAAAACAGTTTTGTCTATAATGATAAACCATATGATGTTCCTTGTGTGTTTCAGATTTGGGAAAAGAAAAAAGTGAAACGTGATGTCATCAAGACATATAGTTTTGATGATATGAAAGCTTGGTTCACTCTTACAGATCCAAATTCAGCACACATATGCATTCAAAGAGTTGGTCAGAAAGCTGGAACAGTAAAGAAATCTCATTTTTCTTCTTATAGTCCACTCAGTCATTTTTTCTTAAAGTGTGCAAATGATAATGTGATATCCGTGTTTGACAAACTGAACTTTGATGCAGTAAAATACAATACTGCTGGTAATCCTTCGGTAAGTGCCAGCGAGTTGATTGAACTTTGGATAGAACAAGCAAGAAAGGAAAAACTATATGTCTGATCTTTTCAAGGATATCATACCGTCTATTCTTCAAACTAAGAAGGTAGTCGTGACACAAGAGAATGAACGGGATTATGTCCCGTTCATTATCAATCGCGCATTATCGTTTCATCATGACGTTATCATGTTCGCAAACGAGATGAATAAACAGTCCAGTCTGGATTCCCTTCTACAATACCACTATATGCTAAATACTGTGAGAGGGTATAAGCGACCTTTTCAGAAATGGCAAAAGCGTGAGATTGTTGAGGACTTGGAAGCAGTGAAGGAATACTTTGGCTATTCCAACGAAAAGGCCAAAGAAGCAATTTCCATTTTGTCTGACAAACAGATCGAACAGATCAAAAAGACGCTAAACAAAGGTGGTTTGAATGTTAGACATAAGAGAACTAGTGGAGGTAACACTACCAAATCCTGACAACTTTTTAAAGGTTCGTGAGACACTTTCACGTATTGGAGTAGCCTCAAAGAAAGATAAGACATTGTTTCAGTCTTGTCATATACTGCATAAGCAGGGTAAATATTACATTACCCACTTTAAACAACTATTCTTGTTAGACGGAAAGCAGTCAGACTTTACAGAGGATGACCGTGCCCGTCTTAATTCTATTGCCAATCTGTTAGATGAATGGAAATTAGTAGAATTAGTAGACGTTCAGAAAAGTTCTGAACCTGTTGCTCCATTGTCTCAAATCAAGATCATATCACATAAAGAAAAGTCTGAATGGAATCTTGTAGCTAAATACAATATAGGCAAGAAGCGCAAGGAAGACTGATATGGTTCAATCATATTATCCAAACGAAGATACAAACCTTAACATAGCCAGAGGTTTGGTAAAGGGTACATTTGGTGTTCATAAGCAAGGTGCTGTTCAAGAACTTTCTCAAAATCAAACTGGTACCGTTTGGGGATATAATGACACAAAATATCCATGGAGTGCTTGGGATGCTGGAGCAAATACAGTCGTTATAACATCTGATGCATTAGATGTGGGTAAATTTCTAACGATAGAAGGTTTGGATAGTAATTTTGAAACTGTTAAAGAAGATGTTAATTTATCATCTACCGTTGTAACAACAAATACAGAGTTCTCCCGTATAAACTTTATGTACGTTCACAACGGCGGCACTAATAACATAAAGGATATTGTGCTGAATACAAATGGTGCAAATGTTGCGATAGTTAAAGCAAATACAGGACAAGCACTAATGGGTGTATATACTGTTCCTGCTGGATACACCGCATACATTACAAAAGGTGTTATGTCATGCCAGGCTAGTGCTGATGGTACAGGTAATATGTATATTCGCTTCAAAGAAGGCTATTTCGCAGAAAACACTGTAACAGGTTTCATAACAGCACATACATTTGAAGTTTCAGGAGCAGGCGGCAAATATTGCTATGACTTCACGATACCTCAAGCTATACCAGAAAAGTCAGATATAGATATTCAAGTGACAACAAGAACGAACAATGGTAGGTTCACTTGTGCTTGGGATATGATTTTAATTAAAAATGGACTATCTTAATACAAATGACAATGGAGTATATTATGAACAGATTGAACGTTTACAAGACACATCCTAATATCGTATTGCCTAAGTTTGCTACAAAGCAATCAGCATGTTTTGATATTGCATTTCAGGCTGAAGGTAAATATGAATACACTGGATACAATATGAACAATGCACCATTCAGTCGGCCACTATCTACAGGGACAATTCGTCTTATGCCTGGCGATAGAATTTTAGTTCCGACTGGACTCATTTTTGATATTCCAAAAGGTTATTCACTTCGTATTCATCCTCGGTCAGGGCTTTCATACAAGCAAGGACTTGTTCTAGCCAATCTTGAGGCTGTAATTGATTCTGATTATATTCAAGAGACATTCATCATTCTTACTAACACAACTCAGGTTGATCAGACTATCAGTAATGGTGATAGAATCGCTCAAGCTGAAATGATTAAGAGTGAAGAATATGTGCTTTGGGAAATTTTTGAAGCTCCTACTCAGAAGACAGATCGCATTGGTGGTTTAGGATCAACAGGTGTTGCTGTATTCAACGGCGAAGAAATGATGAAGAATATTACAATGTCTAAAGAAGAAGCAGATAAAGTCACTATTCCTCTAGAAGAACCTATCAAGCGTGGTAGAGGAAGACCAAGGAAGGTGGCATAATGCCAGCAGCACATAGAGATACTGATGATAGAGCATGTGGAGCTAAAACAGAAGTTATCGGTCAATCAACAGTCTATGTGAATGGGCTATTATGGGCTGTTGAAGATGATATTGACAATCACTGTGATCCAAAAGGTCCTCTTGATCCTTCAGGCACAACAGTCTTCATTGAAGGTAAAAATGTGATAGTTGTTGGAGATGGATTTAAAGCACCTGATTATCAGCCGCCAGATTGTGTGATTGAACATTCTCCTACAGCACAAACTGGTTCTGGTGATGTAAGTGCTTATTGACATTCTAATCTCAATGTGATATAAATATACGTGTCTTCGCCGAAAGGGAAGACTTACAACTAACTTGCTAACATAGGAGTTAAGCACATGAATACTAAGCTTTTAGACCCGTTTTCTTTTTCAACTTTTCCTAAGCAACTTAATACCACAATTGGCTTTGAACCCATTCTCAAGCGTCTTGCTGAGATGAGTGAAGCAATGCCAAAGATTCCAACCTATCCTCCATACAACATCAAGAAGCTTGATGAAAACAAGTATGTGATTGAGATGGCTGTTGCTGGCTTCGGCAAGCAGGATCTTGAACTTGAGTTGCAGGATGGTACACTTACCATTAAGGGTAATGTATCTTCAGAAGACGCTGACTATATCTACAAGGGTATTGCTGAACGCGCATTCACTCGTCAGTTCACTCTTGCTGATACAGTGGAAGTCAAGAATGCAGACCTCATCAATGGTATGCTCAAAATTTGGCTTGAACGCTTCATTCCAGAAGAGAAGAAGCCAAAAAAGATTTCGATTGGTGACACTGAAACAGAAAAAGAATCTAGCACAAAGCAGTTCTTATCTGAGAAGTATGGTGACAAGTAATGTTATCATACCTAAAAAAGTTGTTTGCTATTCGTAGTGAACAGGAACGAATGTATGATTTTCTAAGTCAGGCTACGGATCGTGTGCATCTTGAATATCTCCAGCGTGAATGGGATCGTATGTCTCATGCACAAAAGAGTAACTGGTAATGGCACCGTATACTAACGAAGAAGCTGACTGGCTATCTGGCCAGTAACACTACATACTGAGGGAGACCATTCTCCCTCAGTTTTCATTATGGAGAAACTGTGAATATGAAACTCATTATTGAAAAGTCTGTCGTAGTCATCACGCCCACAATTGGTTCCCGAAAACTGAAAGACGCAATTCAAAGCGTTAAAAATCAAACTTATCAAAACATTGAACATCTAATTGTTGTTGATGGTCAGGAACATGAATTCACTGCTATGGATAATGGCGGTGCTCACCTATGTAAAATGCTTGTTCTTCCATACAACACCGGCGCAAATGGCTTCTACGGTCATCGCATCTATGCTGGTATTCCTCATCTCGTCAACGCTGATTATGTGTTCTTCTTAGACGAAGACAACTGGTATGAATCAGATCATGTTGCTTCACTTGTAGAGGTACTGGACAGAGGCAATGACTTTGCACATTCGCTTCGTAAGATTTATCATCCAGATAAGACATATGTGTGCGATGATAACTGCGAAGCACTTGGCAAGTGGCCAATCTATTTCTCACATAATGACCCACAGTATCTTGTAGATACATCCTCATTTGCATTCAATACCAAGTTCTTACAGAAGACTTGTCATCTCTGGCATTCTGGTTGGGGTGGTGATAGAAGATATCTATACTCTGTCATGCAGGGTGCAAAGTGGGATACAAATCGTAAGCATACATTATGCTATCGTCTTGATGGAAATCCAGGTTCAGTCAATGCTGATTTCTTTATCAAGGGCAATGAAGAGCAACTGAAACATTATAATGGAGAACTACCGTGGCTAAAGACTTAATCATAGGCGGCGCAGCAAACTACAAATACGATGATGTAAAATACTGGATCAACTCAATCAAGAAGTCTGGTTTTGATGGTGATATTGTTCTCGTTGTCACAAACATAGCATTGACTGAACTAGAAAAGATTGCACAGAAGGGCGTCCAGATTCTTGCATACGGGCAGAAAGATGCAGATGGCAATTACTCATCTAACAGCAAGATGCCGCCTCATGTTGAGCGGTTCTTTCATATCTGGAACTTTCTGAATACGACAAAAGAAGAATACGATTTCGTCATCACAACGGACGTTCGTGACGTGGTATTTCAGCGCAATCCTGTAAACTTTCTAAGAGGCGACACTTTTACCGGCTTTGTTGCTGCTGGTGAAGGTCTTGCTTATGAAGATGAGCCGTGGGGTAATAACAACTATCTTCAAGCGTTTGGTCCATTTTTTCACAATATCATCAAGTCGAAAGAAATCTATAATGTTGGTGTGATGGCAGGAGAAATGTCTCTTGTTCGTGATATGCTGTTGATGATCCTACAGTTGAGCGTCAATCGTCCTATTCCTATCGTTGATCAGGCTGTCTACAACTTCATCCTAAGTACAGACATTTTCAAGAATCGAACCGAATTCTTTGGAAACGACTCAGGTTGGACATGTAATCTAGGCACAACTCTTGCTGCTATTCAGTCTGGCTCTGGTGATATCGGACAGAGAAATGATCCTACATCTCAAATTATGTACCAGACGAAGTATCTAGCAAATCAACCTATCATCAAGAAAGATGGTACGGTATATAATAGCTATGACATGCCGTTCTATATTGTTCATCAGTATGACCGCGTTGCTGATCTAGCAGAAAAGATCAGGATCAAGTATAATGACTAAGCCAAAGTTGAAACTCGGATTCACAGACTACTACAAGACACTTGATGATTTCTTCATGAGTGTCTTGTCAATGTCTTTTGACATTGAACGAGATGATGTAAATCCGGACTATCTTATCTTCTGTGATGAAACATTTGGACAGAACAATAAGAACTTTGATCCAAACAAGACTGTAAAGATTTTCTTCACTGGCGAAAACAGACGACCATATCATTATCAAGCACATCATGCTATCTCATTTGATCACTTAGATGGACACCAGTTCTATCGTTTGCCTCTTTATGTCTTAGACAATTGGGTGCAGACTAAGAATGGTGTCCCTGATATGTTGGAAGAAAAAAGAAGCTATGTTCACTATGACGATAAAGAATGGTTCTGCGGATTTGTAGCATCTAATCCTGCTGGTGAATATCGCAATCACATCTTTCACAAATTAAATGAATATAAGCCAGTCATGTCTGGTGGACCTTTGTTCAATAATATTGGTAGTGTGTTGCCGCGTGATGTAAACTCTAAGATTGATTTCTTTCGTAAGTGTCGTTTCTCTTTGTGCTTTGAGAATAGTTCATGGCCAGGTTATTGTACCGAAAAGATAATGCACGGCTTCATTGCTAGGACTGTTCCAATCTATTGGGGTTCACCAACTGTTTCTATGGATTTTCAAGAGGGATCATATATCTCTCGTCATGATTTTGTGAGTGACAATAGCTTCATTGATGCTATTATTCGCGTGGATCAAGACAAGAGTGTTTGGCAAATTATAGCAAATACTCATCCTCTTCCATATAATAACGATAAATTTTGGAGCTTAGAACGCTTCAATAGATGGTTCTTAGAGAATGTTTATAGAGGTGAAAGATGAAGATTGCTGTTTGTATCTCAGGTCAGCCTCGCGCGTACAAGCAAGGCTATGAATATCTAAAGCGCAATCTGCTAGACAGGTATGACTGTGACATATTCATTCATTCGTGGTACAATAGTGTATATGACTCAAATGATGTTGTGAAGTTGTATAATCCAAAATCATATAAGTTTGATGCGCCTTTCTCAAAAGAGCCATTTGATTCCAAATACACGAATACACCGAATGCAAAAGGTTGGCCGCCTCATGCAACTGTGTCTATGTTCTATTCTGTCTTCCTGTCTTTGCTACTCAAAATCGAACATGAACTTGTGTTCAAAAGATATGATTGGATTGTAAAGACGCGCTTTGATTATGCACTGAATGGTGTTTTGCCTTTTGAGCAGTTAGATAAGACGAAGCTTTATATTCCAAACTGTCGTATGACACCGCTGAGAGATTTTGGCAACGATCAGTTTGCTTTTGGTAGCAATGCTGTAATGACCGATTATATGTCTACATATCTACACATGGATCATTACTACAATGCTGATTGTGCTATGATTGGTGAAGACATGATGAGTGCGAATCTACATAGACATGGATTAGTTGGTGAAAGACTTGTTTATGTTGACATGAACAATCCATTTCCGCCAGGCCCATACAATGGAACACCTCACTCTCTTATTCGTGATGATATGGAACTATGGAAAAACTTTTAAAGAAACTCAAAGGTCATTCTGGCTCAACTGTTGCGTTGATGCAGGCCGATGACAATATGTTTGTCCGTAAGATTGAGAACGTTCAGCGTAACTATGAAAGGCTATCAGCCCTTATAGGATACGTTGACGTTCCTAAAATCTATCACTATGATGGAACAATTCTTGACATGGAATATATTCATGGTACAGACATGAGAAACTACTTGCTCAACAATCCAATCAAAGACCTAAAAGAATTTCTAGTGAACACAATATCAATGTTCGCTTCGAAATCTGTTGACAAAGACTATACTAACGTGTACAATGAGATGTTGTCATGGTTAGAAGATGGTATGTTTCCATTCACGAAAGATGAGTTGATTGCCAAGCTACCTAAGATACTGCCTAAGTCAGTATATCATGGTGATATGACACTAGAGAATATCATTTATTCCACATCTGGTCGTTTCTACTTTATAGATGCTGTAACATTGAAGTATGATTCCTGGGTATTTGATATCGCAAAGATGAGACAAGATTTAGAATGTAAGTGGTTTCTTCGTCATGATCCTGTAATGCTAGATGTAAAGCTGCTCAACATTCAAGATCATATCCTGAAGAAGTTTCCTATAGCAAACGATGATTATTTTTTGATTCTCATGTTGCTTCGCGTCTATTTACATTGTGAGAAAGATACGCTAGAATACAATTTTATTATGAAGGAGATTAACAGACTATGGAAGTGATTGTACCAGCCGCTGGTCTTTCTACCAGATTTCCAAATGTAAAGCCAAAGTATCTACACTTTGGATATGATAACAAGATGATGCTTGTGAAGGCAGTTGAACCTTACATCGGCAAGCATGATATTACGGTTGTTATTCTACAGGAACATGTTGAGAAGTATAATGCACTTGAATTTGTTCGTAATGAACTTCCTGGTGCGTATATTATCATTGTCGATAAGCCAACAAAGGGTCCTGCCCAGACAGTACAGATTGCTATCAATGATATCAAGTTGACAAAGAAACATGATTTTCCAATTCTTGTGAAGGACTGTGATTCCTTTTTCGATCATCAAGTGAGTGGTGGCAACTATATCTGTACATCAAACATTTCAGACCATGAACGATTGAATAAGCTTGCCTCTAAGAGCTTTGTGAAGTATAATGATCAAAGTGTTATTACCGATATCATTGAGAAGAAGGTTGTATCCGATTCTTTCTGTGTCGGCGCTTATCGTTTTGAGTCTGCCGAAGACTATCTCGCAACATATGATGCCATCAAAGACCGCAATGGTGAATTGTTTGTATCCCATATTATTCAGCATATGTTAGCTAATGGCAGAATCTTTACCAAGAAGGATGTCACTAACTACGTTGACGTTGGCACTGCTGATGACTGGCATAGGTACAATGACATGCCTGTTATCTTCTGTGACATTGATGGCACTCTTGTCAAGGCACAGTCTCGCTATGGCAAGAATAAATATGGCACTGTTCCTGAAGTTCTAGAAGAGAATGTGAAGCGTATTCGTGAATATCATGACAAAGGATGTCAAATTTTCTTCACAACGGCCAGACCTCACATTTATCGTGAACAGACAGACAGGATGCTTCGTGATCTTGGCTTTATAAATTTCGAACTTATAACTGGTCTATATAATGCTAGACGGGTATTGATCAACGATTACAATACATCTAATCCGTACCCGCGCGCAGAAGCAATAAATATCTACCGTGATCATGATAACTTGAAGGATTTTCTATGAGATTTGTGGCATTAATTACAGGCATTACAGGACAAGACGGATCATATCTGGCCGAATTGCTCCTTGAAAAAGGTTATGAAGTACATGGCATTGTTCGCAGATCCAGTTCTATCAATACTGATCGCATCGACCATATTTACCCTCGTATTAATCTACACTACGGGGATTTGACAGATAGTTCATCACTCATTCGACTAATTCAGGAAATCAGACCAACCGAGATTTATAATCTTGCGGCACAATCACATGTGAAAGTGTCATTTGAGATTCCTGAATACACCGGACAAGTAGACGCACTTGGCACTCTGAGAATATTGGAAGCTGTGCGTCTACTTGGCATGGAAAAAGACGTTCGTATCTATCAAGCGTCTACATCTGAACTCTATGGGCTTGTGCAAGAAACACCACAGTCAGAAACAACTCCATTTTATCCTCGCTCACCATATGGTGTTGCGAAGCTATATGGCTTTTGGATTGTGAAGAACTATCGTGAAGCATATAATATGCATTGTTCATCCGGCATTCTGTTCAACCATGAAAGTCCTCGCCGTGGTGAAACATTTGTGACACGAAAGATTGTTCGTGGACTATCGCGCATCTCTACTGGTTATCAATCTTGTTTAGAATTAGGTAATTTAAATGCTAAGAGAGATTGGGGACATGCTAAGGATTTTGTTGAAGCAATGTGGCTAATGCTACAAGAGCCAGAACCAGATGATTATGTGATTGCAACAGGTGAACAATATTCAGTGAAGCAGTTTGTAGAGACCGCTGCTCCTTATTTTGGCATTCGCATCAAGTGGGAAGGCGAAGGTTTAAATGAAGTTGGTGTAGATCAAGATGGTATTGTTCGTATTCGTGTGAATGAACGTTATTTCCGTCCTGCTGAAGTTGAAACGCTGCTTGGTAATCCTGAGAAAGCCAAGAAGAAGCTTGGTTGGCGTCCTAAGTTTACATTTGAAAAGCTTGTAGAGGATATGTGTATCAATGGACAGTAATAGTAAAATCTATGTTGCAGGACATAAAGGTCTTGTTGGCTCTGCACTCATTCGTCAGTTGCAGAAGCAGGGTTATATGAATATCCAAGTGAGTGATAATTTAGACCTTAGAAATCAGAGAGATGTTAACACATGGTTTAACAATCATAAGCCTGAGTATGTGTTTCTTGCTGCTGCTAAGGTCGGTGGTATCGGCTTTAACAAAACATATCCAGCAGACTTCATTCGTGATAATCTACTCATTCAAACGAATGTCATTGATGCTGCTAACTGGTACGGAACAAGAAAGCTAATGTTTTTAGGTACAGCCTGTATCTATCCTAAACATGCACCTGTGCCGATCAAAGAAGAATACTTGATGACTGGTCCGCTAGAAGAGACTAACATTGGTTATGCTCTAGCGAAGATTGCCGGTCTTACCATGTGCCAGAAGTACACTGAGCAGTATAGTATGAAAACTGTTTCCGTCATGCCAAATAATCTCTATGGCATTTTCGATAATTTCAGACTGAATGAATGTCATGTTATTCCTGCATTCATCAATCGATTTATCCACGCGAAAGAAAAGGGTTTGTCGCAAGTGGTGTGCTTTGGTGACGGTACGCCTACGCGCGAGTTTCTTTTTGCCGATGATTTGGCTGACGGACTAATTTTTCTAATGAACAATTACGATGACCCAAAGCCAATCAACATTGGACCAAATCGTGAAGTGTCAATTCGTTATCTGTCTGAGTTGATTGCATCGCTTGTTGGTTATACAGGCGATATCATCTGGGATACCGCACAACCAAATGGCACACCAAGACGCGCTCTAGATACTAGCAAGATGGATGCACTTGGTTGGAAAGCCAAGACTTCACTTGAAGATGGTTTGAAGGTTACGATTGATTGGTTCTTAGAGAATAGGAAAACATATGACCGAGTATAATTGGCCATTGATGAAAGACACACTGACTTGGAGTGATCGCTTCAAGTTGGCCAAATTTGTAATGACTGCTGGTCGTTTCACTCAAGGCAAGAAAGTTGAAGAGTTTGAAGAGGCTTGGTCTAATTGGCTAGGTGTAGAACATTCGTTGTTTGTCACATCTGGTAGTACTGCAAATTTCTTGTTGCTTGATGCAGTCAAGGAAATGTACTTTAAGAAAAAGAAGAAGATCAAGGTGCTAGTGCCCGCTTGCACATGGGTGACTAACGTCAATCCGGTGTTTCAGCTTGGTATGGAACCAATCTTCTGTGATATCAATCTGTACGACTACAGCTTTGACCTTGTAGAAGCTGAAAAGATTTCAAAGAAACATGAAATTGATATTGTGTTCACAACACATCTTCTTGGTTTACCTGCTTCTGTTAGCTTGTTGAGAAGCATGTTTTTTAAAGCTGTTATGATTGAGGATGTATGTGAAAGTCATGGCGCAGAGAATGTCTCTGGTAAAGTTGGATCAAAGTATGATGGTTCAACATTCAGCTTCTACTTTGGTCATCATATGTCTACCGTTGAAGGTGGTATGGTCAGCACAAACAATAGTCAACTCTATACAATGATGAAGATGAAGCGTTCTCATGGTATGTCCAGAGTGATTGATGATCCACAAGTATTCAACGATCTGTTTCCTGACATTGATCCGCAGTTTCTATTTGTGACTGCCGGGTATAACTTCCGAAACACTGAATTAGGTGCTGTACTTGGTCTTTCACAGTTGAAGAGACTGGATCAATTCATTGATATAAGAAGAAAGAATTTTGACCGATATCATAAGATCATTCGTGACAGAAATGATATCTTTCACATTCCTTTCCCTGATACCGGCAACAGTTCTTTCTGTTTTCCATTCGTCGCAAAAGACAAGAAGATAAAGAATGATTTGATCCATGAGTTGATCATGAATGGCATTGAGTATCGTCCAGTTGTGGGTGGTAATCTGCTTCGTCAACCATACCTCTCAAAGTATAATACAATATCATGCCCTAATGCTGACATTGTACATGAGAATGGTATATACATAGGCAATAACCAGTTTGTCGGTAAAAAAGAACTGGATCTACTTGAACAGATAATTGGAGATTTGTAATGAGCAATAAGATTGTTGCAGAGATGTTGGATGCAATCATTCGTGAACATGTCAAGGAAATTCTTGATAGAAGAATTGCGTTTGGTATTGAACCGCCAGATTATGCTGCATCTGATAACATCGGCGAAATTCTAGAGAAGCTGGCCATTCTTCACATTCGGACATGGCACCTTGAAGATGCGATGCAAGCTGTTAAGTCTGATGAAGAACTGGCTGAACTCAAGCGCAAGGTTGATATCTGTTTCAAGATCAAGCGGCCAAAGTTAGTTGCTGCATTGAATGCTATCATTGATGATGCCATTATAAATGCAAAGTCTCTGCGTGAAGATTCTGTAAAACTGTATAAGGGCATCAAGTGACAAAGCTATGTTTCTTCAACTTCTATCATAACGGTGATCTATTTCATAGTAAGCCATTTGTTCGTGAAGTCATAAAGTATCTAGGCAAAGAGAAAGTTCTATATGCACACAATAAAGATCCTCGTGCAATTGAGGACTTAGGTTTGCAGCATGTCAGACTTGAAGGCCTATCTGATAAAGTAAAGGTCTTTCGTCCAAAAGATCCAGATATTCTCTTCGTAAATACATGGATTGGTTCTTACTTTGACAAGTATACAGGTGAATGCACACTCAATTTCAACATGAAAATGTGGGCAGATATCTACGAGGATATCAATACTGTCTTTGGTAAGAAGATGAAGCTTGGACCAGTTGAGAACTATCTGCCTTACGTTGACTACACAAAGTATGATTTAGCCAATGTCAAAATGTATATTGATAATGAATCAAAACGCAAGATCATGTTCTGTAATGGCCCTGCATTATCAGGCCAGTGTGAATACAATGGTAATATGGATTACATAATTAATCCATTAGCAGAAAGAAATCCAGATAAGATTTTCATAACAACACATAAGATTTCTACAGGTCTAGAAAATGTGGTGTATACAGGTGATATCATCAAGTCTGATAGATGTGACCTGAACGAGATTTCATACTTGTCAAAGTATTGTGATCTTTTTGTTGGTAGAAACTCAGGTCCTTTCTGTTATGTGTCAACAGGTGAGAACCTAAATGATACAAGAAAGACCTTCTATGCATTTGGTCATCAAGAATCAGATTGTTTCTCATTAGGCATTCCAAAGAAGTCAAACTACATATTTGAGAAGTATGAGAATCAAATTCAACTTTTTCACTCAATAGAAGAACTTGTAACCAAGCTATGACAAATTCAATTTGTAGAAAGGTATGTGAATATGAAGACGATCAAAGAATATGCAGAGGCTGCGGCCGCACGGCTGAAGAAATCACAGAATGGTTCTACGCCAACAAAGAACGAAAAATTGAAATTGCCAAAGCAGCAAGGGCGCGTACAAAAGCCAAACGTGAGGCCAACAGGCAGGGGTAGATAATGTCAGAAGTAAAAACATTGGCACTTTTTCCTGTGCCAGTATCAATTGTAAATTTTGGAGAAGAAGCAAAGGAATTAAACGAGAGTTTGATTGCGGACGCTTTTTCTGAACAGAATATGGTGCCAAAAACAGCAGGTCGTTCTGCTGTCAATGGATGGCAATCAGAAGGATATATGGATGAGAAGTATGAGAGTTTTGCTCTATTGAGAGGAAACATCAAGACGATTATATACAATCTTCTTCCTAAGTATGGCTTTGAGACTGATTTTCCATATGATGATATCTTTGATTGTGGTATGCTCTGGGCAAACATATTGACAAAACACTCTGCATATCACATGCCACACATTCATGGTACAGGTGAGACTTTGTTTTCTGGTGTGTATTATCCATCATCAGGACTGACACCACAATACGAAGATTACTTCACTGACGAAGACTACAGCGATGTGGAAATAAGAGCGTCTTCTGTTCCTGAATCTGGTGATCTTGTTTTGTTTGATCCAGCGGCTGTTGAAAAACGTCAAGTTATACCAGCTTTCGTTAAGAGATATCCATACTACGGTTCAGAGATTTGCATAAAGCCTAAGAAGTCGCATCTGATTATCTTTCCTAACTACATGACACACATGGTTGCACCTATAACCATGGACAATTTTTACAGACTTAGCGTCTCATTCAGCTTCAGAAAGAAATGACATTCACTCTTGTAACAGGACTATGGGACATTAAACGTGGCAATCTAACAGAGTTCGGACGTTCTTTTGATCACTATCTTGAAAACTTTGATAAGCTTCTGTCATTAGACTTCAACATGGCCATATATGTGCCTGCTGAATTGAAGCAGTATGTCCTAAAACGTAGAACACATAGAAATACAAGAGTATATGTCCAGGAACTATCTGATTTTGAAAGATCATTTGAGTTCTACAAAGAAGTTCAGTGTATCAGAATAAAAGAAGACTGGTATAAGAAAGCAGCTTGGTTAGAGAACTCACCTCAAGCAAAGCTGCCTCATTACAATCCAATTGTAATGTCCAAGTTCTTCATGTTGAATGATGTTGCAATATTCAATCCTTTTGACACCCAATATCATTTTTGGATTGATGCTGGTCTGACTAATACTGTTGATGTAAATCTCCTCAACAATCTAAGCCATATCAAGAACTACATGAAGAGTGTGAATGATAAGTTTCTTTTCTTATCTTTTCCATATGAGAACAGCAACGAAGTTCATGGCTTTGACAGCCAAGCTTTCGCTGAGTTCTGCAATGTAGATAAGACTGAATATGTTTGCAGAGGTGGATTCTTTGGTGGCACAAAAGAAAAAATCCACAGAATGAATGGTATATACTACGGGCTTCTCAAAGATACTCTTGATAAAGGTCTGATGGGTACCGAAGAGAACATTCACACTATCATGACATATAACTATTCCAGTTCTATAGACAGATTTGAGTTGGATGAAAATGGACTCGTATATCCTTTCTTTGATAATCTAGGAAAGATCAAGTCGGATATAGTTACGCACAATTCAGATTTGATTGCTTGGGAAAAGAACAAGCCGATTGAAGAAATCAAAACGTCATTGTATGTTCTAACATTCAATAGTCCGAGACAATTTGAGGCTCTTGTTAAGTCATATGAAAAGAATGATCAAGACTTTCTGAATAGGACTAGAAAGATTCTTATTGATAATTCCACAGACAGAAAAACATACAAGGTCTACAATCAGTTGTGTAAGCAGTATGGTTTTGAGCATATCAAGAAAGAGAATAACATAGGCATATGTGGCGCAAGACAATTCGTGGCTGAACATTTCAATGAGAGTGATTCTGAATACTATGTGTTTCTAGAAGACGATATGACATTGAATGATGAAACGAGTGAACTTTGCGTATCTGGATACAGGAAGCACGTTGACAATCTGTTCATAAAATCGCTTGCAATTGTTCATAAAAACAAGTATGATTATTTAAAGCTGTCCTTCTCTGAATTTTATGGAACGAACAAGACACAATGGGCATGGTATAATGTTCCTCAAGATGTGAGAACAGAATACTTTCCAGATAGACCTAATTTGCCTGAGACAGGATTAGATCCTAATCCACCACAAACAATCATTCTGCAAGAGAAGAGATATAAGGACTTGAAGTATTTTGAAGGTGAGTTTCACTATTGCAACTGGCCTCTGTTCTTTTCCAGAACAGGAAACAGAAAAGTTTTTCTTGACACGAAATGGAATAATCCGTATGAACAGACATGGATGAGCAACGTATTCCAGCTTCAGAAGATTGGAAAGATAAAGTGTGCTACTCTAGCCTTGAGTCCTATCTTCCATCATAGATTTGAATTTTATGATGACGACGAAAGAAAAGAGTCTTGACATTCTGTTGGAATAGTGTATTATATACAGACTGACACAGACACATAGAGGAAGTTATGACAAAGACCAAGTATTTTACCGAAACAGTTGAGATTGATGTTAGTCTTGATGATTGGGAAGATCAGGAACTCATTGAGGAACTTGAGGCTCGCGGCTACAAGGTTGAAGAGGAAGAAAATCTGGTTGAAGCCTTCCACTATTGGTCTCGCGGTCAGAAAAAGGAAGCACTCATTCTTCTTGAACGAGAATTTAAGTGGCTTCGTGGAATTTCTGATTTAGCAAACTAAATACAAACAGGCGGAGTTGGCATATTGGTTGTGTTCCAGCCTTCCAAGCTGGCTAAACGAGTTCGATTCTCGTACTCCGCTCCAATTTAAATAATGAGGTATAAACATGATTTGGTTTATCGTTTTGAATATTGTAATGAACAATGGTGATGTTTATACCGATGTTCATTATCCTAATGCTCCCCAATACAACAATGAACAGGAATGCAATGCCGCTGGCCGCGCTCTTGTAGACGCAAAGCAGATTGAGGTCGGCACAAACTCAGGTCGCACTTTCTATGCTTGCATGGCAATCACTCCTGAGCAGATTCGGGCAGCAACAGGAAAGTCCGGCAGCAACTCATGAACTACGTGTTTGATGTTGACGGAACTCTAACACCATCAAGAGGCAGAATAGATCCTGAGTTTGGTATTTTCTTTGCAACATTCTGTAAAAACAATCCTGTTTATTTGGTAACAGGATCAGACTATGAAAAGACTGAAGAGCAACTTGGCGCACTCGTCTGCTTAGTTGAAGGTGTCTATAGCTGTTCCGGCAACATGCTGACACGATATGGTGTTGAAGTATATCGTAAAGAGTTCAAGTTACCCGAAGCTGTGCGTATGACATTGAATCATGAATATATGAAGTCTGGATTTAGTGTAAGAACTGGTAATCACATTGAATACAGACCGGGCACAGTGAACTTCTCTGTTGTCGGCCGAAATGCTAGTAAGTGGGAACGGCAGGCATACATTGATTGGGACATTGCCACTAATGAACGCGCCGAAATCTGTAAGCGAATGAGCAATCTGTTTCCGGACATTGAGTTTGTTGTTGGCGGTGAGACAGGTATTGATATCTATCCAAAGGGATGTGATAAGTCTCAGATTGTAAAAGATGTATGCCCCTTCACATTCTTTGGTGATAGATGTGAAGTTGGTGGCAATGATCACACAATCTATCTTGAAGCTGATCAAGCACATTGGGTAAAAAGCTGGCAAGATACATATGACATACTACGAAGACTAAATGAAAAAGAAGATCAAGCACTATAAATCAATTTTCATATCTGATGTTCATCTTGGTAGCGAAGGTTGCCAAGCTGAGATTGTTAATTCATTCTTGAAGAATCATTCTTGCGACAATCTATTTCTTGTTGGTGATATCATAGATGGATGGAAGCTTAGTAAGCGCATTTATTGGCCAAAAGAACATTCTCTTGTTATCCGTCAAGTTATTAACAAGCAGAAGCATGGTTCTAATGTTGTCTATCTAACAGGCAACCATGATGAGTTTCTGAGAGATTGGTCTGATATTTCCATTGACATTGAGTCTATTGAAATCAAAGACACACATGATTATTATGCTATCAACGGTAAGAGATATCTAGTTGTTCATGGTGATTTGTTTGACGGTGTGCATAAAGTTGCAAAGTGGTTAAGCTATCTTGGTGATAATGCTTATGCTATTCTTCTCAAGCTTAACAAGTTTTACAATCGTATTCGGCACTTACTTGGCTTCGGTTATTGGAGTTTGTCTGCATATCTTAAAGCCAATGTGAAAGGTGCAGTTAACTTCATATTTGATTTTGAAAACACTTTGTCTGATTACTGTAAGTCTCAAGGTTATGATGGTGTTATATGTGGGCATATACATACTGCTGTGATTAAAGAAATCAACGGCGTTGAATATATGAACAGTGGTGATTGGGTTGAAAGCTGCACCGCTCTCGTAGAACACATAGACGGCACTTGGGAGATAGTTAATTGGACTTCAAAAGAATAGTCATAGTAACTGACGCATGGGAACCACAAGTTAGCGGTGTTGTTACAACACTCAAGAAGATGGTAGAGTTTGCTGAAAAAGATGGATACGATATCGTTGTTGTTCATCCTGGCTTGTTTAAGAGAAAATTTTACTCTAAGCTTTATCCTGAAATACCATTTGCAGTACCTTTCGGTATCTCAAAATATCTCGAATATAAGACAGATACAGTTTATCATATCGCAACAGAAGGACCGTTAGGTCTGGCTGCTGCATTCATTCTAACATTCAAGAATAGAAGATATACAACATCTTATCATACCGACTGGTCAAAGTTTATGAAAGATGTTGCTGGTATTCCTGAATGGATTACCAGGACATATCTCAAATGGTTTCACAGAAAACGCAAAGTATTTTGCCCAACTGAAACTGTTAAGCAGTATATGATTGATAATGAAATTGGTCGCAGACAAATTGTTTGGCCTAGAGGAGTTGATCCTGAAATTTTTGTCGCAAGAATAAAAGCACATTTAAGAGGAACAAAAACAATACTCTCTGTTGGTCGCGTATCAAAAGAAAAAAATCTAGATGCTTTTTGTCAGTTGTCAAACAAGTATAAAAAGATTGTGGTTGGTGATGGACCATATAAAGAAGAACTGAAAAGAAAATATCCTGATGTGATCTTTGTAGGATACAAGTTTGGAGCAGAACTAGCAGAGTATTACAGACAAGCTGATTGTTTTGTTTTTACCAGCAAAGCTGATACATTCGGTGTTGTAATGATTGAATCGATGTATTGTGGAACGCCTGTTGCTGCTTATCCAGTTCAAGGTCCAATTGATGTTGTGGATAACAAGTACACAGGAATACTTGATGATAATATAGAAACTGCGATTGAAAAGTGTTTGACATTATCACGAAAAAAGTGTAGTATAGTGGCAAGAGATAGCTGGTCGTGGAATGTTGTTTGGAACATCTTCGTTAATAACTTGGAGAAAGATAAGTGAAAGTATATATCGGACCATACGTAGATAGTCGCTACGTTGTTTCTTTTCATTACAAGTATATGAACAAGAAGTATAAGTGGGAATGGGAAAAGAGCAATACTCGCTTTGAGCGAACGCTTGAGAAGCTTGAAGATTGGACTCAGGTTGTTCTGGACGCGACAATCAACAAGCTGATCAAGGATCGTAAGCGCAAGTTTGATGTTCAGATTGACGATTATGATACCTGGTCTATGGATCATACACTCGCATACATCATTCTTCCTATGCTGAAACAGCTTAAGGCTACCAAGCACGGCAGCCCTTACATTGATAAGGAAGACCTGCCAGAGCATCTTCGTCTTTCTGAAAGAGAAGAAGCTGTTTTCAATCACGGCTATTATGATAAGAGTCTAAATGCATCCGAAGAAGAACTTGAAGCAGCAAGCGAGAAGTTTCATTCACAGTGGGTTTGGGTTCTTGATCATATGATCTGGAGCTTTGAACAGGAACTTGATGAGGACGAAGGTGATCATAACTTCTATGAACCCTATGCTCCTGATGAAGTTATCAAGCCACGCATGATCAGTGTCGTTAATAAAGATGGCACCACACTTGAAAAAGAATGGCCGAACTGGTCTGAAGATCGTGAGCGTGAGCGCGGCAAGTTCAGCAAAGAAAAGTATGAGGCTTATCACAAGCGCAAGCAGCTTGGCTTTACTCTCTTCGGCAAATACTATCAGAGTTTGTGGGACTGACAAATGAAATGTGAAACATGTAAGACCGAATACAAACCGATGCAAGGTCTTGAAGATACAGATCAAGCATCTGGTTGTGCTGCAACTCTGTATCTACATGGTGGTGTGCATTATATTCTTGCTCATTATGGTTCGCGGTTTGACATGCAACGATATGCTCTTAAACGCGGATCATTCTATGATACAGGCAACATATGTGACAACTGCATAAATAACCTTATCAATGAAGGCAAAGCAGGTCTCATTGAAGATGGAGTTTGGTAAACAACAGAAGGAATAGAACATGGCATATCAGACTATTTCCGAAGAAATCCTAAAGCAAGCAGCAGAGATTATGGGACCAGACAGCAACTTTCACACAGCATTAAAATGGGGAGAAGAGTATAGACAAGCAGGGATGAACCCTGTATACTATACAGACGATACCGAGAAAATGGTATTCGTAACAACAGAAGAAAAGATGAGCGGCGTTAAGTTTAACTAATTTGGAGATTGTAATGAATATTCTTGAAACACAGTGGAAGCAGCGGGCCTTTGATAGTAAGTGGGAAAAGCTTGCTAAGGTTATGGACTACGATAACAAGTATGTCTATAAGTCCGAGTCGGGTGGCAATCTGACTTACATTCCCACAAAGTGGGTCACTGTTGGTGTGTTTGACTATGTGGGGGAACTTGAATGAATATTAAGATTATCAAGCTAATCAATGGTGAAGACCTGATTGCAAAGGTTCTTCCTTCATCTAGTGAAGTGGTAAAGGTAGAAAATCCTGTTCGCATTGTTGTGATGCCAAACAAGATTGATCCAAAGACACCAAATGTTGGTCTTGCTCCTTGGGCAGAGTTCAGTGATGAGAAGGTCTTTCATCTTGACAAATCACATGTATTGTGTATAATGACGCCTGTAAAAGAGTTTGTCAATCAATACAATACCATCTTTGGTGGACTCGTATTACCTAACTCTGGATTGGTTACTTAACAAGGAATATAATGACCGACTTTTACACTAACGTTCAAGTGTATGGTTCCAGAATTCTTTATAGAGGTGTAGAAAACGGCAGGAAAGTAAGACGCAAGATCGATTACTTTCCTACTTTTTTTGTGCCTGCTAAGAGTAAGACTGACTGGACTACCATTCACGGTGAGTATGTATCAGAACTGAAGCCAGGTAACATTCGTGATGCGCGAGACTTCATCAAGCAATACGAAGATGTTGATGGCTTCAAGATTTATGGCAACAACAAGTATGAGTATGCGTTCATCGGAGATACATTTGCCGATGACATTGAGTGGGATCTATCTCATATCAACATTACCAATATTGACATTGAGGTAGGCTCAGAGAATGGTTTTCCTGAGCCTGCAACTGCATCTGAACCTATCACCGCAATCACGTTCAAGAATAAGAATAAGTTTGTGGTGTTAGGTTGTGGTGCATTTGATAATCGTCGTGAAGATGTTTGGTACATTCAGTGTCGTGATGAAGCCGATTTGCTAAATAAGTTTCTTGATGAGTGGACATTCGATTATCCAGATATCATCACTGGTTGGAATGTCAAGTTCTTTGATATTCCCTATCTTGTTAATCGGATCACCAAGATCCTTGGTGAAGTAGATGCAAAACGTCTTTCGCCGTGGCTTAATCTTGATGAGCGCCGTGTAGTCATCATGGGTCGTGAACAGATTGCATTCGTGCCTTCTGGTATCTCGGTGCTTGACTACATTGAACTCTATAAGAAGTTTGCTCCTGGTGGTCAGTCTCAAGAGTCATATAAGCTTGATGCTATCTGTAATGTAGAACTTGGTGAGCGTAAGCTTTCATATGAAGAGTATGGTTCGCTCCATACTCTTTACAAGGACAACTATCAGAAGTTCATTGAGTATAACATTCGTGACGTGGAACTGGTTGGTAAGCTTGAAGATAAGTTGCGATTGATTGAACTTGCGCTCACTCTGGCTTATGATTCCAAGTCTAACTACGATGATGTGTTCACACAGGTGCGTATGTGGGATAACATCATATATAATTATCTGAAGAAGAAGAACATGGTCGTTCCTCCGATCATTAGGCATTCTAAGGATGCAGCGTATGTTGGTGCGTTTGTGAAAGATCCATTGATTGGTATTCACAAGTGGATTGCAAGCTTTGACTTGAATTCACTGTATCCACATTTGATTATGCAGTACAATATCAGCCCTGATACACTGATTGAACCTGCAAACTATGATGGTACTATGAGAGAGTTTATCTCACGAAACAATGTGACGATTGATTCACTCTTGAACCAAGAATGTAAGACTAGCGTCCTTAAGGTTGCTAATGTGACATTGACACCGAATGGCCAGTTCTTCACGAAAGAGAAGCACGGGTTCTTACCTGAAATCATGGAGACAATGTACAATGATAGGTCTGCGTACAAGAAGAAAGCTATCGCAGCTAAACAAGAAGCTGAACGCGAAACAGATCCAGGAAGAAAAGTTGAAATTGAAAAAAGAATCGCTAGGTTCAACAATCTTCAATTGGCTAAAAAAGTTTCTCTGAACTCGGCCTATGGTGCTTTGGGTAATGAGTTCTTCCGCTTCTTTGATGTAAGACAGGCTTCTGCTATCACAACAGCAGGTCAGTTGTCTATTCGCTGGATTGAGAATAAGCTAAATGATTATATGAACAAGCTACTCAAAACGGAGAATGAAGACTATGTTATTGCATCGGATACGGATAGCATCTATCTCTCTCTTGATAAACTGGTCAGCAAGACTATTGTTGAGCAGAACCCAGATGCTAGTACAAAGCAAATCATCAAGTTCATGGATAAGGTTTGTGAAGATCGCATTCAACCGTTTATTGACAAAGCTTATGCTGAACTTGCTGAGTATATTAATGCCTACGAACAAAAGATGCAAATGAAGCGTGAGGCTCTTGCTGACAAGGGTATCTGGACAGCAAAGAAGCGTTACATCATGAACGTTTACAATAACGAAGGCGTTGAGTATGCGAAGCCGAAAGTAAAGGTGATGGGCTTGGAAGTAAAGAAATCTTCCACACCAGCATTCTTTCGAGATAAGATGGAAGAGTGTATTCATATCATGCTCAACTCCACAGAAGACAAGCTGATTAGCTATGTTGAATCTGTGCGAGACGAAATGAAGAAAGCCTTGATTTCGGACATTGCATTTCCTCGTGGTGTCAATGGACTTGAGAAGTTTAGTGATGCTAAGATGATATATGGCAAAGGTTGTCCGATACATGTTAGAGGCGCTCTTGTTTACAATCATATGCTTTCGGCCAAGAAACTGAACAAAGTGTATCCACAAATCAATGAGGGTGAAAAAATCAAGTTCATCTACATGAAAGAGCCGAATCCTATTCGCAGTAATGTCATTGCCTTTCCAATGTCTCTGCCTAAAGAGTTTGGTATCGATTCATATGTTGACTATGAAACACAGTTTCTAAAGGCTTTCGTTGAACCAATCAAGATCATAACTGAAAGCATAGGATGGAAAACTGAAAGTGTATCCAGTTTAGAAGATTTTTTCTTGTAAACACTGACTTGACTATCTCAAAATACTAAATAGAAGTGAAGAGGAGATAGTCAAGTGAAATACAACTTCTACAAAATCATCAATAAGGCAAACGATAAGTCATACATAGGTATGACGAAGCGCGACATTGAGACACGATATCAGGAACACATTAGATGTGCCCTAAGCAATCACGATCTAAACAACGATTACATCATGCCATTATATAACGCAATAAGAAAGTATGGAATCGACTCGTTTCATATCGTAGAACTCGATTCTACAGAACTTTCATCTCACAGAGATGCAGAGATATATGAAGGTAAACTGATAACAGAGAATGCATCACTATTACACATGAATGGTTATAATCTTAATCACATGAACGAAAATGGCACAAGAACATATGAAGCACACATCAAAACAAAGATCGTAGAAAACAATACTGGTAAAAACAATCCTTTCTTCGGCAAGAAACACAGTGATGAGACGCGAAAGAAGATGTCAGATAAGGCAAAGAAAAGACTGTCTGATCCTAAAAACAATCCGCGATATGGTTATCAATACACAGAAGAAGATAGAGCAAAACACAGAGAGTCGAAAAGAAAGTTCGGTAAACCTTTCATGGCCGAAGGCATTCGATATCAGACATTATGTGAAGCATCAATGAGGTATAATGTGACGAAACAGGCAATACAGTTTAGATTGAAATCTAACACATATGAAGATTGGTATTGGTTATGAGTCTGGAACAGTTCACAAGACTGGCTGGCTCAGGGAATCCTAATCGTGAGAAGGATGACTTCTACGCGACTCCAGATTGGGCTATCGACGCTCTTCTGGATCGCGAGAAGTTTGAAGGTGAAATCTGGGAACCTGCATGTGGTGATGGTGCTATCTGTAAAAGGTTACAGCAATATGGATACAATCACATCTACGCAACCGATCTGATTGACAGAGGATATGGTGATGCTCATTTTGATTTCATGAATAGCAATCGAAAGACAGACAACATCATTACCAATCCTCCATTTAAGATTGGAACCAAGTTTACACTTCATGCTCTTAATCTAGCCAATGATAAGGTAGTCATGTTCAATAAGCTTTCTTTTCTTGAAGGGAAAGAAAGAAGAGATAGACTTTACTCTTTGAATATGCTAGAATGCTGTTATGTTTTTGGTGAACGAGTTGGATTTAATGGTGGAGGTGGTATGTTGGCCTTCGCATGGTTCGTGTTCAACAAAAAGTATAATGGTAAATCAAGATTGGAATGGATATGAGATGTAACTGTGACGCATCATGTGGTGAGAATCGATATCACAACGTTGGTGATCGTGAATGTAGATTCCATACGGTAGAAGAATATGAAGCATATTGGGGCATTAAAAAGACTATACTACCTGAACCAGAACGAAAGTTTTCAGACAAATATCGGGAAAAAATACAAGAGTTGAAAGACATGACAGATTATAGAGACTTTGATGAAATCATGGAACAGATTGCAGCGGAACGTAAGCAGCCTTATATTCAATCAATGAAGCGCCCTTGGGGTGAGTGGCATGTGCTTGATGTAGATCGCGGATACAAGGTCAAGCGTCTTGAGATTCTACCTGATCAGGCCATCTCGCTTCAGTATCACAATCATCGCAGTGAGCATTGGACGATTGTGCAGGGCAAAGGTAAGGTCATTGTTGATGGCAATATCTTTACCGTTGAAAAGGGAGAATCGTTTCATGTTCCTCGCATGGCTCTTCACAAGATCACGAATACTCACCTAACTGAAACTTTGATTGCTATTGAAGTGCAGATGGGTGAGATATGCAGCGAAGACGATATCGTTCGTTGCTAAATAAAGCGTCACGGAGATACGTGACATTAACATAGACATAAAGGAGATACGATATGTCAAATCTATTCAACTCTCTACTAAAGGAGATCGACAATGAGTATGCGGGAATTGCTGATGAAGGAGTGGAAGCTGGCGATGTTACTGGCTTTATTGGCACTGGTAGCTACAGTCTCAATGCCCTCCTTTCTGGCAGCATTTACGGAGGTCTTCCTGCCAATAAAGTCACAGCACTCGCTGGAGAACCTTCTACAGGAAAGACCTTCTATGCAATCAACATTGTCAGGCAGTTCCTCAGAGACAACGACAACGGATTCGTTTTCTACTTTGAATCCGAATCTGCTATATCTAAACAAATGCTGGCAGATCGTGGAGTTGACACCAAGAGAGTTGCAGTTGTGCCAGTCGCAACTATCCAAGAGTTTAGAACTCAAGCAGTAAAGATCCTCGACAAGTACATTGCAGACAAGGAAAGCAAAGAGCGTCCTCCAATGCTGTTCGTTCTCGACTCACTTGGCAATCTTTCTACTGACAAAGAAATGGCCGACATTGCTGACGGCAAAGACACACGCGACATGACACGCGCACAGCTTGTTCGTGGTGCATTCCGTGTTCTTACATTGAAGCTTGGTAAGGCAAAGGTGCCTCTCATCGTGACCAATCACGTTTATGATGTAGTTGGATCATATGTGCCGACCAAGAAGATGGGTGGTGGTTCTGGTCTAGAGTATGCTGCATCTACTATTCTGTTTCTCTCTAAGAAGAAAGACAAGGACAAGGACGGTGGTGTGTCTGGTGCTATCATCACAGCAAATCTAAAGAAGGCACGACTGACGATTGAGAACAAGAAAGTAGAGACGTTACTTGATTATGCAACCGGTCTTGATCCTTATTATGGACTTCTTGACCTTGCTGAGAAGTTTGGAATCATTAAGAAAGTCTCAACAAGATACGAACTACCGGATGGCACTAAAGCTTTTGAATCAGTCATTCTGATGAACCCAGAAAAGTATTTCACAAAGGACATTCTTGACCAGATTGATGAAGCATGTAAGAATGAGTTTTTGTATGGCAAGTCTAGTGTCACTGATGTGGAGGATGCATCATGATTCTAGGAACAGATTTCAGATTCAGCAATGTCTATAATACTGACACTTCTGCAATTGAACTATTGACAGAAGCATACAAGGGTGTTATATTTCGCTTTACGAATGTTGGTGTTCGTGAGAATGATGATGGAACAGCAACTCTTAGATTCTCATATGAGATCCTTTCTCCTGGCAAGTTCAAGGAAGAGAAGCTTAGAGATGATCAATACTTTGAACAACATCTTGGACTGATCCTTAATACCTTAATTCTAGACATTGTGGAGTTAGAGAGTGCAGATAGAGAAAGTTATACTGAAGAATCTGTTGATGAAAGAATCGTACACTCGGAAGACTCTACCGTTTCTGAAAAGTGAATACTTCACGAATGAGGTTGAACGTAACATATTCAACGAAATTCGTGACTTCACTATCAAGTATAACAATCTACCAACCGCAGATGCATTGAAGATTGAGGTTGATTCGCTTCGTAATCTTACAGCGGATCAAGCAAGAGATGCTGCCAAGCTTATTGATGATTTACAAAACGACAATGTAGATACCAATATTGATTGGCTCATTGATAGCACTGAAAAGTTCTGTCAAGAAAAAGCAATCTACAATGCAATCATGCAGTCCATTGATATCATGAACAACAAGGGTGGCGCTCTCACAAAGGGCGCCATCCCTGATCTTCTGACACAAGCACTTGCTATCTCATTTGATCCTAATGTTGGTCACGACTATCTTGAAGACTTTGAAGAACGTTATGAGTATTACCATCGCGTAGAACACAAGATTCCTTTTGATCTTGATTTCTTCAACAAGATCACCAAGAATGGTTTCAGCAAGAAGACACTCAACATCTTTCTTGCTGGTACTGGTGTTGGTAAGTCTCTGACGATGTGTCATATCGCTGCTGCTGCACTCGCTCAAGGCAAGAATGTATTGTATATCACTCTTGAATTGGCCGAAGAAGAGGTTGCAAAACGTATTGACGCAAATCTGATGAACATCACCATTGATGATCTTCTACAGTTGCCGCAAGACTTGTATATGAAGAAAGCTGCTGTTCTCAAAAATAAGTCTCAAGGCAAGTTGATTGTGAAAGAGTATCCGACTGCATCTGCTTCTACACTGCATTTCAAAGCATTGTTGAATGAGTTGCATTTGAAGAAATCGTTTCAGCCAGATATCATCTTTGTTGACTATCTCAACATCTGTGCTTCTGCAAGAATCAAACCTGGTGGTAATGTGAATAGTTATACATACATCAAGGCTATCGCAGAAGAGTTGCGTGGGCTTGCTGTTGAGTTTGAAGTTCCATTGGTATCTGCTACTCAGACAAACAGAACAGGCTTCACAAGCACCGATGTTGGTCTTGAAGATACATCTGAATCGTTTGGTCTACCTGCAACTGCTGACTTCATGGCTGCTCTAATCTCTACTGAACAGCTTCAAGAGTTGAACCAAATCATGGTAAAGCAGTTGAAGAATCGCTATGCTGATCCAGCAACAAACAAGAGATTTGTCATTGGAATCGACAGAGCAAAAATGAAGCTGTATGATGTAGAGCAATCTGCACAGGTAGATATTGTTGACAGTGGCCAAAAACAAGGAGCAGATGATAAGATGGTAAACCGTATGACAAACAAGTTCAAATCTTTGAAGGTGTGATATGAATGATAAGATAGAACTCAGACAAAAGTTTGAAGATATAGACATATCAGATCCGTCAAAGCTAAAAGATGAAGACTTTGTTAAGATTTGGGTAAAAGACTGTTATCGCTGGCATGATAGACTACTGACCGGCAATTATCAGCACTACTGTCCAGACTGGGACTATCTACCGATTGATGATACATGTATGGAATTTGAAGCTTGCACTTGTAATAAGGAAACCAGCGATGAGTAAGTATTACGTTCTGCCTCTTGAAACTGACGAACATGATTTCATTTGGTGCGTCATGGAAAATCAAACCGAACAATTGATTCAAGCCTTTGGATTTGAGGAAGACGCATTAGAGTATGCTAATTTTCTAGAAGATGGTGGTGCATTTGCCGGTTTTACTCCTTCATTTGTTCTACGTGAGGTTGTAATCCAGAAAGACATGAACAAGGAATTTACTTCTTTCATATCTGAATAACAAGACACAGGAAAGCGGCTGGAGAGCGTTCCGGAAGACGGTTGCTACGGATCTATCAACCCCAGAACCCTCGCTCCAGCCGCTTCCTACCTCATTCCAAACGATCCCAATAAAATCAATGACTTAGCCACCATATAAATCAATGACTTAGCCTATGCGTCTGGTGCATATCTGCTATGCGGAGATAACCCTTGAAAATCGGGGTTGCCGACCCCATATCTAGTATGTAACAAGAGAAGAGGTATTCCATGTGAGTGTTCGCGATGTTCGGTTCTATTCATTATGAGGGCGATGACTTGCTCGGCGTATACTCTACCCTTGAAGCGGCCCGCGCTGCTCGGGACACGTATCAGTTGCAAGAACGTCAGTATGAGTATGACGAGTTTCGTATTCGCGCTCTGGATGTAGACGCTGCGGCTTATGCCGTGCCGTTCTTCACCTCGCTCTGATATGCGTTCCGCGCATATCAGACATGCGTTTGCTGCTCTTGATAATCTGATCGACCGACACTATCTTATGAGTATGACAAAGGAGAATAACATGACATATCGTTGGGGTGAATACATTCTTGTCATTACTGAGAATGAAAGTGGTAAGGTCGTCTATACTAAGCGGTATGAGAATATGTCTGGTACTGCTATGATGGATGAACAGAAGTTCTTTCGTCGGGACTACCCGATGCCCAAGTATCGTATTGAATGGTAAGGAAAATTGAAATGGAAAAAGTCTACGTCCTCCTTGAGAAGAATCTTGATACGAAAAATGTTCGTATTGAGGGTGTCTATGAATCTCTCAAGAAGCTTGAAGATCAAATGTGGTTTCTCATGAACTTCAATGAGGAACAAAAGTATTACATGATTGAGGAGATGGATGTGCAATGATTAGGCACTATGCAAACGAATATCAGATTCAGCTTCAAGCTGAGGCTCTGATGGACGCTCTGGATCACAAGTATATCAACACCGCAATGACGGAAATGGAATACGACATGCGTGTGGATGCAATCAACAAGTGGGAAAAAGCGCGACTCAAGGAGTTGAAGCAGTATGCTTAGGTTCCTGCTCGGTATGGTTGTCGGCGCTTCGGCCACAACTGGTTTCGGTTTTCAGATTGTGATGGGCGCAATCGGTCTCGGCTTCATGGCTTGGGGCTTCTATGCAATGTATATGAATGGTGAACTCAGTGAATATTGATATCTATGGCAAGTCTAAGCATATGTGCAAAGCGGAAATCAAGTTCGCTACTGCATTCTTTGCTCAGTATCTAATGGGTACCAGACTCGCAAAGAATCTTGACATTGAGATTCGGATTGAGGGTCAGGGTCGCGCAGAGGGGCATTGTAATCCTCTTGATGGTGAACGGCGCCCTCGGTCCTTTGAGATTGGTATCAGACCTGGAATGCAGCGGTACAAGATGCTCCAGTGCCTCGCGCATGAGATGGTGCATTTGAAGCAGTATGCTAAGGGTGAGTTGTCCAATGAGTTGATCACTGCAAAGTGGCAGGGAAAGACTTACAAGCTTACCAACTCAATGGAAGACTATTTCAACTGGCCTTGGGAAATTGAAGCTTATGGTCGTGATCGGTCGCTTTATCTGTTCTATCAGGTGATGTTGAACTCGGAAAAGATCAAGTTCAAGAATGGTAAGATGTATATGAAGGGTAAGCTTTTCAAGCTTGACAAGGCTAAGAATACCAAGTAAGATATACGCATGATCAAGACACAGTGGAAAATCAAGATTGGCGACATGATCCATGTTCGCACTCATTACAAGTATGGTGTGATGGATAATGTCCATATCAAGTCTGGAAAGGTAGTGCAAAGTGAGCGACATGATCCCGTTGGTACTTTTCGTTTGTATACAGGTAATCCTCAGTACCCCGTTTCTCTTATCGCAGATGAACGGGTCACTGGCATTAAGCTTCGTGAGGTCGCGTAATGGCTAGTATTCATGTACCGTCAGGTAAACTGACATGGGAAGAAAAGTTGGAGATCCGCAAACACGCGCTAGAGTGTGCCGCTAGGACGTATCAAGGACAAGGCGCATTTAATGCAGAAAACGTTACCAATCGTGCTGCAATCTTTGAAGACTACTTGATGGGGAAGAATGATGGTTAAGTCTTATGATGTAAGTTTTCATCTTGACGAATCTCTTGCAGGATGGTATCTTTACTGCTTTGAGGACGATGATGTAGTCCATGAGCAGTTCTTCCGCGACCGCGATGATGCTCACGCTATGGGCCATCGCTTTCTTGATGGACTGTATGTCAAGGGTTTCCCGATTGAGGAACTGGCATGAGAAAGCAGAGTCTTTGGAATCGATTTCTTAACTGGTACAGTCCAGTTTGGGGTATGCTCGTTCCGCTTGTCATCGCAGTAGGCTTTCTTTTTGTTCTAGAATATAAAGCAGATGAACAAAAGCTTGCATTTTCTAATGCCTGTGCTACAATGGGTGGTGTCGCATTGATTGGACGTAACGGAACAAAAGTTTGCTTCAAGCAGGATGTTGTCCTGTCTGTACACTAAATAAAATACAGTTTAATGGCCACGTAACCGATGGCGGCTTCTACCCGCTTAACCGTAACTGGAGTTGAAAATGGGAGTTCGAATCTCTCCGTGGTCGCCATTTCAAATTATGGAGAAAGTGAATGTCTGCACCGAAGACCAAGACCAAGTACACTTCTAAGGGTGAGCGTGAAGCGAACCGTAGCTTGTCAAAGGCTATCAAGCGTGATCGCACAGTCATTGAGAAGTCTCAGATCAAGCAGAAGGCATGGTTGAAGGGACAGAACCCTTGGATCGTCGTGCCGAATGAGAATACAGCCGATACTAAGGCACGGTTTGTTCGCGTTCGTGCTGAGACTGAGTGGGGTGATCCGCGCAAGGGCTTCATGTTCGGCGCGATGAAGGACTAAGATTAACGCCCCCTTAGCCCAGCGGTAGGAGGCACCGGACTTAAAATCCGTACAGGGACAGTTCGAATCTGTCAGGGGGTACCAAATTTGCATCTGTAGCACAGCGGTTAGTGCTATCGGCTCATAACCGATTGGTCCTTGGTTCGAATCCAAGCGGATGCACCAAATAACGGAGTGAGACTAAGAGTCAGAGAGGACTTATAAACCTTTTGCAGCCGATTACTGCCTTTGAGGTGGAGCGTTACCACCCACTCCGACCAATATTGCCCTCGTAGCCCAACTGGCAGAGGCAGCAGATTCAAATCCTGCTCAGTGTAAGTTCGACTCTTACCGAGGGCACCAAAAAAAAAGTTGACAAAAACATAAAATCCAGCTAGGATGTTGTATAAATAGAATACAGTTTAAGAAAGACGGAAATGAAACCCATTCTACCTCCATTTACAATTAATCAAGAAACATGCCAGCCATCATGGGCAGGTGTGATGAGGGGTTCTATGTATTAAGTCTTAGTACAGACTTAGTTTCTTAGAACCCCGAAGCCAAAAGTTTCGGGGTTCTTCGTTTTTATAGTTGCGTCCAGTGCATAGCAGATATGCGAAAAAAGAATAAGAAAAGACTTGAAATTGGCTGCGACAAGCACTATATTAGATATGTAAGAGAGAAAAGAGTTTCCCAGCCGCGCGGGACAAGATGCGGTCGCTGTTTAACATTGTTAAGTTCCTATGAGTTACCCTTGCTCACTCAAGGGCGCACTGAGTAGCGAAATATCCAGTGAGGGACTGTGACTCAGCACAGCCTCACATTCTATCTCTTCAGATATGCACCGGGCATTGTAGCTACTGCCTAGTGTGGCACAGTCGCGCTGCTTCGGTGGCGTTCAAGATGAACTGTTCGATTCAGTTGGTGCATATCTGAAGTGATAGAATACATTCCTCTCAAGCCAACTAGGTGGAGGCAACTGACTGTTAATCAGTGTACGACAGGTTCGAATCCTGTGGGGGGAGCCAATTCATGGACCAGTCGCCTAGTGGCTATGGCAGCAGACTCTTAATCTGTCGTGAGAAATCACATCGTGGGTTCGAGTCCCACTTGGTCCTCCAATCATGGCCTATTAGTGAATGGATATCACACCGCTCTGTCTAAGCGGAGAAGCGAGTTTGAGCCTCGCATAGGTCGCCATTTAGTACGCCTGTCCCGCTTTGGGAAGTTGGGTAGGGTTGACGGCACCCTCGCAGTACGAAAGCCGTTATCTGAGTGTACGAGAGTCTGGTTACATCCCATAGATTTGGAATCTATGAACGCAGGTTCGAATCCTGCCACTCAGACCAATTATATCAGTGTAGTGTAACGGTAGCACGGCAGCCTCCAAAACTGCTTGTCAGGGTTCGAATCCTTGCACTGGTGCCAGTCAGAAAGAGCGGTAGTCGGAGTGCGAATCCGATGAGAACATGCCTGTGATCGCACACAGGCATTAAGTATCCTCACCATAGACTTCGGTCAACATAGAGGAACGCTCTTTCTACTTGACTTTACGTGATGCCTCGTCTATAATAAGACAACAATCAACGAGGTAACTATGGCAAAGATGACGATTAAGAAAGTGATGGAATTACAAGATCATTTCATCAAAGCTGGTATTATGAAAGACCCTAAGTCTTATACCGCAGATGAATTGAAGTATCTTAATCCTGCTATTCCATCTGACTTCATTGATGATTATGTTGATGTTCGTGATGGTAAGAAGAAAGAAAGCGACTGGCAGCGTATTCCGCTGAAGATCGAAGATTTGTAATACAATGGGCTTGTAGTATAATGGGTATTATCTCCCGCTTGCACCGGGAAGAACAGGGTTCGATTCCCTGCTTGTCCACCAAGTTTAACGCCTCTATAGTTCAATGGCAGAACGCCTGTTTTGTAATCAGGATATCAGGGTTCGATTCCTTGTCGAGGCACCAGTTTAGCGTTGTAGGAGCAGAAGTGACCTTGTTGGGATGGTCTGCTGTATGCGGCTCACAGGCGAGTTGAGGGGTTTGATCACCCCAAGTCTGGCGAGGGTTCAATTCCCTCCAACGCTAATCTAATTTGATCTGGCTACGTAGCAGCAATGTGCGTCATGAATGTCAGACAGTCAACCAAATAACTGTGCGGTTGACACCAGTTTGGGTGAGCGGCAACGACGGTGAGTTGCGGCGGACTGTAAATCCCCTGTCTATGACTTAGAAGGTTCGAATCCTTTCTCACCCACCAAATTGATTTAGCTACTCACACAGTATGGTTACGCCATATCTTAGAGTCACGAATGCTAAACAACCAGACTTAATACTGTGCTGTCTGGATTATTTTATACTACCTTATCCAAGTGGTTGAAGGAAGGCGGCCGATAACCGTCTGGCGAAAGCCCGCGTTTGTTCGAATCAAACAGGTAGTACCATTTCCTGTGCTTGCAATCTCTCAGTTAAAAGCTGTTGCAAGATTAAGTGTTATGTCTAATATGACATAGACACAGGATCTATTCTCTTGAAGGATAAAGACCTTCAACCACCATATGTGGTACAAGTTCGTCATCATGCCATTCGCGTCTGACTTTCTTGCCATAGTCTGGTCCAGAATCAACGAATGGTCTTAAGTCTGGTAGTGCGAAAGTGTGAATACCATCGCCACCCCAACGGGTGCCCAGTAGAGAGAACAAAGGTTCATGATGTTGAATTTCTAATATCTGCCCGCGACATACCACAGTGTCTCTTGTGTTCCAAGTAAAAGGCAGATAAACAACTTGACTAATATAAGCTTCCATGGTATACTCCATTATATGAGTTGACATGGTATTTAGTTATTGGGAGATCATCTAAAGGTAGGATAGCGGTCTTTGAAACCGCCGATCTTGGTTCGATTCCAAGTCTCCCAGCCAATTCGTGCTTGCATAGCATATAGTCAATAGATGTAGCCGCACTACAATAGACGGACTGGTTACCGTAGTGGCGAACGGCGCTGACTTTTAATCAGCTATGCAAACACCGTGGGTTCGAGTCCCACCCAGTCCTCCAATTATGGCGCATTAGTTTAGTGGTCAGAATACTGGGCTTTCAATCCGGGGAGAAGGGTTCAATTCCCTTATGCGCTGCCAAATATTGCGGGATAGAGCAGTCAGGTCAGCTTGCTAGGTTCATATCCTAGAGGTCGCAGGTTCGAATCCTGCTCCCGCTTCCATGCTGCATTAGTCTAGTGGTTAAGACGCAGGTCTGTGAAACCTGTTACGGCGGTTCGATTCCTCCATGCAGTACCATTTATTGCCCGGTCGTCTAACGGTAGGACGCCAGATTCTGACTCTGGCTATCGTGGTTCGAATCCATGCTGGGCAGCCAATATGGGGTAATGGTGAAATGGGAACACCGTGGTCTGCAAAACCATTATGAGTAGGTTCGATTCCTACTTACCCCTCCAAACTATGCATCCGTATCCCCCTTGGCTACGAACCAAGAGTAAGGTAACTGGAGATGGTCAGAGATGACTAATGCAGGTTCGAATCCTGTCGGATGCTCCACTAAAGGAAAACAACAATGAAACTATTAATAGCAGCCTTTGCTGCCCTATTTTTAATGACAGCACCCAGTAATGCTACAACAATGGTAGCATCATGGTATGATTGTGTTAAGCCTGGTGAATGTAGTAAACATAAGATTACTGCAAGCGGGCAAAAATTCAATCCAAATGCTTTAACAGCAGCACACAAGACATTGCCTTTCGGCACAAGACTGAGAGTTACACACAAAGGAAGATCGGTAATAGTAGTAATTAATGATAGGGGCCCGTTCATTAGAGGCAGACATTTAGACCTATCAAGAGCAGCAGCAAGAAAGATTGGCTGCGGTGGAGTTTGCACAGTCAAGGTTGAAATCTTAGGAAAGAAGAAGAAAAGATAGACTTGACAACATGTGGGATTTAGTCTAATATATACATCGTGGCGGTAAGTAATGCGTTCCGTCATCCCGCAGCTAGAGGTTTGTGAGTGGACTGTTGACTGGAAACTCTCATTAACACAATAGTGGAGGCCGTAACCACTTTAAGAAATCGGAGCGAAATTGGATAGGTGGCAGAGTGGTCTATCGCATCGGTCTTGAAAACCGAAGTACCTTCGGGTACCGTAGGTTCGAATCCTACCCTATCCGCCAAACAAGAGGAAGATACAATGAGTAAAGATTGTGGTTGTGGAAGAAGTCCGACTGGTAAGTGTATCGGTTGGCATGGGTTGACAAATGAACAATACTCTGCTAAACTACAAGAATACGAAAAGAAGAACTTGACGGAATCAGCTCCTCAGTTGCTTCGTGATTGAATAAACGCTGCCTTGGTATAGCTGGTGCGTACATGCGCCTGAAGAGCGTGGGGACTCTGTTCGATTCAGAGAGGCAGCACCATTTAGAGAGTTAATATGAAACTTAAAACTTGGTGGAAACATGCTGTGTTCCATTATGACATTCTAAAGGTGGATGATACTTGTGTTGATTACCTTAAGATGGTAACATTCTGGCATCCCGAATACAAAGAGTATCAGACAACAGTAAGTCATGTTTCAAACATAGAATAATGCGTCTTGGGAGGTGATGGTCACCTCACCGCTCTCTGAAATACTAAATAGTAGTATGAGATACACCATTTACAAAACGACTAATACAGTCAACGGCAAATACTACATTGGTAAACATCAAACCATTGATCCAATGGATAACTATCTGGGTTCAGGTAAGGCTATTGCTAATGCCATAAAACTACACGGTAAAGATTCTTTTGTGAAAGAAGTTCTGTTTGATTTTGATACAGAAGAGGAAATGAACAGTAAAGAGCGTGAACTTATTACTGAAGATATCGTAAACGATCCGATGTCTTACAATTTAGGTGTCGGTGGAGAAGGCGGTCCTCACTTCAGTGGAAGAAAACATACAGACGAAACGCGAAAAAAACAGAAAAACGCAAATACAGGTCGTGTCTATGATTACGATAAGTATAGCGAAGAAAGAAAAAAGACCTTCTTTACTGAAGGCAATGAATACTGGAAGAAAAGAAAAAAGAACTTTCATACGGAAGAGAGCAAACAAAAGATTCGAGAAAAAAGGTTATTACAACCAACACCGAATTTAGGGCGCAAAATGTCTGAGGAACAAAAAGAAAAGATTCGTCAGACGCTTCTAAAGCGAAACAAGAATATGCCTGTGTAGTTCATTGATAGAACATGCGTCTCATAAGCGCAATGTAGGTGGTTTGATTCCACCCACAGGCACCAAATAAATAGAATGCTAACTCCGACGGGAGTTGGCCGAGTGCAAGGAAATGACTGCTCACCAGGAGCGGTTAACTTGGCTAGATGGTGTGGTGCCCGTGCGCGACTGACGAGAGTCAGAGGCGTATCGTCTCCGACCAAGAGAATCTAGGCTGACACGTGGCAGATACAAGGTATCTTGGTCGTGTCTTGTGGGTGTACCCCAGTCCCACCTCACCTTATTAAATGCGGGTTTGTTGTAGTGGTAGCGAACTACCTTGCCATGGTAGAAGCGCGGGTTCGATTCCCGCATCCCGCTCCAATCATAAATACCAATATGCTAACTATTCTATTTGTATTTTTGTTGTTGGGAACAGAAGTTCTTGCTTTCCTTATCATGATAGTGGTGTTAACATATGAAAAGATGTTTCCTAAAGAAGAACAGAAAAACAATATATTCTATGATGATAAGATGATAAATATTGATGACCAATCAAGGTCAAACACGAGGTAAGAATATGTTGAACACAGTTGTTGTTTTGGTTCTTGTTGCTGTTGTACTATGGGTCGGTTGGACTCTTTGGCAGAACGGCTGGGATGTAAAGAAGGCAGGTGCTGCTCTTGTAGCTGCGGCCGCTGCTGCTTGGCTCTGGATATCAGATTCGATTACATCTCTAACCGCAGGCATGTAATCTAGAAACCGCTCTTGGCCCGTAGCGGTATAGAAGTCTTCTGGGTAAGTCGTGCAAATGCTAATTCCAAATTATCAGGTTGCAGGACAAGCTAACGGGCTTCCAATTCAAGCTTCTTTCGCCAAATGGGAAGGCATCGGTTTTACACACCGACATGACAAGGTTCGATTCCTTGAAGAAGCACCATTAATGCGAGTATGGTGAAATGGCAGACACACTTGCCTTAGAAGCAAGCGCGAAAGCATGGGGGTTCAAGTCCCTCTACTCGCACCAATCACTGCCTCTATAGTTCAAAGGCAGAACACGGCTTTGGTAAAGCCGAAACACAGGATCGTTACCTGTTAGAGGCACCATTTAGGAACTTAACAATGATCAGAAAGAATATGGATTTAGACGAAGTTCGTGCATTCATCCAAGCACAATCTCCCGAAACAAAGATTTATCTAGGTGGCGACTCTGAACGCTTTCAGTTGAATGGTGTATGGATGGCTGACTACATCAACGTTGTCGTTGTTCATAAGAACGGCAAGAACGGTTGTCGTGTGTTCGGTTCTGTTGTGCGTGAGCGTGACTATGACCAGCAGAAGGACAAGCCACGTATGCGTCTCATGAATGAAGTAATGAAGACTGCACAGCTTTACCTTGATCTGGAAGAAGCTATCGGTGAACGTGACTTTGAAATTCATCTGGACATCAATCCTGACTTGAAACACGGCTCATCTTGTGTTATAAATGAAGCTGTTGGTTACATTCGTGGTATGTGTAATGTGGTACCGCTAGTGAAGCCAAATGCTTGGGCAGCATCTTACTGTGCTGACAGGTACAAGGACGCTATTCAACATATTCCACAAGTGAAGGTAGGATAAAATTATGACTAAGTTTTTTGTTATGTTGGCAGTGATGGCTGCTGCAATCTTTATGCTTGCTACTGGCACTAGAGCAGGAGTTGAACCTCTTGGTGAGCATGAAGTGATTATTAGGATTGACAAGTCCGATCAGAAGATGTACGTAGAAACGCCTACTGATTATTTTGAGTGGGATGTTTCTACTGGTCGTAAGGGTTATCGTACTCCTGTTGGCGTGTTTCAGCCCTATCTTTTGAGACCGATGCATTACTCAAGCAAGTATAATAACGCGCCGATGCCTCATTCAATTTTCTTTCATGGTGGTTATGCAATTCATGCGACAACAGAAGTAAAGAAGCTTGGTCAACCCGCATCACATGGATGTATTCGTCTTAGCCCTCAGAATGCTCGTTGGTTGTATCGCATCGTAAACGAGTACGGCAAGTATAATACATATATAGAGATTACAGAATAATATAGGAAGGATGGCCGAGAGGCCGAAGGCACCTCACTGCTAACGAGGCGTACCCTAATCAGGTACCGTGGGTTCGAATCCCACTCCTTCCGCCAAATTATGGATTAGTTATGGAATACGATGGCATTTTCTTTATCAATCATGCGCTGAAGGTAAATCAACTATCAGTGTATTCAAATCAGGAGCGTTTCGAGCAAACACTTGAAACGCTCTCTTCTATTAACAAGTATTGTCCCAATAACAAAGTGTTCATCTTTGATTCGTCTCCTGAAAGACCTGATGTAGAATATTTTGAGGAACTTAGCAACAGAGGCTCAATCGTTTTCTACTCTGGTGAAGAACCGGATGTAAAACGATTTTCTCAACACGGACAACGAAGTATTGCCGAATGCATCTCATTCATATACTTTCTAAGCTGGTTTCAAAAACAAGACTTTAAGGCCAAGCGCATCTATAAGCTGTCTGGTAGATACAGACTGAATGACAATTTCATTGTTGATGATGATCGGTATAAGGATGCATTTGTCTTTGCTAATGCTCTAGACTCATGGATGCCAAAGCACATGCAAGAGAGTATTGGAATTGATAAACTATTCAGACTTAGACTCTGGCATATGGACTACAATCTGTTAGGACTATTCTATATACAGCTTTCAAAAATCCTTCAAGACTGTGCCAAATATCACATAGATGTTGAGCATAGCTATTATAAAAACTTGCATACATATAAGACAATTGAACTTGACAAAATTGGTGTATGTGGTAATATAGCACCAAGTGGAGAATATATTGATGAGTAAAACGGTATTGATTACAGGCGGTGCAGGCTTTATTGCACATCATGTTGTAGATTGCTTCCTTAAAAACACCGACTGGCATATTGTCACATTGGATAGATTGGACTATTCAGGCAATCTCAATCGTCTACATGAAGTCCTAGAAACATATCCTCATGAAACAAGAAAGCGCGTTCGGACAGTCTTTCATGATCTGAAGGCTGAACTGAATCCTCTTGTACAGAATTTCATTGGTGATCCAGATATCATTCTACATCTGGCCGCAGCATCACACGTTGATAGGTCTATCACACATCCTCTAGAATTCATTACCGACAACATCATGGGTACAGCCAATCTTCTTGAGTATGCAAGACGACTGAACAATCTTGAAATGTTCCTATACTTCAGCACAGATGAAATCTTTGGTGTTGCACCTCCAGGCGTTGCGTATAAGGAACGTGATCGCTACAACTCAACTAATCCATACTCTGCATCAAAGGCTGGTGCAGAAGAACTATGCGTTGCATATGAGAATACATACAAGATGCCTATGATGGTCACTCACACAATGAATGTGTTCGGTGAGCGTCAGACTCCAGAGAAGTTTATTCCGCTCTGTATCAAGAAGGTCATGCGCGATGAGACTGTGACCATTCATGCAGATGCAACAAAGACAAAGGCTGGTTCACGGTTCTATGTTCATGCTAAGGACGTGGCCGATGCGCTACTATTCTTGCTTCAGAACAATCCTCAGATTGAACCAGATTATGGTCTTGCAAAGTGTCGTAAGTTTAATATCGTTGGCAAAGAAGAAGTGGACAATCTATCTCTAGCTAAGATGATTGCAGCCGCTCAAGGCAAGGAACTAAAATATGAAATGGTCGACTTCCATACGTCTAGGCCTGGGCATGATTTGCGTTATGCTCTTAGTGGTGATCTTATGCGAAGCCTTGGTTGGGAACCTCGCGTGGCTCTAAGTGATCGCATTAAGGAAGTATCTGATTGGTACGTTAACAATACAAAATGGTTAGGACTGTAATATGAATCAATGTGAAGAAATCAAAGAGTGTATCGCTTGTGGTAACACAAACTTAGAGCCATTGCTTGATCTTGGTTCTCAGCCACTAGCTAACTCATTCTTGAAGCATGAGAACGAACCTGAGAATTTCTATCCACTTGCAACAAACTATTGCAAAGATTGCTTTCATGTTCAGTTGACACACAAAGTCAATCCTGATCTTCTATTCAAGAACTATCTGTATGTGTCTGGCACTGCAAAGACACAGCTTGAATACTTTGAATGGTTTGCTAAGTTTGTGTATGAGAGATGTGGTAATTTCAGAAGTGTAAAGGTTCTTGACATTGGTTGCAATGATGGATCACAGCTAGATGAATTAAAGTCTTATGGCGCTCATACCTTTGGTATTGATCCAGCTGAAAATCTTCATAAGCTAAGTTCCAAGAATCACGTTGTTCACTGTGCATATTTTGATGGTACACAGTTTGCACCAAATGAATTTGCCGCTGTGATCTGTCAAAATGCATTTGCACACAACTACAATCAGCTTGAGTTTCTCAGCAACATGAAGAAGGTTGTTGATCCTGAAGGATATATCTATATCACAACATCACAAGCTGACATGATCTTGAATTGTGAGTTTGATACAATCTATCATGAACACCTCTCGTTCTATAACATCAAGTCTATGAATGAACTGTGTAAGAGAGCCGGATTGTATATCCATGAAGTTGTGAAGCATCCAATTCATGGTACAAGCTTCATATTTGTTCTGACAAAGAACTCAGCTAAAAATCGTTCAGCATATGTTGAATTGCTTATTGAAGCTGAGAAGCGTATGGACTTACACAATCCAGAACTATATCAGAACTATGTTGAAGAGTGTAAATACATCATTGAAAGCTTTGCCGAAACAGTAGCGCAAATGAAGAGTCAGTATAAGATTATTGGTTATGGTGCACCAGCTAAGGGTAATACATTACTCAATGCTGCTAAGGTAAAGCTAGACTTTATCGTGGACGACAATCCATTGAAGCAAGGAACATTTACACCTGGTATACATATTCCTGTTTATGGTTCAGATAAGCTGAAGGAATATAAAAACGATGATGTTGTCTTTGTTCCTCTTGCATGGAACTTCTTTGATGAAATCAAGAAGAAGATTACTGAAATGAGACCTAATCGTCTCGACATGTTTTTGAAAACTTATCCCCTAGTATATTTGGAATCAGCTAATGAATAGAATTGAAGAACTGTTTGAAACAACTGAAAAGCCCTCTACAAAGTGGTCTGGATACTTTGATGTATACGAGAGACACCTATCAAAGTTTGTAGGCAAAGCACCAAAGATCCTTGAGATTGGTGTGCTTGGCGGCGGCTCAATTGAACTGTGGCTAAAGTATTTTGGTGCAGACACTAAGGTTATAGGTATTGACATTGATGAAAGATGCTTGAAATATACCTATGATGGTGATGCAACTGTCATAATGGGTGATCAGAATTCTACTGAGTTCTGGCAAAAGTTCCTGCAAGATAATACAGACTTTGATATCATCATTGACGATGGTAGTCATATCATGGAACACCAGATAACTACTCTGCAACAAACATTTCCTCATCTACGTGAAGGCGGTGTTTATATTTGTGAAGATACACATACAAGCTACTGGCCAAGATGGAACGGCGAGTATGACAAGAAGGACACGTTCCTTTCATACTCAAAGTATGTCAGCGATATCATGAACCAGCAGCACTACAAGAATAAGATAGATGAAAATACACTGAAGACGTTTCATAATCTGTATGGTGTATCATTCTATAACAGCATGGTCGTATTTGAAAAAGAGCATTTGAAGCCTTTTGAAATCAGAGACAACACCAAGCTTACAATTGGCATACGCTAAATACTGTGATGCAACAGGAGAAAATTATGGAAGAAGTTCATAGCACACTAAAGATTGTTTTGGCTGATACATTTACAATGTACATGAAGACACATTCATTTCACTGGAACGTAATTGGTCCAAACTTTTCAGAGTATCATGCATTCTTTGGCACGTTGTATGAGGAACTTCATGCTGCAATTGATTTGATAGCAGAACAGATTCGTGCAGCAAACTCTTTTGCTCCTAGTTCTCTTGACCGTATCAAAGAACTAACACGTATTGAGGAATCTGATACAATTCCAGCTGCTGATAGAATGTTTCAGATTCTCATCAACGATAACAACATTGTTCTAGATGCACTCAAGCAAGCATATGATGCTGCTGACAAGGCAGAGGAGTTAGGTCTTGCCAACTTTCTACAAGACCGTATGGACATTCATAAGAAGCACGGATGGATGCTTCGCTCTACAGCAGGCATGAAGTCTTAAACTCTAGGAAGTGGTCCTGATACCATTTCACACCAACCAGTCTCTCTATCATAAGGCCACACGATCCACTTGTGTGGCCTTATTGTTGTCTCAAACTCTCTCCATATGTTGTAGAAGTTTCCTTCTACTTTCTTCAAGTCTGCAATTTCTTCTGGTGATAGATCGTATCTGTCTATGTCTTCACCCTGCTCATCCTGAAATATGACTGCCCAAAATTCATGGTCTTTATCTTCAATTGATTCTTTCCATACATCTATGCAATGCCTAAACACATTCTTGTATGATGCATCGTATGCTTCCTGTGTTCTGTAGATAGGATTAGGAGGATCAAACTTCATCAATGTGTATTTCTGTACGGCTCTATCTTTAAATGAAATGCCCGCATATTCTTCATAGTCTTCAAGTGTTCGTACTGTGCCAAATCCATATTGTTCAAAATCATAATCAGCTTTATCATCATCTACACCAAGAAGCTGCTTCACTCTCTTCAATGACTTGATGTTCAGTTCTTCCCACTTTTTGTTTTCATCCCAGTGCCTTACACGGTTCTTTCTAGTATACTCATGCCAGCATACAATCTCATTGGGTATGAATAGATCATAACCTGCTGTATATGCTCTCACGGCCATGGATATCTCTTCGCCATGAAAATACAGATTTGGGTCGTATGGTACTTCTTCAATGAACTTACCAAACGTGAATGCAAAATGTGCAGAGAAGAATCTGGTAGGTATTGGCATCTTGCGTGTCTCAATATTCTGAACAGATTCAGGCAACATGAATATTACACCCTCAGGAGTAAATCTATCAAATGTCAGTTTCCATACTTCTTTTGTTCTACCAGCTGGATCATTATCTGGATCATAAGAAGGAACATATGCTGTCAGCAGAGGCTTTTCATATCCAGATTCAATGAGTTTGTCTATCATTGCTTTACACTTGGTATCCCAGCCTCTTACGAACCTGTGATGACTATCAAGCTGAAGAGTATACTTTTCGCCAGAGTAATGCTGATTGAGAATGCTTCTGGCCCAGCAAGTGCCTAGACCATCTTTGTAGTCAATGTCTATGATCTTGAATCTAGGGTCATCTTTATATGCATCAAGATTGTCCCACTCATCTTCTTTTGACCTCTGCCAAGCTATGGCAAATACCAAGTCTTCCGGATTGTCTGCTCGTTTGATGCAATTGCGTATTGTTGGAATCAGTTCAGGATCACGATAGGCTGCGATTTGAATGTAAATCTTGTCGGACATAATATACTCCATGATGACACATAAGTATATATGACGAAATAGGAGATTGCTATGTTTAACTTTTTTAGGGACAGATTCAAGATATCAGAACAGAGGTTGCAAATCTGTAGGCAGTGTGATAAGTTCAATCATGTAAACTCTCAATGCGCTGAATGTGGTTGTTTCATGGACTACAAGACACTTCTTCCTTATGTCTCTTGTCCGTTAGATAAGTGGAAAGCCATTGAATCTGAGGAAGAGATAAATAAGTAAAAGGAGTTTGACATGGCAGGTAAAGATAAAGAAAGACAAGAGAGAGGGTTTTTACAAGCTGTTAAAAATGCAGTAAAAAAGAACAAAAATGGTCCTATAACTATTTTAGCAGGAAATACAAAATTAGCAAACATAATAGATGCTAAAAAGTTTACCACATCTACGTATGATAAAGAACCATATACGGATGTTGCGCTGAAAACTAAAAATTCAAAAAGCATAAATTTATCTTTAAAAGGGGATTCAGCACCTTCTCTAGCCGGTGGTGGTATGAGAGGTCTTGAAGTCATTATTCCAGGTATTGCCGGCAAGTTCATGAAAGCAGCACATAAGAAATTGATCAGTATGGGTGTCAAAGCTGGTGATAAAGTACCTGACGTTTATGGCAAAATATCAAAAGTCAATAAGGAAAAGATTGTCATAGGAACAAAAGCGATGGGTGGACCAATTGACTATATGTACATTGGGCCTATGGATGTAAAATCTTCCTATGATCCTAAGAATAATACACTAACTCTGAACGGTAATCTTACAGAGTCTAAAATATATGCCAAAACACATGATTTGTATTTCAGATTGAGAGCCAGAAGAGAAGACCAGACATTTGATCCAGATGCACAACAAGGTGGTGTACCAAAGATATATGGTAGATCGCCATCTAGAGGCGATAGTGCAGGAAGAATTGTTATAACAGACAGTGTACCAAAAAATGCAGTAATAGTAGAAGTGTAATGATAACATATCAAGACTACCTAACAGAATCAAAAGAAGGTAAGAACCTTCACTTAGAACACCTAGAAGACGAGGTACTCAATGGCGGCGTTTCTGGCACAAGAGGCGCAATATCCTTTCTACAGTCTCTTCGTGATATGCTTGCTGGTCATAGTAAGTCTAGAATTAATGTAACAACAAAATGGGATGGTGCACCAGCTATATTTGCTGGTGTCAATCCAGAGAACGGCAAGTTCTTTGTTGGTACTAAAGGTGTGTTTGCTCAGAACGCAAAGCTGAACTATACTAATGAAGACATTGACAAGAATCATCCTGGCGAAGGCCTAAACGTCAAACTCAAGATCGCGCTCAAGTATCTACAGGAACTTGGCATTGATGGTGTGCTACAGGGTGACATGATGTTTACGAAAGCTGATCTTAAGTCTGAGAATATTGATGGCAAACCTCACATTACATTTCAGCCAAACACAATTGTATATGCTGTACCAGAAGATTCTAATCTAGCCAAAACAATTAAAAGCGCAAAGATGGGCATTGTATGGCACACAACATACAGTGGTAAAACAATGGCAGATATGAAAGCATCTTTTGGTGCTGATATATCCAATCTTAAAGCATCACGTAATGTATGGTATAGAGATGCATCATATGTTGACGCATCAGGCACAGCAAACTTTACAGCCGAAGAAACAAAAGAACTTACCAATATTCTCAGTCAGGCTGGATCATTGTTCAGAACAATATCACCTAGAACATTGAATGAGATTGCAACGAACGACACATACAAGATTACCATCAAAGCATGGAACAATCTAAAAGTCCGTGAAGGAAAAGAGATAACAAATACATCCACACATGTCGCAGGACTCATTGCAAATGTGGAAGAAAAGCTGAACAAGTCCATTTTGGAAGCAAAGAAGGCTGATACAAAACAAAAGCGCCAGATGGAAAAAACAATCATCATGAACTTCTATAAGAACAACAGGAACGAGTTAAAGAAGATTTTTGACTTGCAAAATCTCCTGGTTCGTGCTAAAAATATGATTGTGAGAAAGCTGCAAACAGCCAGAGACACAGTGGAAACATATCTACGTACCGATGAAAAAGGTCTAAAGATTACCAATGCGGAAGGTTTCGTGGCTATAGATCATATTGGCCGTGCAGTCAAACTGGTAGACAGATTGGAATTTTCACAAGCCAACTTCAATGCGACAAAGAACTGGTCCAAATGAAATATAAGACATACCAAAAGAAACACAAGAATGAAGTTCGTACATTGAATGTATGGGACATTGATGATACTCTAGGTAAAACGTCAGCCAGAGTGAACGTGATGAAAGACGGTAAAATCATCAAAGTTTTAGAACCAGGTGAGTTCAATTCATACAAGCTAAAAGCTGGTGAAGAGTTTGAGTTCTCGCAGTTTCGTTCTGGCAAAGTGTTTCGTGATACATTCAAGCCTATCAGCACTGTTCTAGATCGCGCGCGTGATATTGTAATGAATCAGTCTGAGAACTCAGATTCTATTATTCTGACAGCCAGAGCAGACTTTGAAGATCACAAAGAGTTTCTACAGACATGGCGTGATCATGGATTTCCAATTGACCATGTATACGTTGAACGTTCTGGTAATCTGGCCAAACTCAAAGCAGACTCACCAGCACACATTAATAAAGGTGTTGTTCTCAAGAGATATCTAAAGACAGGCAAGTATGATCGTGTACGCATGTGGGATGATCATGAGAAGAATCTTGATATCCTATACAAAGTTGCAGCTATGTTTCCTAACGTTGAAGCTATAGGCTATCTTGTTAAAGACGGTCGTGTCATCAAGTACACACCAAAGTCTATATCCAAAACAATTAACTCAGTCATAAAAGAGAGTGTCAGATATGCAAAATACGAAGAAGTCTGAGGAATGGGAACGAAAGACTGCTGACGATATATGGGTCAAACTCAAGGGTAAGCACGTACCCAACGACTATACCATAGAAGAGTGTCGTGATATTCTCAAGAGATACTGGCACAAGGCTATGGAGTCAGAACAATAAAAACACTAAATACTCTATAGGATAACATTCCTGTAGAGGGAAAATGAAAATATTAGCAGTTTATCCTGGGCGATTTCAACCATTTCATAAGGGTCACGCTCAGGTTTATCAGTGGTTAAAAAACAAGTTTGGCGATGCAGTCATTGCCACTTCAGATAAAGTAGAAGCACCAAAGAGTCCATTCAACTTCGCTGAGAAGAAACGAATGATGATGTTAGCTGGTGTGCCATCTAGTGATATTCAACAAGTCACAAATCCCTACATAGCCAGAGAAATACTCAGACAGTACGATCCCAAGACGACGGTTTTAGTCTTCGCTGTGTCGCAAAAAGACATGGAAGAAGACCCTAGATTTTCATTCAAGCCGACCAAAACTGGCAAGCCCGGCTATCTCCAACCATACAAAGGCAACGAAAAGAAGCTAAAGCCATTTGGCGATACAATGATGCCAAAAGGTTATGTCATTGTCACACCTACCTTTACGTTTGATGTATTAGGCAAGCCTGCAACATCGGCCTCAGAACTACGTAAGCAGTTTGTTTCCTTGAATGATGAAAAACAAAAAGCTTTCATTAAGGACTTGTTTGGCAAGTATAATGCATCTGTTCACAAGCTAATGAATGATAAGATTGGTGCAATGCTCAAGAAGCCTAAAACAGTAAAGCAGTTAAAAGAATCACTGAATATTGGTCTAACCTTTGCACGTAAGGAGATGCCTCAGATTGGTGCTGCATCTTCGTTCATGAAGTATCTCAGAGATAACGAGATTGGTTCTAAGCGTGAAAAAGTTGATCCAAGTGAATTACGTTCATCTCAAATGGAATTTGATAGAGATAAAGTTGATTCCATTCGTATGAATCCAAGCAAAAATCCAATCATCGTTTCAAACGACGGCCATGTAATGGATGGTCATCATCGCTGGCTAGCAGATAAAGAAGAAAACAGAGAATGTGATGCTATCGTATGTGACTTACCTATTCTTGATTTACTCTATCATGCAAAGAACTATTCTCAGCAGCTAAAAGAAGAAGTGACTCGCAAAGAACTAGCACCTATGCTAGACACATTCGTATCATTTGCATCTGACAAACTTGGTTTAAAGTCTATGCCTAGCATTAGATACAAGACAGATGATGATGACTATAATTCATTTGCTGCATACAATCCATCATCAAACGAACTTTCCATCAGCACAATCAATCGTCATCCAATGGATATATTTCGTTCTGTTGCACATGAACTTGTGCATCACAAACAGAATGAAGATGGTCGTCTTGGTAAAGATATAGCCAAAGAAGGTGAGACTGGTTCTGATATAGAAAACGAAGCAAATGCAGAAGCAGGAAAAATCATGCGTTGGTTTGCAAAAGCTAATCCAGATATGTTTGGTAGAAGTTATGTTGTAGAATCAACAAACACTGCTGCTATGGCACCAGTTGGAGGCATTCGTGGTCTGGGCAATGTCACTGGTGAAGTATCACCTACTGTAACTTCACAATATGTAATCCACAATCAGACAGAAACCCAGAAGATGCAGGGTAATCAATTGGCTGGTTTATGGTACGATGATGGTATTGATAGTTTTTGGCTTGATGCAAAGGGTAAAAACGATTATCAGAAAAAAGCTATGAAAAGCTTCAAGAATCTTAGAGAAAATCTAAACGAAGGCATTAATGATCCTGGTAAACTTAAGGCCATCTTCTTAGCAGGTGGACCAGGTTCAGGCAAAGAATATGTAATGAATGCTACTCTTGCTGGTGAAGGATTGAAAGAAATTAACTCTGACGTTGCATTTGAATATCTTATGCAGAAGAACGGCCTTGATCTTGAAATGCCAGATGAAGAAAGAGTTGAGCGTGATATTGTTCGTGGTCGTGCAAAGAACATTACCAAAGAACAAGAACGTCTAGCACTGTCTGGTCGTCTTGGTCTGATCATCAATGGCACAGCAGATGACCTAGAAAAGATCAAGACAATCAAGAGCCAGTTGGAAGCTGACGGTTACGAAACGATGATGGTATTCGTAAACACTTCTAATGAAGTATCGCGTGAACGCAATGTTGAACGTGGTAAGATGGGTAAGCGTAAAGTTCCAGATGGTACTGACAAGCAAGGTAATCCAGACAACTCACCTAACATTCGTCAAGAGAAGTGGGATCTAGCACAAAAGAACATCGGTGAACTACAAAAGATATTTGGTAATGAACGTTTTGCTGTTCTAGACAATACTGCTGACATTCGTAAAGTTGGACCAGAAGAGAAAGAAAAGGTTCTGGTTAACTTCAATCGTGTCCGTCGTATGGCTCAACAGTTTGTTCGTGCTGACAACAAAAATCCAGCCGCTGCAAAGTGGATTGAGCGTGAAGCTGAGAAGCGTGGCATCACATATCAAGAGCCAAAGAGAAACAAGACGCTTACACAGATTCGTCAGGACGTTCCAAAAGTTGTTCATAAACCAGATAATGATCTAATGCTACAGGCTAGAAGACTTGGTTTGTCTTACTATGGCTTTGGTCGTTTTGGTCGTAAAGTTGGTGGTGTAAACAAAGTATTATTCCATAGCAAAGGTGGTAAACTAATGAGAGTTCAGACAGTCAATGAAGATTTGCGCCAGTGGTTTAGTAAGACACATCCAAAAGGTAATTGGAAAAGAGTAGATACAAAAGGTAATATTAAAGGTGATTGTGCGAGAGAACCAGGAGAGGGTAAACCAAAGTGTATGCCTGCATCTAAAGCATATTCAATGAGTAAAGAAGATCGTGCTAAGTCAGCAAAAAGAAAAAGAAGAGAGGATCCCGTGGCAGATAGGTCAGGAAAAGGCAATAAGCCTGTAATGGTAAAAACAGAGTCAGTTCAAAAAGCAATTGACAAGATCAATCGTGATAGAATGTCAGAAGAAATTCTGTCAGAAAAGAATCAACCAACAAACCCATCTTTATGGTCAAAGGCTAAATCACTGGCCAGATCAAAGTTTGATGTATATCCTTCAGCATACGCGAACGGATGGGCAGCAAAGTGGTACAAGTCAAAAGGTGGTGGTTGGAAATCTGTTAATGAAGAAAAGGGTACATGCTGGGACGGTTATGTACAAAAAGGTATGAAGAAGAAAGGCAATCGCATGGTACCAAATTGCGTACCAGCAAATGAAGCATTTGAACAATTCTTAGAGACAAATGGTAACAAACCAGATAAAAAGAAAAAGAAACTAAGCCAAGAGGCAATGGATGCATCTGTACAGGGCGGATATGCTTTTGGTGCTGATGGCATTGGACCAACATTTGCTGTCCCTCGCGCAGGCACACCATACGGATTTGGATATGGTTCTGCATACTCTGCTGGTTTATCCGAAAGTATTGTATCTTGGATGCAGTCTGAAAGAACACAACAAAAGTTTGCAACCAAGTACGGCGATCTTTGGGAAGATAAACTGGTTGAAGCTGCACTAAGACTTGAAGAAGCTGGTTGTGGTTGCAGTCATAGTGAAAAGAAGTCTATCAAGAAGCTACGTGAAGGTATGGAAGGTGGCGTCAACAATATGAGTATGATTCCAACTCAAAGAAAGAATGATGATGTAAATGAAAAGACATTAACTCCAGCTGAAATGAGTAAGCGTGAAGATATTGTAATGGCTCTGAAGCGTAAAGGCATGTCAAAAGATAAAGCTTTTCCAATTGCTACAGCAAGAGCAAAGCAAGTTGCAGAAGAACAGCTTAATGAACGTGGTGCAGATTCAAAGGGTCTTTACAGACCAACTGAAAAGGGTGCAGGTTTAACAAGAAAAGGTGCAAAGCACTATGGTGTAAAGACTGCTGTTACTACACCGCCTTCTAAGCTGGATCCAAAAGGTAAAGCTGCAAAGCGCCGTAAGTCATTTTGTGCAAGAATGGGTGGCATGAAAGGCCCAATGAAAGATGAAAAGGGCAGACCAACACGTAAAGCTATGTCGCTTAGACGTTGGAATTGCGAAGAATAGGAATTCAATAAATATAAGTAAAATCCATAGAGGACAAATAAAATGCTTAACAAAAACGATCCATTAATCAGCGCAGTTCAGGAAGTAATGAAGAAAAATCATACTGAACGTGAAGCTGTAAAATTAGTAAACGAGAAATTTGGTGTGCATGACCGTAAGGCTCTGCCACATGAGCGTCAACATGAATGGGATGCTGCATACAAGACTGTATTGACAGAAGGTGTAAAAGCACTTGATGAAAAACTTGTAGGCAATCAACATAAGATTGACGCAAATAAGAATGGCAGAGTTGACGGTGGTGATTTTCCGCTTCTTAAGAAGGGTGTTCGTCCCGTAGCAGAGGAAGAAGTATCTGAAGAGTCTGACAAGAAGTCTAAGTTTTTGGAAATGATTAAGAAGGCCAAAGAAAAGAAAAAGGTAAACGAGGGTTTTAATAGCCGCCACAGTTTGAGCGAGAAAGCTTCTGCTGAAAAGCAGGCTGTGGCGGCATTGAATGAAGATGATATTGATTCATACGAAAACAGAATGACTGCTGGTCTTGGTCAGCAGTATACTCCATATGGTGGTGGTCGTTTTGGTGGTGGTGCTGCAAAGACAGGTTCAATACGTCCACGTCCAGTCCGTATTGATAATCCAAGACTAAAAAACACAAGAACCGGTGAAGTATCTACTGGAACAAGCGGACCAAAAACAAGAAAGCGTCTTGTTCGTAAGCAACAGCAACCATCAGCAGCACAACAAGGTACAATGCAAGGTCAAATCGCAAAGATGAGACAGCAGAGTGGAGATGTTGCGCCAGTTAGAATGGGTATGAATGCTGCTGATAAAGCAAAGCTGCGTATTGATCAGGCTAAGAGAAACTATCGTACAACAGTACAGAATAGACCTCCAAGTCAGACACCAAGTCAAAATATTCCTAAGCCAAATCCACAAGGCCAAGGAAGTGCTTTACCTCCACCAAAAACAACTTCTCCTGTTATCAGAAGAGGTGGTATGAGTACATCACGTATTATTAAAAATGTAGCAGGAAGTGCTGCTGCGGGTGCTGCTGTAGGCGGTGCAGGTATTGCAGCGATGAGTTATTTAAATGATTTAGGCAATAAGCCACCTCCAGCAGAAGCTAAACCTAAAGGAAAAATCTATACAGACAGAGTTCCTGAAGAGAAACCAAAAGCACAAGAAATTCCACAAAGAAAGTTGGATACACCTACACGTAAAGTTACAGATACAGAAATTATGAATGCACCACAATACAAACAAGCTGTAAAAGCTGTTGGTGGTGAAGCGAGTGCTAGAAAAATACAACCAGGAACTAATGTGTCTGGTGTTGGCACAGTTGCTAAAGGTGAAACAATTTGGTCTAAAGTAAAGTCTCAACTTGAAAAACAACCTGCACCAGCACCTAAGGGTTTTGAAAGAGGCAACACAAAGGGTGGAGCAGGAAGATAATGAACAAGAAAAAACTTGCTGATATGGTCAAGACTATACGCAAAGAAAAAATGGAAATGATGGACATGAATACATCTTCAAATGTAAAAAGTCCATCACGCGATGTTACGGAAGAGATACTGAAAGAGTATCAGGCTAGATCAGCCAAGACTCACACTCTTGTTGGAACAAAAACACCTAGTGGAAGAAGAGGCTATCATAAGAAAGTTAGTATGCCTAAAGGCGGCTCAAAGACAAAAGACAGATATAAACTGAGCATCCAGCTGGCCGAGAAAAAAGAAGCATCTTCTAATTCCAAGACAACAATAATAAATACTACACCAGAACAAGATTCAACTATGGTAGGCACTCAATAAGGAGAAAGTAAATGTCACTTTGGACTAATCTAGATGGCGCAAAAGGCAATGGTAAGCCAGTTTTTGCCAACACAACATATAGAGTATCAAACTCTACAATTAACGCAGACAAAGCCAATACTGCAAAGTATTATGGCGCAGTTTATGGCGTATCTGCAACAGAAGCAGCAAACACACTTGCTGACGGTAAGAAAGTTGCACACGCTGGTTGGGTATCACAGAAGATTGGCACAGGTCCAATCAAGTCTGTAACAATCGTAAACGGCGGTCAAAACTATAACTCTGCTGGATACATCGTTGTATCGGGTGGTGGTGACGGCACAGTGAACTTGGCTTATACAATTGCCAACTCACTCAATACGTTACAAACATACTCTTCTAACTCATACTTGAACACAATTGCAACAGTCGCAATTGTTAATGGTGGTGCAGGATTTAACGTTGCTCCAACTCTTGTAGCAAACGGACCAAACAGCGCCAACTTTGCTACGTTCTCAGTAACACTAGGTGGTCGTGCTGGCCGTGTTCAGTATGAAACACTAGTTGCTATGGGATCTATTACAGGTGATGATCCAGCCGACGACAAGTATTTCCCAGGCGCTTAATAAGAAAGAATGGCGGTAACCAATGAAGAGATTTACTGAATATCTAAACGAAGATTTTGATCCTGCAATTTATAATAGTGATGGCGCTATATCAATCAACGATCCTACCGTCGTTGATGCGATGAACGCTAATCTGGATGCTTCTACTAGTTCATCTTTTAGAACACCGTATAATGCGCTGGAAGAAGTTAGAAAGGTATTAGCCTACTACAAAATCTTTCTCCCTAAGAGTATCTTTCTAGATCAAAATCACGGCAACGATGTTTTTGAAATCTCTCAGTTTGGTGAAAAGATGGGAATGAATAATGATGGAGAAGTCGTAGCCGCCAGCGACTCTTCATTGTTCCTTTACTTTGAATGGTCAATGGACGAAAAAGGCATGTATGATGTATTTGCTTCCATTGTCAATAGTGAAGAATTAGAAGAAATCATGGCCGACTTTGATGCAGAAGTTGAAGATGATGATAGTGAACTAAATGAGTCTATTGCTGAAAAGACAAAGATGTTATACAAGCTTGTCAACAAGATGAATGCTGAAAAGCAGATGAACGAAATGCCTATGCCTGATCTAAAGAAAAAGATGGATGCAAAGAAAGCCTCTCTTCCTAACATGATGAAGGAAGATGATATGGACAAGTTTGATGATGATGACAAGCCTAAGAAGCCAAAGAAGGCTATGAAGTATCGTCATGAAACTTCTGGTAAAGAAATCATGCACACAGGCACACCACCAAAAGGTTATAAGCTTGTAAAAGAATCAGAACAACTTGATGAACTTTCAAAAAAGACACTTGGTAATTATATCAAGAAAGCATCTCATGATGTAGCAACAAAGTCTGCTGCAACTGGCCGCTATGCTGATCGTGCAAATAAAGCAAGAGATGAAATGAAGAAAGGCGACTATAAGAACTGGCCACAAGGCAAGAAAGATGATGAGTTCGCAGACAAGATGTTCAAGAAATCTTGGAAGCGCAGAAAAGGCATTGCTAAGGCAGTAGATAAAATAACAAAATAATGTTTGACAATTTGAATGATGATAACTTCCTACTTTATGCGATGAAATGCTACGATTCTCCAAATGCTATCATGAGTGAGTTTGAAGAGGATCTAAAACGAATAAAGTATGTGAAGAGATTGATAAAGAGATACAGGGCCACTGGAGAGTTAAAAGAAAGATTGATACTCAATCATCTTATCATTCTGTCAAATGTATTTGGAACTAAGAACTCTGTGAGAATGTTGTTCTATAAAGTAGACAAGGAAGACTACGATATACTAAAGACATTCTTACTTTTTTTACACTACATGCCAGACACAGTGTTAGGCATCAAAGGAAAGAACATCTACAGTTCGGATATCACTGTAGATGTATTTGTTGGTAAGAGACTTAGAGATATCTAAAGGTATTCATATCATCGCTGGCATAGCCAATATAACACTCTGTCAATAGGTTGTCAATAGAAAAATGAAGTATATTAAAGAGAATTTAGCAGGAGCAGGAACATCGGCTGATGGCGGCATGTCTGCTCCTTTTTCTGCGATGGGACAGGAAATAGACGCGAGAAGAAAAGAAAAGCCAAAAGCATTGTCTAAGGTTTCATTTGTTGACGAAGAGAATGTGGTAGGAAGTGGAGCAGTAGCAGGACTTGGTGTTGGTCCACAAGGAGAACCAGGTCGTCCTCCTCAACTCATGCCGATGGCTCGTCGTGGTAAAAAGTTTATGGGTGTAGAAACATTCATTGTTCCTTCTAAGACATTCAATACAATTAGAGATGCAAAGCGTAAAGGTAAACACTGGCGTAAGTATCTTGATGAAGATGAAGCATTTCATCACATTCGGATAGAAGCAAAGAAGAACAAGAAGAAAGCAATTATTATAGAAGATGAAAATACAGGAGCATTATGCTTCGCAAGATATGGAAAAAATGTATGATTACCAGAGATATGTTAAAGCGTATAGCGCCAAATTCAAAAGAAGAGATAATTGCGCCTCTTGTTCAGTTTCTTAATCAACATATGCCTAGATATGAGGTAAATAATTATTTGCGTGTTTGTCATTTTCTTTCACAGGCCGCACATGAGTCTGCTTCTTTTAGAACATTAGAAGAATATGCATCGGGTGCAGCATATGAAGGTCGTAGAGATTTAGGTAATACACAAAGAGGTGATGGTGTACGATACAAAGGTCGTGGCATATTTCAATTGACAGGTCGCGCAAACTATCGCACTATTGGAGCTAAAATAGGTAAAGATTTAGAAAACAATCCTACTCTTGCTGCGACACATGAAGTATCTGTTTTGACAGCACTTGAATATTGGAATTCCAGAAATCTTAGCAGATGGGCAGATGCAGATAATGTTGAACGCATTACAAGGCTTATCAATGGCGGTCTGAATGGTTTTGATGATCGTAAGAAGTATCTTGCAAGATGTAAACAAATCATACCAAAAAACTTTTCTTTTGTACCACCGCCGCCTCCGCCAACTAATCCTCTTGTGCCACCTATTGTTGTTGCAAAGCGCGGCGACAAATCTCCTTATATAAAAGACTTACAAGAGATGCTAATTCGCAAAGGTGCAAAAATATCAGCAGATGGAGATTTTGGACCAAGAACAGAACAAGCAGTTAAAGATTTCCAACAAGATAATAATCTTAAAGTAACAGGTCAGATTGATACTGACACATTAAACAGGTTGATGGTATGAAAGAATACAAAGAAGATTCTTGGCTAAAACAATACTGGAGACCAGCTGTTGCTTGGCAATACTTTATTGTATGTTTGTTTGATTTCATTGTTTTTCCAGCAGCATCTATGGCGCTGCATAATCAACCATGGGATCCACTCACACTAAAAGAATCTGGATTTTATCATCTATCCATGTCTGCGATTATAGGTGTTGCTGCTTGGACAAGAGGACAAGAAAAGATCAAAAGACTGTTTTTAGGTGATAGTACAGAAGAAGAAGTGGTTGTAGAAACAACTACACAAAAACCAACGAGAAACAAATGAAAACATTTAAACAATACCTCAATGAAATGAATCGTATTTTTCCCGATGTGGCTCCAAAAAAACAGTTTGGTGATGATACAAAGATGAAATTGCTTTCTAAGGGTATGGTTCCACCTGAACAAAATCCAAACAAGCCTGTAGATACAACTGGAGCAAACTCTCCTTTTGCAGACAAAGCAGTCAAGTCATATAATGTAACTTCAGATAAACCGATGATAGGAAAAGATGATGCTGTAAAGAAAGCACTAGCAGCCAAAGGATATGGTCCTACAGGTGAGAAAATGAGAGCAACATCTTATCCTAATGTTCGTTCAGCAAGAGCAGGAATGGCAACAGATACCAAATTCAAGATTGCAGACGTAACAAAGAAGATCAATACTCCTTCAGTAACACAAAAAGAACCTGTTATAAAACCAAAAGTTGGTTCTCTTGTAGCTTCACAATCTGGTTATCCAGCAGCAAAGAAGACACAAGCTCCTATTCCAAAAGCGAAGCCCGCAAATCTTACGCCTGAGAAAGAAACATTCAAACAGATTTTTGCAAGAACACCAGAGGGTCAAAAGTTTACTTGGAACGGTAAGACATATCTAAGAAAAACAAAGAAATAAGAGGTAAACCATGTTAGCACTACTATCACCGCTATTTGGTATTTTAGGAAGTCTATTGCCTTCCATTGTGAGAATTTTTGAGCGTAAGCAGGAGATTAAGTATGAGATTGAACTTACAAAGATCAAGTTGGATGCGGCCGAACGACAGGCCGATCTCACTTACAGTATTGAAATGGTTAAGAGTGACAGTCAGCTTCGACAATCTGCTCTTGATCATGATAAGTCTCTTGATGGTGGAAAGTTTATTAACGCACTACGCGCTTCTATCCGCCCTGTTATAACCTATACATTCTTCCTTCTATTCGTTGGTGTAAAGGTTGCAGCCGCATATGTTATGTTGTCAACTGGTCAATCTGTACCAGAGATGTTAAAAGCAGTATGGGATGTAGAAACAATGTCGCTGTTCTCTACCATTGTCGCATTCTGGTTTGGTAGCCGTGTAATGGAAAAGAGAGACGCTTTACCGCAAGTAAAGCCTCAAGTTACAGTAACAACAACAAAGAAGACCACTAAATAAACAAAAGGGTTAATCGTCGTGGCTTTAGAACAAGACAATCGAATTGAAATAGAACTACTCAAAAAAGACATAACAACAATGGCAGCATTGTTGGAAAAATTTGACACGACGATTGACAAAATGCAAGAGATTGCATCGAGTCTGTCACGAATGGTATCTTTGCAAGAGCAGAGACTTGAAACACAGGAAAAGATAACCAGGGAAGTGCAGGAATTGCTAGAAATGCGAAGACAAGAGCATAACAATAACATAAAAGATGTGTATAATCGCATTAACACTGTAAACAAAGAACTGACAGACAAGATTGAGAACACTGAAAGAACCATTCTTGGTGAAATAAAGAACCTAAGAGATGAGTTGTCAAAGAACAAAGAAGGTATCGGTGATAGACTTGGCAAGATTGAAACTTGGAAGTATGGTGTTGGTATTGTCATTGTTGTTCTTGCTTGGCTTGCTGGGCAGACAAACGTTTTAGAAAATCTGATAGGAAAATAAAATGAACATCAAAGAAAAGTTTTATGCTAAGTTAGAACAGCTAAATGAACTTCGTGGTAAAGGTACAGTTGATAAGAAAGAAATGCAAAAGCATATTCGTCGCAAGCACGATGATGCATGGGAAAAGACACAGCGCATCCGTAAGGAAAAGAAGTCAGCTGGTCCTGCTGATACCAAAGATATGGACAAATACAGAAATCGTCTGGCAAGAATGCATAATAAACTAGACAAGTAACCGTTGACTTTCTAGCACCATCTGTTATAATGCCATCTAAGTACAACTAGGTGGCATTATGTCTTTATACATTGACAAGAAGTTCGTTTCCTTAGTTTCTCCTAAACTGGAACGTTTCAAGCAAAAATCGGAATACTTGTGGAACTGTCGCTGCAAACTTTGCGGTGATTCCAGTAAGAACAAAGGTAAGGCTCGCGGCTATTTCTATCGTCGCAAGTCAGACCTGTTCTATACTTGCCATAACTGTGGAACAAGTCTTTCTCTTGGCAACTTCCTCAAGGTTGTTGATCCATCACTGTATCGTGAGTATCAGATGGAACGTTTCAAGAATGAGTCATCTGGTAATGTAGCAAAACCTGACTTTGCAATCGCTAAAGCAAAGCCAGTGTTCAAGAAGCGCATTGACTTGCCGACTATTGCATTGTTGCCTTCTGGACACTATGCAAAAGAGTATCTGAAGGATCGCAAGATACCAAGCGAAAAACTCAATGATATATACTATGCTGAGAACTTCAAAGCGTTCGTCATGGAAATGCTTCCTGACTATGAGAAGACACTGTACGATGAACCACGCATTGTGTTTCCTTTCTATGATGAAGAAAAGAATCTGCTTGGTGTACAAGGTCGTGCTTTGAATAATTCCAAAATCAAGTACATCACAATCAAGCTTGATGATGATAACAGAAAGGTATTTGGCCTTGATCGCGTAGATTTCAACAAAAGAATCTATGTTGTAGAAGGTCCAATTGATTCTCTGTTCTTGCAGAATTCACTTGCAACTATGGATGCTTCGCTTTCAAACATCGTTACACTCTTAGGTAATCACGATTATGTTTTCGTACATGATAACGAATGTCGCAATTCTGCTATTGTAAACCAGATGGAAAAGACTATAGCCAAAAATAAAAATATTTTTATTTGGCCCCAAGATGTAGTTGCAAAAGATATAAACGACTGGATCCTGACAGGAACGACATCTGCTGAAATTCAAAGTCTTATAGATAGAAATACGTTCAACTCGCTCCGAGCGAAACTTGAGTTTGAAAGATGGCGGAAAGTTTAGACTTTTATGTGTATGCTTACGTTCGTGAAAATGGATCACCATACTACATTGGTAAAGGCCGAGCGCATCGCGCGTACAAGAAACATGGAAAAGTTCCTGTTCCTAAAGATCCGAATAGAATAGTTTTTCTTGAATCCAATCTTACTAACATTGGTGCATGTGCATTAGAACGTAGATACATTAGATGGTTTGGACGGAAAGACCAGAAAACAGGTATACTTCTGAATCGAACAGAAGGTGGTGAAGGTGTTCCTGGATATACTCATACATATGAGACGCGACAAAAACTAAGCACAACCACAAAACAATCAATGACTACTGAACGATTAGAACATATGCGTAGAGTGTATACAGGCAACTCATATAACAAAGGTAACAAATGGTCTGACATCCAGAAACAAAAAATGAGTGACTTGAAGAGAAGTCAAGGTAGTAACTGGACAGATGACCTTAGATTGAAAATGAGCATTTTGAGACGCGGTAAAAAGATAGAAAACTATCCTAAGAATAGAAAGTTGCATGATGTTGTTATTTGTCCTCATTGTGATAAGTCAGGCAAATCAAACATAATGTATAGATGGCATTTTGATAGATGTAAGATGAAGGAAATAGCATGAAAGGTGTAAGACAGTTTAGAAAACGTCCAGTCGTTATAGAAGCAATGCAGTTAACAGATGCAACGTCTGTACTGGACATTGAAGAGTGGATAAACAGCCCTACAACTGGTTATCAAACTAATCCACCGACAATCTGGATCGATACATTAGAAGGTCGCATGACAGCAAATGCAGGTGACTGGATTATCAAGGGTGTGAACGGTGAGTTCTACCCATGCAAAGACGAAATCTTTATCAAGACATATCAGGAAGTATAATATGAATAGTGTGAAGTTAGTTGGAATTACAAATCCGCAAATCCGTATACCTGTTGAAGATGCTGAACCTGGAACGTTCATGCTTCTTAGCCCAGAAAGCTTTATTGCATACTGTGCAAGAGTTAGTAATCCTTCAAATCAAAACAATACTGAAACGGCTGAAAAGCTGCTCAAGTATCTTGTGAAGCACAAGCATTGGAGCCCCCTAGAAATGGTCAATATAGTGTTAGAGATAACCACTACTAGGGACATTGCGAGACAAATTCTTCGTCATAGGTCATTCAGCTTTCAGGAGTTTTCACAAAGATACGCTGCCGTGACAGAAATGAGCGTGCCCCGCGAAGCCCGTTGGCAAGACACAAAGAATCGCCAGAACAGCATTGAGATTTTTAATGATGAAACGGGCATAACTGATACATGGCACGATATGCAAAAAGCATTGATTGAACATGCACAAGAAAACTATGAATGGGCCATCAATAACGGCATCGCAAAGGAAGTTGCTCGTTCTGTTCTTCCTGAAGGTCTTACTATGAGTTGCATGTACGTCAATGGTAACCTTCGGAGCTGGGTGCATTATTGCCAGTTGCGTATGGACCCATCAACTCAAAAAGAACACCGTGAGATTGCTACACAATGTTGGAACATCATCACTGAGCAATTTCCCTCGCTCAAGAATGTACTAGACAATCAATAAAAACAATTTAGGAGTATTCGTATGTCAGGCAGTAATATGTTACCGTCACTCTATCAGGAATTCATTCACAAATCAAGATACGCAAGATGGCTGTGGGATGAGAACCGTAGAGAGAACTGGGATGAAACAGTCGCTAGGTATTTCAACTTCTTTGATGAGCATATCAAGGAAGTTACTGGTTACACAGTTACACCAGAAGAGCGTAAGCAGCTAGAAGAAGCTGTACTCAATCTTGAAATTATGCCGTCAATGCGTTGCTTGATGACTGCTGGTGAAGCACTCAAGCGTGAGAATGTTGCTGGCTATAACTGTTCGTATGTTGCTGTTGATAGCCCTCGTTCGTTTGATGAAATCCTTTACATTCTTATGAATGGTACTGGTGTTGGATTTTCTGTTGAGTCTAAGTATGTGGATCAACTGCCTGTGATCCCTGATGAACTATATCCAACTGACACAACTATTCAGGTTGCAGACTCAAAGCTTGGTTGGGCAAAGGCTCTCAAGGAACTGGTGCATCTTCTGTATGCTGGCCAGATTCCAAGTTGGGACGTTACTAAGGTTCGTCCTGCTGGTGCACCTCTCAAGACATTTGGTGGTCGTGCATCTGGGCCGCAGCCGCTGACTGATCTATTCAAGTTCACTATTGCAACATTCAAGAAGGCTGCTGGTCGTCGTTTGACTACATTGGAGGCACATGATATCGTTTGTAAGATCGCTGAGATTGTGGTTGTCGGTGGCGTTCGTAGATCGGCGCTTATTTCTCTATCTGACCTTAGCGATGATAGAATGCGTGTTGCTAAGTCTGGCGACTGGTGGAAAGAGAATGTCCAACGCGCTCTTGCTAACAACTCTTTCGTTGCGAAGGAAAAGCCTGATGTTGGCCTCTTCATGCGTGAGTGGCTTTCCCTCTATGAGTCGCGCTCTGGCGAACGCGGCATTTTTAGTAGAACTGCGTCTAAGAAGCAGGCTGAGAAGTTCGGACGCCGAGACGCTGATCACGATTTCGGCACCAATCCATGTTCTGAAATCATTCTACGTTCCAGAGAGTTCTGTAATCTCACAGAGGTTGTCGTTCGTGGAGATGACACTCCCGAGTCCCTCAAGCGCAAGGTCAAACTCGCGACCATTCTTGGTACATTCCAATCCACACTTACCAACTTCAAATACCTAAGCAAGAAGTGGAAAGAGAACTGTGAGGAAGAGCGTTTGCTTGGTGTGTCATTGACTGGTATCATGGACAATGAATTCACAAATGGTAAGGTCGCAGGTGTTGCTCATCTTGGACCAATGTTGGAGGGACTACGAAATGAAGCTGTTGAGACTAATAAGATATGGGCTGCTAAACTTGGTATTCCTGTCTCCGCTGCTATTACTTGCGTTAAACCTAGTGGAACTGTTTCTGCCCTTGTAGACTCTGCAAGTGGTATTCACGCAAGACACGCTCCTTATTACATTCGTACCGTAAGAGCAGATAAGAAGGATCCTCTTGCAAAGATGATGAAAGATATGGGCTTCCCATGTGAAGATGATGTAATGAAGCCAGACCACACTTATGTTTTCTCATTCCCAATGAAGTCGCCAGATCATGCAGTATTTCGTAAGGATCTTTCTGCCATTGATCAACTTGAAATCTGGCTCACATATCAGCGCCATTGGGCAGAGCATAAGCCTTCTATTACTGTTTCCGTAAAAGAAGATGAATGGCCTGAAGTTGGTGCTTGGGTATATAAGAACTTTGATGAACTTTCCGGCGTTTCATTTTTGCCATTCAGTGATACAACGTATAAGCAAATGCCTTATCAAGATTGCTCTAAGGAAGAATATGAAGAACTACTCGCAAAGATGCCGAAGAGTATTGAATGGTCTGATTTGGCAAAATATGAAAAGTCAGATACCACCACAGGAAGTCAGGAACTTGCTTGCAATGCTGCCGGCGGAGGATGCGAGATATAGCATTCAGTATGTCCTCCAAACTTGATTTGGGGCATATACAAACAGGACTTGTATGTTTGTTTATACTCTTGTTCTTTAAGATAAGCAGCATACAAGTCCATCTTTTCTTCTAATATAACATCATACGAATATGGAAGTCTACCTCTGTGTCGTTCTCTTGCAGTTGATGTTGTAATGCCAAACTTGAAAAAAGACTCATTATCGTTATAAACATGAAGAACATAAAATGTTCCTGAAATGGTTTTGAGTTCAGGCTTCTTCTTGAACAGTTTTTCGCTATAATGTCCTTCTCTCTTTGTGGTAACAGTGTTTCTTAGGGCAAGTTCTATCTGTTGCTTCTTGGTTTTTTTGACGCCAAAAGTAACACACCACTTATCAACGGTGCCTTTAGAAACACCATAGTGAATAGCAAGTTTTTTGCGGGATTTGTTTTGAACTTCGTAGAGATTGATAAACTCATCCTGATTGGGTAAAGGGATCTTACCGTCAGGTTGTCCAAAACGAAGAGGTTGAGTTCTATATATAGTCATAGCTGATGCTCCTTGTAAGCGTTAGAGTAGATGGGTGCTTCCAACACCGCGATCTACATATATTTAGTAAACAGGAATTGCATATGAGCAAAGAAGTTGAGAAAAAAACATGTGGCTATTGTGAATCCACATACAAGATATTATATGACTACGAAGAAACCACAGGATCACCAAGATATTGCCCATATTGCGGTGAGGAATGCTATAATGAAGATGAAGTGAACTTAGAGGAAAATGAAGATGAGTAAGATTTGGAACTGGTTTCTTACACCGTATGATGAAGATCAGTTTTCATCATATCTACACAGTGGAGTTGGTTATGGTGGTATGATCTATGCACCATATGAGGTCGCAAGAAAGAAACATCATGGTGTAGGTCATGGAGGTGTCTATGACTGACCGTGTACCTGATTATGCAAAAGGTTTCAAAGACGGTTTTGCTGCTGGTCTTGAAGAAGGTAAGAAGCTTGCACCAAAAGAGCAAAAGTATAATCCATGGATTGACACTGGTCCATATGTTGGTGAAGTGAAAGAAAGCTGCCCCAAGTGTGGTATCAAGATTAGCGGTGTAATGAACTATGTTTGCGCTTCACCAAACTGTCCAACATTTCCACAAATAACATGCGGCACACCAATGACAGGTCAAACAACATGGGAAAATGTTGGTACAGTAGGTTCTGCATACAAGTATGATGCCAGAGGATGGAGAATAGAGTAACATACATACTCCATAGGGAGTATGATCATGTGGCTATACAACGACAAAGAGATTGGTGATGATGATATTGAAGGTTATGCTTCATTCGTGTACATGATCACCAATCTTGAAACTGGTAAGAGGTATCTTGGTAAAAAAATCTTCAAGTCGATCCAAAGAAAGAAAGTCAAAGGAAAGACACGAAAGAAAAAAGTCACAAAAGATAGTGACTGGAAATCCTACTACGGATCTAACAAACTACTACAAGAAGATGTTAAGAGATTGGGATCAGATCGATTCAAAAGAGAAATCCTAAAACTCTGTAAGACACGCGGCACAGCTTCTTATTGGGAAGCAAAGTATCAGATGCAGCATGAGGTGCTGGAAAATCCTGATCTTTGGTATAATGATTGGATCATGTGTAAGGTTCACCGCTCACATATCAAAGACTGACTGCGACACTCTGTCATGTTGCAATGCACAACGAGAAATACTATATACTAGTGTATCACAACATGACTGAAAGGAGTCCTACCATGATTGCATGGGGAAGAGCATTTATCGCGGCCATGAACGGTTTTCGTTCAACAAGTGAAACGAGTCTAACAAGAATGTTTCGCGTGGAATACAATAGAGAGTACCAACATCTGAAAAAGTTTGGATGTGAAATAAATGATAGTTTCGTGAAACAATTCTTAGCAGACAGAAAACAATCATAATCTACCTATAGTAGCATTTACTACCAAAACCAGCTATGCATTCCATGTATGGCTGGTATTCTATTTCCAACGTTGAAATTCCTGGGTTCCGACCCCATATCTAGTACATGATGATGAGAAAGATCCCCCTGTTCCGCACCCTCTACCGCTTCTTCATTGGCCCGCTTCCTATGCGTCCCGCGCATAGCTGATATGCGTTCGGAAGACTTGAAATTCTGACTTGCCGATCTTATATATTGTATATGACAGACAGAAAGGTTCCCATGTCCTACGTTGTTTTTCAGACTGCCAACACCCGCTACGCTGGGAAAAAGGCTAAGTATGACGACCCGATCTTTGAGTCGCTTGCTGCGGCCAAGTCTCATATGTCGCGCTTGATCAAGTCTGGGAAGTTTACCGCTGATCAACTTGCTGTTGCTGAAGCTGACTACTATCACGACCACATTGAAGCGATTGTGCAGCGCACTAATCTCATGAGCGGAAAGCCGTTCTTTGAGCGTATCAATACGCCGCACTATTGTTCGTCGTCTTCTGAAACTTACTGGAGCATGTAATGTCTAGAATGTCCGCGTCTGAAATCCGTGAAATGTTTGACATGAACCCCAACATGACAGTGGCTCAGCTTGCGCGAATAGCAGGCATCACTGTCGATCAAGTCAAGCGTATTCTGATGCAATCTGTAACCTGCCCCTTCTAAGGAGAAAAACTAATGAATCGTCGTGAATATAATGGTTGGACGAACTATGAAACTTGGCTCGTCAACATGTGGTACGGTGATGTTTTCAACGATATGGCCGAGAACGGCGAGACTGTTGATGCGGAATACATTCAGTCATTCGTTGAAGAGATGCTGGAATCTGACGGCGACCTGCCGCAGTATGGCTTTGCCGCTGATATCATGAACGCGGCCCTGCGCGAGGTTGACTGGGATGATCTGGCTGATCACTATCGCGTGGAAGAAGAGGAAGAGGTTGATGCGTAATCATGTAGCAAAGGCTCTGTGGGCGCCGCGATATAAACAACTTGTAATCAAGAACAAAAAGGTGTATACTCGTAAGGTAAAGCACAAGAGTAAGGAAGATGCGTAAGCACTATCAGACATATGCCGAGATTCCGCCTTTGGTTTCAGATTACATCTTGACTGTTGCGAATCGTAAGCATATAATGAGCATTCCGTTGGACGATATCAACTCGTTCCTTGACGGGCTCCATGAGTATCACAAGACTAAGCAGGAAGAGTATTCAGAAGGATGGGTGGAATGAAAGAGAAGATCACACTAAAGTATCGTGGCTCAGGTTATATCGTACAGGCTCTTGAGAACCGCATTCGTCCGGGTGTCGGTGTTACTCTATCGCCTGGTCAAGTTGAAGACCTGTTGCTTGAAGCAAAGCGCAACCATAACCTCACTGTGAAGATTACTTGATGGCACTAGTCTATACTAAAACATCGTCTGGTCGCAAAAAGCCGTCCAAGAAGACGCTGCGGTTGCGTGAAGAACGTAAGGCATACTTCAAGTCTATTCTCAAGGACTCTACCAAAGAGCGGCCGATCAATATGCCTGAGCCATATCAAGCCAAGAATGCAATACCTCTGTCCAACTCTGTCGGTAATGGCTTCAAGCGGTCTGTTGATGACTACAAGTGGAAGCGCGACCGTGAAGAGTCCGCTGCTACCATCAAAGAGATTGAGAAGAAGAAGGCGCGGGTTGCTCCTGCTTACAATAAGGGTGCTGTCCAATACTTGACTGATGGCACTGATCCTGCTACAATAGGACGTAAGATATAGAAAGGACAGGAAATGAAGTATCGGATCTTTCTCGTTGAATCGGAACGTGGTTGGGGCCAAGATTACTGGCATGAAGATTACGATACTTACAGCGCCGCGAAAGAACGTATTCGTTCTGTTAATGCAAAGAATACTGCTTCACGTGCCCCCGATTGGTATATGCAAGCTGAAGATAGGATTGAGTGTGTAGAATGAACAAGGTAATCGTTTTTGACATTGATGGCACTCTTGCGAACATTGAGCATCGGCGTGCCTTTGTCGCTACGAAGCCAAAGAACTGGAAGGCATTCAATGCCGGTATCGTCAATGATACTCCGCATGAGGACATTGTTGATTTGCTGAATATGTTCAGGAGTCATCCAGATTATCATCGAATCATTCTTTGTTCTGGACGCGGTGAGGAGCATCGTAAGGAAACTGAGGATCAGATGTGGAAGTTTGGTGTGAAGTATGCCCAACTCTACATGCGGCCTGCGAAGGATCATCGACCTGATTACATTGTGAAGGTCGAACTGCTTCAGCAGATCCGCAAGGAACATGGTGAACCCAAGTTCTGGTTCGATGATCGCAAGCAGGTTGTTGATGCAATCCGTGCTGAAGGTGTTCGTGTTCTTCAAGTGGCTCCGGGAGATTTCTGATGACGTTCCTGTTAGTGATCGTCATCATTCTCCAGTGTGTCATTCTTGACAAGTTAGAAAGGCTGATACGCAAATGAAGTACAAGGGCGGAGAGAAGGCTGCATACCCTGATGTACAGGTGATTGTCGAAAGCTTACATAAGATGAATCAAGTTCTTGGTTCAGTGCATATCGATGCAGCAATCCTCAAGTTGATTGAGGCATCATACATGATCAAGGATCTTCGCGCTCTCGTTGAGCGGCAAAAGGAATAGTGAAATGAACTACGAATTTCCAAACATATCACATATAGATGACGTTCTGTGGGCAATCAAGGACTCTCCTGAGTTTATTGTTGCTGAGAAGGAAGGATATACTGTTCTAAACTATGTCGTGGCAACTCACGATACTTTTCCTGCTGGTGATATTCATCGGCGTGAGTGTCGTGGACTAATCTTCGATTCTGAAACTGGAAAGATCACTCGTAGACCTCTTCACAAGTTTCATAACATTGGAGAAAAAGAAGAGACTGCTGTTGAGAACTTAGACTTTTCTAAGTCACACAAGATTTTTGAAAAGTTGGATGGCAGCATGATTGCTCCGTTTGAGATAGGCATAGGTTCTGGTGTTATTCGTTTCGGCACCAAGATGGGCGTCACTGATGTTTCCATGCAGGCCGAAGTGTTTGTTGCCGAGAATCCACGCTACATGGATTTTTCTAAGTGGTGTATCTCTAATGAGATTACTCCTATCTTTGAGTGGGTAAGTAATCAGCAGCGTATTGTTCTTGACTATCCTGAGGATAATCTCATATTGATTGCTGCCCGTCATATGATAACAGGTGAGTATATTCGCCTATAGGAATAAGAATATGGAAAACACTGATTTTTTTGATATGTTGAAGCACCACAACATTCCTGTTGTGAATGCTTACGACATTAATTCATCCAAGCATCCGTCTTACATAGTGGATATCGTTCGTCAAGCGGAAGACTTTGAGGGTGTTGTAATCTGCTGGGAAGATGGTTATCGCGTAAAATGTAAGTCGGATTGGTATGTGCGTATTCACAAGGTCAAGTCTCTGCTTGGGCAGGAGCGTGACGTTACCGCTTTGATCCTCAACAATGAACTGGACGACTTGCTTCCTGTTCTTCCTAAGGAAGACGTTGAGCGAGTGGAAAAGTTCCGTGATAAGTTAGAGGAAAAAATTGAAACGAATGCGAGAATGTGGAGTGTGACTATTCAGCATCTTCGCAACAAGATGGATAGGAAGACATTTGCTATCAACAATGCTCATGCTTGGCATCCATTGATTCGTGGTATGATCTTTTCCTTCTGGGACAAGGAAGTCAACGAACACTTGACTTATCAGGCCATTGTTGCTATGATACTCAAGCATTGTGGTAACAACGGTTCCTACGCAAAGGTCAAGGAAGCGTTTCTAAAGGATGTTGATTATGTCTAACTATCATGAAAACTTCTCTAACTGGGAAGATGTTCAGCGTGAGTTCCAAATGAACGAACAGGAACCTGAGGAAGTATTGTTCGCAATGTATGATACTCCCGACTATGAGGGATATGCAGAGGTTGTTTATCGTAATGGTAACAAGTTCTACTGGGTATCTGGATCTCATTGTTCCTGCTACGGCTTGGAAGATCAATGGGAACCTGAACAGTATGATGCGAACACTTTCTTGAAGGTGTTTGATCGCAATCATCGTTGGACTGTTGGCAGATACTTTGATGAGGCAACTCAACTTCGTATCAGATCGCGTGTCCAAGACTTTGTGGAGAACCCTTACAATGGCGCATAAGCCTACACTCTACATGCTTGTCGGAGTCCCTGGCTCCGGCAAGTCTACTTGGATCGCCGAGAACTTTCCTGATCTGACTGGTTGTTATGTTGCGTCTACGGATCGCTTGATTGAAATCTATGCTATCATGCGTGGCGCAACTTATGATGATATGTTCAAGGACAACATCAAGTATGCTGAGAAGGCAATGCTTACGCATGTCAAGGATGCTGTAATGTATGGATATAACATCATCTGGGATCAGACCAATCTCAATCGCAAGTCTCGCGCACGAAAGCTTGCTGCGGTACCTAACACTTATCGCAAGATTGGTATATTCTTTCCAACTCCTGAAACTGGAGAACTGTATCGTCGGCTTGGTTCTCGTCCTGGCAAGACCATTCCTCCATACATCATTGATGGAATGGTTGAGATGGTTGAACAGCCTAAGATTGTTGAAGGCTTTGATGAGGTTCGTGTTGTCTAGTTGGGGAAGTGAAGTTGAGGTTGAGCGGCGCAATCGCATCCGCTTGACCTTGGCTGCTTATGCTTATGAGTATGATGATAATCCCATCATGTCTGATGCCGAGTTTGATGAACTATCACAAGCTATTCGTCCTGAGATTAAAACTGGACATAAGCAACATGACAAGTTCTTCCGTGAAAAGTTTGATCCAAACACAGGGATGTGGATTCGTCAGCATCCGTTTCTTCGCAAAGTAGAACGCACATATCGTTGGAATCTAAGTAAAGGATATTACAAAAATGAAAACGCTGAGTGAATATAACGCTGAGTGGTCTGAGAAGTATAAGAAACTCGGTCGTCATGAAAAGTGGATTGACATTGCATGTGATCATTGTGGTCATGAACTGGCAGGCGAGAATAGTTTGCTAATGTCTTTTCCTCCACAACAGAACATTTATTGTCCGAGTTGTGGTTGGCAGGGTAGGAGATTTGTATACTAATGAAGTTCGGCATCTTTTCTGATCTACACATGGAGTTTGAACCGTGGTTCTTTGAACCCGATCCTGATGTGTTCTATCTAAATGCGGGTGATACTCATCCGCACTGGATGACTCGTGATTATTTCCATTCTTTGTTCAAAGGTAAAGTCTTTGCAGTGAAGGGAAATCACGATTACTATGGTGATTCATTCTGTGATGCTGATTTGGATTTTCCTGAGTCTATCTGGGTAGAGAAATCCGACGGCAGTGTTCTTAAGATTGCTGGTGCTACTCTTTGGACTGAAATCTCACCTGTTCGTTGGTGGGACTTCAAAGAGTATATGATGGACGCAAAACACATCAAGGGTATGAACTATGATCGGTATATGAAGGCTCATGATAATCACAAGCATTATCTGTTCAATGTAGCTAATGCTGATATCTGGGTGATCCATCACTTGCCGTCTTATCTGTCGGTACATGAGGACTATCGTAGTTCTAATGGCAATGACTTTTTTGCTACCGAACTGTCGCACCAGATTCTTGATATGAAGAATCCGCCGAAGCTTATCGTTCACGGACATACTCACAAGCAGTGTGACTACATGATCGGTGAGACTAGGGTTGTCTGTCATCCGCGCGGATATCCCGGCGAAAACGACTGGTATCGAAACTATGCACCGAAGATTGTGGAGATTGAATAATGCTTGAGGGATTGTTTCTTATACAGAAGCAGGTTATCATCGATGTTCCCAAACTTTTGTCGGAACTAGATAATTCTGCAAAGTATCCCTATGCTGAGTGGTTGATCAACAATCAAGATCGGTATGAAACGCTCAGTCTTGGTGCATGGAGTAAACTGCAACAAGGCCTGAACGTTGAGATGGCCAAGAAGATATTGGAGACATGATGACTATACAAGATATCATTGCTTACTTCCTGCTTCTTCCGATTGGTGGCCTGCTATTGGCCGCCATGCTTCATAACATCTATGAGATGCGGAAGATCAGAGCTGAAAGTAAGATCGCTGCGGCGGAACACAAGAAGAATATGGATGAGCTTAACGAGAGGATCAGAAAGCGTAGAGAACGAGAAAAATTGTGGAGATTGACTAATGATTGATAAGATTCTAAATGTATTTCTATTCGTATTTTTCATCATCTCATTGTTCTATTCCAATGTGTTCAAGTGGAATGGTGATGTTCAGAACGCCACATACTTTCTAATCAACGCTGTACTATTGGCAGTTGTTTATCAGGGAAACAAGAAATGATTACCATCTCATCCTATGAGGAAATGCAATGATGAAACTCGCCTGGATTTGCTATGACTATGTTGAAGATGGTGAAGACTTGCCGGAGCCAGTGATCCTGTTCACTGAGCCGGATCTTTATAGATTTCGGATTATCATTCCTATTGTCTATGCTAAGATCGAAAGTGGAAAGATGGCGCCATGATTACCATCTATACCAAGGACAACTGTTCCTGGTGTGTTCGTTCGAAGGAACTTATGAACCACTTAGGCATGAAGTATGAGGAAAAGAAACTCGGGTTAGACTTCACCCGTGAGGAACTCAAGGCATTGCTTCCAGAGCATTTACCCTTGACAGTCCCTCAGATTTTCGTGTATAATAAGCATATTGGTGGTTACGATGACTTTGTTGAGTATTGTGATAGTCACGGAATAACAGGAGAACATAATGATTAAGTTGAAGCGTACCAGAGAGATTGAGATTGATATTGAGGAAGCACAGAATCTTGTAGCACAGGTTTTGAAGGAAGACTTTGATTTTCTCTCAAAGGAAATCAATGAAATGAAGTATAATTTGGGAACTATGAATGGCATCCAGGTTCAAGACTGGAACAACAGCATGGAAGTGCGTGATGCAATGAAGACACTCATGCGCTACTACATGACACGAAACGACTACAACGAGTTTATGGAACTTCAGAGGATATATGGCAATGTTTGATAAGGCTGAACTGAAAGAAAATCTGTCAAAGTGTGTAGCAGAGGTCAAGTTCACTAAAGCTGATGGTAGTGAACGCAAGATGCTTTGCACACTCATAGACAAGTATCTGCCTGAAGTCAGCCCTAGACCGCTTGAGGAAGCACGAAAGGAAAACAATTCTGTTCTGGCTGTCTGGGATATTGAAAAGGAAGCTTGGCGTTCTTTTCGTCTCGATTCAATAACTAAGATTAACTATATATGAGCAGAGAGTGTATAATGCCACATCCAGCTAAGAATAGACCGCGAACTGGTCGCCGTAAGATTGGATCTAAAAAGCGAAAGAAGGCTGCCAGAAACCGAAAGAGGTAAAACATGAGCAAGAGCAGGGCTGAACGTCGGCATCATCATGAGAGGATGCTAAACAAGGTCAAGAAATTCTTTTGGTATAAGAACTGGTTCTCAGGCGAAGAGCATAAGGATCAGCACTAAAGAAGAATGGCCGAGACGCGAAAGCCCTGCTCTTGCCATATGTGTGGTAATCCACGCAAACATCATAAAGATAAACTGACTATGCAAGAAAAGAGATTTGATGAGTATGAGATTGAGTAATGTCCGCAGATAATGGAGTCTACATCCTACACACGGAAGGTCCTGAATACCGAGTTGCCTATCATCAGGCTATAGATAATATCTATGGGAACTTTTCCGATGCATCATTCCAGTGGCAAGGTGATCCGGAAATGATACTGGAATATTTCGGAAATGCACCCATATTTTCCAGTCTTGAAGAAGCACTTGACAAAGCGGCTGATATAGCGTATGATTATGAATATCTTGAAAATGGAATTTGTGTCATCAACGATTTCCACGATTGGGACTTCAACTCGCTAAAGGAAAACTATGGCAAAGAAGCAGAAAGCAATCCGCGGTAAGTTCGCAGATGAAAAGTATCTCGGACAAGAACCTGACCTTCGCGGCAATGTGTCTAACGCCCAAATTATTCAAGCATATAACTGGTATAACTATTTTTACGACTCAGCGCAAGCAAAGGCCTGGGTCATTGAGTATTTGAAGGAATTTCACAAACATGATAAGGAGTTAATCAAAAATGCCAACAGAATTGCTGATAGTAGCCTTAATAATTGCGGCTGGAACTGCCGTATACTTCTACTTGGAGGCACGCTCCCAGAAGACATTAAGAGAAGAAGCTTTGAAAGAATCACTAGACTTGCAGCTGGAAGTGGCGACACTGAAGCATCAGTTGGGCGTGACTCAGATGGAGTTGGAAGCGGAGAAGGCAGTGAAGAAGTCAAGCCGCAAGAAGACGCCAAGCGCGTAATCTCTATTCAAGAACGTGTAGCTAATCGCGCTAATGATCTGATTGCTGGTATTGAAGAACAGATTGATTTGTTCTATCGTGAAGGCACTCAGTTCAAAGCGTCCGATTGGCTATCACAGCATGATGTAAAGCCTGCTATTGCACAGCGCATTGCAGACTATTACAAGCCTCTGTACTCTGAACTCTTTGATGCTCTGTCTGGTAAGATGCCTGAGTTGCGTGAAGCATATTCTCATTACACCAAACCGAAACTGAAGGCTTATGTTGAGTTTATCAAGTCTATTGTTTCTGCGGCCGAGACCCGTGCTGTAGTTGTCAAGGCTGCTCGGAAGCCTCGCAAGAAGAAGGAAAAGCCGGTCTCTGTTATTGTCTCTAAACTCAAGTTCAAGGAAAAAGATGATACCTACAATGTCGTTTCAATTGATCCGAAGCAGATTGTCGGAGCTAATCAGCTATGGGTATTCAATACCAAATATCGAACTCTGGCTGTTTATAATGCTATGGGCCCTGCTGGGCTTAACGTCAAAGGTAGCACTCTGACTGGATGGGATGAAAAAACATCCATAGTGAAAACTTTGCGTAAGCCGACTGAACAACTGAACAAGTTGAAAGACGGTGGTAAGGTCGTCCTTCGGAAGTTCATGGATGAAATCAAGTGCAAGTCTAAGACTGCTACTGGTCGCATAAATAAAGATGTAGTGCTTGTAAGGATCATTAAATGACAAATGTATTCAAGTTTCCTGAGAACAAGATTGTAAGAGAAGTCCAGCCGTCTGTTGAAGAGATTGAGAAAGTCAAAGAAAAAGGCAAGATCAAATATGCTGATGCTATGATTGCAGAAATCTCTTTGAGTCTATGTGATGAACTTGAGAACTATGGAATAGACCTGAGTGATGATAGTGGTGAAATGTCCAAAGACTTTATATTTCTAACTGACGTTTTGAAAAGTATTGTATACAGAAATATGGGCATTGAACACTCTCTTCACAAGTTCATTGATGAAAACGTGGCTGTCTTTACCAATGAAAAAGAATACCGAGAGTATCTTGAAAAAGCTGAAACTGATAGCGGCGAAAACTAATAAAGGTGTAATGTGGCTGTTTTGATTGACCTGAACCAGGTCCTGATTTCCAATCTGATGCAACAGATAAATTCTAATCCCAAAGTCAAGCTTGATGAAAATCTAATTCGGCACATGGTGTTGAACAGTCTTCGGTCTTATGTCAAGCAATTCAAAGAAAAGTATGGCGACATTATCATTTGCTGTGACAGTAAGAAATACTGGCGCAGGGATGTGTTTCCGTTCTACAAGTCTAATCGCAAGAAGGCTAGAGATGAGTCCGGCTTTGACTGGACGCTGATCTTTGAAACGCTGAACAAGATCCGCGACGAACTCAAAGAGAACTTTCCATATAAGGTGATTGATGTTGAAGGCGCAGAGGCCGATGACGTTATTGGTGTTCTCTCTGCACGACTTTCCTCGTCAGAGGACATTCTGATCCTATCTTCAGATAAGGATTTTGTCCAGCTTCAAAAGTATTCTAACGTCACTCAGTATTCACCTATTCTCAAGCGGTTTGTCAAGGTCGACAATCCACATCTTTATGTCAAGGAACATATCATCAAGGGCGACCGCGGTGACGGCATTCCAAACTTTCTGTCTGCTGACAATGTGTTTGCTCTTGGTGAACGCCAAAAAACGATAAATAGTAAGAAGCTTGAGGAGTGGCTGAAACTGAAGCCTGAAGAGTTTTGTGTAAACGAGAATATGCTTCGTGGATACAAGCGCAATCAGATGCTTGTGGATCTAGACTATATTCCTGATCACATCTCAGCACAAATTGTTGAAGCATACGAAAATGTAAAGCCTGGAACCAGACAAAAGATGTTCAACTACTTCGTTGAGAAGCGTTTGAAGAATCTAATGGAAGTGATTCAGGAGTTTTGAGGAAATAATGACAAAAAATATCCATGAAGTTTTTGAAGAGTTAGAAGCTGCACCACACAAAGAAGCAGCCAAAGCAATTCTATTCTATAATATGACACCAGGAATGCGCGCAGTCCTTCGTGCAAATTTTCATCCTGGTATCAAGTTTGTGATAGACGAAATTCCAGCATACAAAGAAAATGACGCACCCCTTGGTCTTGGTGATACATCCATTCACAAAGAAATCAATCGCATTTATATCTTTGAACAGAACAATCCAAGAGTTGATTCTAATCTAACGTTGAAAAGAAAGAAGCAGATTCTTGTTCAAATTCTAGAGGGACTGGAAGCGAAAGAGGCCAAGATTTTTGCTGATATGCTGATGAAGCGTATCAAGGTTAAGCATTTGACTAAGAAGATGGTTGAGGAAGTATTTCCGGATATCTTTTCATACTGATTGAAGTGCCTTATATCATGATCAAACTAAAAAGGTACGGTCATGTCAAGGAAATCAAAACTAGCAAAGCTGTTAGAGGCAAATGAACAATACGAATACAATACCACGGTTGAGGATTGCCAGAGATGGTTCAACATTCTCAACCGTGAACTTTTTGATAACTCCCTTCCACCTGTTGATGAGATCGATATACGCTGGCGCCGCGGCGCATACGCATACTATGACTACGACGAAAGAAAGCCAGCTGGTATCTGTAAGCTGCTCATGAACAAACGATACAAATCCAAACAATTCTTTGTTGAAGTGCTTGCACATGAAATGGTGCACCACTATCAATACATGAATAACGAAGAGATGGGTCACGGCTCTTCGTTTATGAAATGGCGTGACAAGTTCAATAAGAAAGGTTTGAACCTCGTTAGGGATTATTAGCATGAAGTATAAAAAGAACTATTACGGCACTCATGAAGATTATGATGATGACGAATATGCTGAACTAAGAGCAGGGCAAAAGAGACGCCCGATTCGCAATTGGAAGAAAGCATACTCAGAAAATGAAAATGAGGCTGACACAATAGACGATTTTTATAGTAATCGAAAAAGTTACAGATAACGTAGCGTAAGCTGGTATGCGGTGGATGCATACCAGCTATGCGTTTGATAGTCTTGAATATTCGACTTGCCGACACTATCTTATGTGTATCGCAACAATGGAGACTACCACATGGCTATCGCTTGGAAAGAGAATCAGCACGGCTTTGAAGGCACCCAGACCGACTGGTCGGGCTATGTGCTTGAAAAGATTGTAGATCACAGCTATCGGATCATGTCCGATATTTGGGGTACTGCGGACTGGGCTCTTGTCTGGGACGAAAAGTCTAACGCTCCCAAGCGTTTGCTTGTCAATGTCTATGACATGAATCCCTCGGGCTGGTCGCCGTCTGAAATCGTAGTTGACGCTACGGAAGAGGTCAAGGCCAAGTATCGGGACTTTCAGGTCAAGCGGTTGTACGAACAGCTTCTTGGTAGCGCGGAGATTGCAGCCCGTCAGATTGAGAAGGGCTGTATCGCAAAGGTTGTCAAGGGCAAGAACGGCAAGGGTACTGTCGGGAAGGTTGTTGTCATGATGGATGCAACCTACGGTATGGGCTGGCGCTCTTCCGTAGAGAAGAAGCTGGCGATTGCCACCTCTGACGTTAAGGTCAAGAAGGCCTTACGCTCGGGTAAGGTTGCTGAGGTCTATCAGGATGTCGTGTGGGTTTGGGCTCGTAATGTCGAGCGGGTAGATATCGCTGAAATCAACCAGCATATGCTCTGGCTTGAAGCGGAGAAGCGGGTGGTACGTCCCATCGCGGCCTGAGCCTCCCGCTCCAGCCGCTTCCTACCGCGTCCAAAACGAAGTCAACAAAATCAATCACTTAGCCGAACGACAAATCAATGACTTAGCCCATGCTCTGGCCGCATAGCAGGTATGCAAGGTCCGACGTTGAAATTCCGACGGTCGGACCCCATATCTATAGAGTAACAAGAGAGGTTCCAATGTCCCGTAAGATCAAGCTTCCTGACACGGTTCTCCATCATGAAAATGTGAGTGTTCGTCTGGCTGTGCAGAACCTCATGCGGGCTGTACAAGCCGCTAAGTCTGGTGATGTAGACGACATGGCCACTTTCATCCGTCTGGCTCATATGTTTGAGCAGGACATTCCTTCTGAAATCCGTTTCGCAAAGGGTCGCTAATGGTTAAGGCTAAAGAAAAGAAGACAGTTCCGATTGATGCTCTTATTGAGTATGCTAATGGCTATCTCGCAGCCGACTTTCCAAACGGCGACTCGCCGCAAGCTATCGCTCGGCGCACGGGCTTGATTGATATGCTGGAGCAGGCTCTGGCTACGGCCCAGCGATATCGCGGATACTCTTATCTTGACCAGCGCGGCTTTGTTCACTGCAAGCCTGGTATTAGGTGGGTTGAGGGTCAAGAGCCTAAACACTCTTTCTATGAAACTGATCCCACTCGTCGGAGGTATGCATAATGGCTAAGATAAAGGACTTTCTCATCGGCGTGGAAGAGTTGGTCTGGTCGGCCCTTGAGAAGGGAATGACTGACGAGGAAAATATCTACTCCTACGTGTATATGCACGAACCGCGTGTAGATAGGGATACAGTCAAGAATATGCTTGACAGTATGCTCGGTTCCGAGTATTATATGCAGGTAAATCAGTAACAAACACAGGAAAACACACATGTCTAAGATGGCTGCTCAATTTGTCGCTCTTGAATTCCTTAAGCAGAAGGGTTCTGCTACTCCCGCAGAAATCAATGCCCACGTCGGCAATGGTAACTATGCCGCAAAGTATATCTGCTATCTCAAGCTTTACGGCTATGAGATTGAGACTGTAAAGGACGGTCGTACCGTTACCGAATACAAGTTCATCTCGGACGGCGATTCTGCCACTCGCAATTTCAAGTGGGTGCCGCCTGCTGAACGTGGCAAAGCCAAGACGCCGAAGGCTAAGGCTGTCAAGCAGCCGAAGGCTAAGGCTGTCAAGGTGCGTCAGTCCAAGCAGACTGCGGCGCCTGTCAAGAAGGCCGCGCGGAATGCGCTCAAGGATCGTGCTGACAAGGAAGCGGATGCTCTGCTCCGTGAAATCGGCATGAAGAATGCTGGTGAGTACGCTGGTGGTACCTACTCTGTTGATCCCGACTGGGACAGCATGGACGGTATTGACGTTGCAAACTTCCTCAAGTAAGGAGATATGAATGAATAAGCGATGGCTTTTGGCAGGGTTAGCAGCCCTGCCTTTTATCGGTGTAGCTAATGCTGCACTCAACCGCAACTCTGCTACTTGGCGAGTGCCGCCTGGTATCAAAAAGATCCGTGTTCGGTCATGGAATCCAAATGGTAAGGCCAATCTTGATCGGACACTGAACGTCAAGCCTGGTGAGTTTTTTCGTATTGACGCAATTGAGAACTAGCATGATGAAATACTTCTATGGATTTCTACGGGCTCTCGGATTTGCCACTATAATCTGTTTGATTTTGATTATCGTAGCAGCGCCGTTCTTTCTGATCGGCACGTACCTGTCTCATACAACAATCGGTCTGTATCTCATGTTGGGATGGCTTGTTGTTGTTTTTTCTGCTATCTTCTCTCCACTCTTTGTGAAGGACTAATGAAATGATGAAGCGTATTCTTTCTGCTGTTGGTATTGTTGGTGTTGCTCTCGGTCTCGGTGCATGTACCGATGCTCAGATGGCATCACAGAACTTGTCCAAGGCCGCTGACTATTTTGAAATTCAGCGCCGTATCGTGTTCTATAACGGTATCACCGATTCGTATATGTTGACGATTGAGGGTCTTTGTTCTATTAAAAAAGACAATCAGGACGTTCAGCTTGAAGTGACTTGTAAGACTGGACCGAGCGAGTACAAGAAGCATTTTCTTGGCATCTCGGACAACGTGACATATTTCGTTGAACAGTTGCAGAATGCTAATGTGAGTGCGTACCACTATCGCGTGGTGTTCAAGCCTGCTGCTATTATTCCTGACATTGAGGTGAGGTAATGGGTAAATTTCCTGCTGCATTAGCTGCTCTTGTAATCGTTGGTGGTAGCATTATGATCGGTATAGTTGGTTTCGGATTGGGCAAAGAAGATTTGCGCGGCCGATATCATCTGTGTATTGAACTTGGTGCGCCTCAACAAAACTGCATTGACGAGTTTTTGGGGAAACGCAAATGAACGAACAGTTATACAAAGATACCGATGTGAGAGTCATTGACCAGCGTATTGGTATGGGTATTGGTGGTCTTGATACAGTGCTTCGCCTGTATCATAAGCCCACTGGTATTCTTATTGAAATGCCTCGTATCAACAGAAATCAGTACCAAGATAAGGTACTGGCTTTTGAGATGTTAGAATACGCACTTGCAGGAGTGAAGTAAAGATGATATAATGATTCTACAAAACGCAATAAGGTATTTGGAAAACAATCAATGAACATCTTCCAGATTGACAATGATCCTAAGCAAGCGGCTGAGTGGATGGTGGACAAGCATGTGGTAAAAATGGTACTTGAAACCGCACAGTTATTGTCTACCGCCCATCGGCTGCTTGATGGTGTTCAGTATGTTGATAAGACAAAGACTGGCCGCAATGTCAAGCGTTGGCGTCTGTCTGATGAACGTGAGCAAGTGCTGTATTCAGCCACACATATCAATCATCCTTCCGCTGTGTGGTGTCGTGAGAATCTTCATAACTATAACTGGCTGTATGATCATTTCGTAGCGTTGCTTCACGAATATACATATCGTTATGGTAAGGTGCATAAGTGTGCACCGATGGCATTGACTTTACGTTTCACACCGCAGCGCATACCGCTTGGTAATCTAACGCCAGTAACGCCTGCAATGCCTGATGAATACAAAGTGCCTGGTGATAGTGTAGAATCATATCGCAACTATTATCGTGTGGCCAAAGAAAGAATGCATTCATGGAAGAACAGAGAGGTACCACCGTGGATATGACGCCCGACAAAGATGAAATCATTGCTGCTCTGAACGAAGTCATCCGCGAACAGCAAGATACGATTGAGAGACTTAATCTGTCGATATTGTACCGTGAGATTGAGTATCAGAAACTATCAGAACGATACGCAAAGGAAACACATCATGAATCATGATGAACTACAGAATCTAATTGGTCGTCTTCGCTCGGCGTGTAATGATAAAGATAACTTTCCACGAATGGATTCGGAACTGTGCGTGAACGCCAAGACTGCAAAGGAAGCGGCCGATGAACTAGAAGAGATTCTAAAGCTGCTTGAGAAGCAACAGAAGATCATTCGGCGTATCTATGTTGACCATTTCCCTGATACATACTTTGTGTGTGGTGAAAGTGGCAGCAAAGATCAGAATGGACTGCCTGATCGCATTGAAGTCTGCCCTGCATATGGTGTAGACTGGTCGCAGATTTATGAGCGAACTGATAGACAGATTGGTGGAATGGGATCGTAATGGCTAAATCACAATATCATTTTCATAATCATAACGTCAGGGCCGAAACGCATGTGACTGAGAGAAGGGCACCGACCGATGAGTCTGTGCGTCTTCTCAAGGAGATGGAGTTTGAAGCCAAGCAGAAGATCGTTGAGTCGATCACTGTCAACAACACCACGTTTGAGTGTAGCATTCAGATGAACATTGATCCAATCAATGATAAATCGGTGTATTGGATTGTATATAAGCTGAACGGCAAACAGGGAAAACTTGAAGTTGGTATTCCTAACTACAGAAATTTGACAGACATTGAAAAGGTTATTCATGTTCGTGATGAACTGGCCAAAGACATTGCTGCAAACATGATTGATGACCTACTCAGAACCGAACGCACACGAAATCTGTTTCTGCGCGGATACTGAGATGCACGAACACATTGACAAGGCGGCCGAAGCTGCAATAGATAAGCATGAGAGGCTTCTTCATCTGAAAACGATGGAGTTGCTTCTCGGCTCTATGGTTGCACGACAAGGCGTCAAAGAGACGCGCAAGCTTTTGTTGCAGTATGCAAGGCATCTGAGAGAGTTTCACACATAGGAGATACTAAATAGTAGCATGATATATTCATTTATTGACACAGAAACCGAAGAAGAGTTTGAACTTGAGATGACATATGATCAACTCAAGGCGTTCTTAGAAGCAAATCCACGCTTCAATCAAACATTCAAAATGAATCTTTGTGATCCCGTTCGCATGGGAGTGACAAGACCACCTACTGATTTCTCAAAATATGTTTTAGGTAGAGTGAAAGAAACAAATCCATTAGGTGGTGCAGTAGAGAGAAGATACACAATACCCAAAGAAGTATGAGTATCAAACACAAAAGAAGACGAGTTTCAAAAGGAGATGGTCACGCAGGTGATTCGTCTCCTTTTGCTTTTAAAGGAGCCAAAATGTCTAAGAAACCAAAGAACAAGACTAGACAACCAGAAGCACAAAAGCAGGCTGCTCATTTTGAGTTAAGACACATCAAGCCGCTTACACCAAATCAGGAGAAAGCATTCAATGCGTATCGACAAGGTTACCACCTCATGCTCCACGGTTTTGCTGGAACAGGCAAAACATTCTGTGCCCTCTATCTTGCTCTAAATGAAATCTTGACAGGCAACTCAATATACAATAAAATAATCATTGTGCGTTCAGTTGTACCTTCCAGAGACATGGGATTTCTTCCTGGTTCTATGAAAGAAAAAGCTGCTGTGTATGAAGAACCATACCGCGAGATTTGTGATAGTCTCTTTGGGCGTGGCGATGGATATGATATACTGAAGATGAAAGGTATTGTTCAGTTTACGACAACATCATTCTTGCGTGGTATCACATTCAATAACGCAATCGTGATACTGGATGAAAGTCAGAACTTGTCATTCCAAGAAGCAGACACAGTAATGACTCGTATGGGTGATGAGAGCCGCATCATTGTATGTGGTGACTTCAGACAGACAGACTTGGTAAAGCCACATGAGCGTGAAGGCATCACTCAGCTTATGGCAATCACCAAGCGAATAAATACTTTTCATCATGTAGATTTCCAGAAAGAGGACATTGTGCGTTCTGGTCTGGTCAAGTCATACATCATCCAAAAGGACGCAATGGGGCTATGAAGACATTCAAACAATATCTAGAAGAGCAGTTATGGTCTGCTATCAAACTACCAGACGGTACAATCAAGAGAGGAAAGTTCCCTCATTCATCTCATGAAGAGATCCGCGATAAGCATGGACTTGAGATTACAAAAGATCACAAGATGGGGTTTGTTATGGTCAAGGACGGCAAGAAGACATTCATGGATCGTTCTGAAGCTGCAAAGCATATCGGTCGACAAACTGACAGAGCAGACAGCACACACTTGAAACCACGCGACCAGATCAATCGTGATGATGATCCTTTTGCAGGAAGTTATGCATCGCCCGACCAGATCAAATCAAATGTTTTAGCGATGAGAAAGTTTGGCACAATCCTCAAAGAAGGTAATCCTCTCTCGCGTATGAGAAGTCTTGAAAAAGAAGGTAGACACTTCATTGCCATCTCAACTGAAAGACCAGGCTTGTCAAAGAAAGAAGTCTCGGCAAGAAATCAGAAACTTGTTTCTATGGCAAGAGAAGCTGGCTTTGGTGTTCGTAAGGCTGAAGGACGATACGAAGGTAGCAAAGAATCCTCACATATCATTCATGCTAAAGAACCTGGTCGTGAAGCTGGTGCAGAACTTGTAGCTTTTGGTCGTAAAGCAGGCAAACACTTTGATCAAGATTCTGTCTTGCATCATAATGGTAAAACTGCTAGACTAATAGGTACAAACACAACCGGTTTTCCGGGAATGGATAAGTCAGAAAAAGTTGGTGGTAAACTCAAATACAACAACCCTGAGTCGCCATTTCAAACTGAACTCAGACCTTCAAAGAAAAGATCACCAGCAAGATTTACTACGGAGTGAGTATGAGTTACAGTAAAGAGTGTTTAGATTACATAAAAGAATGTTTAGTCAAAGAAGATCGTAAGCCTATTGGCATGTATGGAACGTGGGCATATTATGCTGCAAAGAAAAAAGAGCACGAGAAAAACAAATGCCAAGATTAGTTCTCATTACAGGTGGATTTGATCCAGTACATTCAGGTCACAT